ACCGAACTTAGTAGCCTCACCCAGGCCTCCGGCAACGCTGGATTTGATGGTCTGGAAGGCCGCTGAGAGGCCTCCGGGGGCCGTGGAGGATATTCCTAGTCCCGAGTTTAGGTATTCACCCTGGAGGGGAGTGAGGCCCGGAGCACCCTGGAAAGCTCCTAGGACAAAGGGTTGCTGGGCGTCCCTGCCGTCCATGAAGTAACCGAACACCCACGAGCCGTCGAGCAGCCCGTGTGTGGAACCAATACCAGACATGCCGGAGGCCGTGGTTGGAAGGACGACGTAGGCCCACGGGAGGTCCTCCGTCGGAACTCCGCCCTGTGCCCTTTCCGGGTGGAATGATATGGCCCTGACTTGGACTCGACCGATCTGCATCGGGTCTGAGGTGTTCTCCACCACTCCGACGAACGGTACGATGTCGTTGTCCCTGAAGTAGGACTCTGGGTTCCTGTTGACGCTCATTGCGTGTTCTCATCCTGTAGTTGGGAGTTCTGGATGGCTATCCCGTAGGCGTCCTTCCAGAGGTCCAGCGTCATCACGTGCTTGTCAGGTGTCAGCACCGAGTCCCTGATCGACCCGACAATGTATCGCCCGTAGAGGAAGTCGTCGTTCTCTCCCTGGTTCAAGACTGACTCGAACTTCGGGACTGCTAGGTGGACGATGTCACCGGCGTCCACCATGGTGTCGCCCGGCACTGTGATGGTCACCGCTACCTGCTCGAACGCGGTGCGCGCAGCCTGGTAGAGCCAGCCGGACTTCTTCACGACGCCGTCCTTCTCCTGGGGGTCCTTGAGCCTGAAGAAGACCTGGGAAGCCTGCGTCCCAGTGAGGCCTGACGCCGGAGTAGAGTAGTTCGCGATGAACTGATCGGTGTTGGTCCTCTTTTTTCCCTGGGAGCTCGTCTGAGGTCCATACTCGATAGACTGGTCGGTGTCGCCGAGGTACAGTTGGCCGTTAGCGATCTCACCGTAGTTCTGGGCGGTGACTGCCTTGTTCACTATGCTGAACTGCACGACCTCGTTCTCCAGCATTCCCATGCGGATCTTCTGGATCGAGTCGAACCTACCGTTGATCTTGAGGGAGACAACCCTACGGATGTCCTTGCCGTTTGGCGTGTCGTCCACGTACTTGTCTGAAGCGTAGACGTACCAAGTCTCGAGCCTTTGGACGTTCGGGTCCGGGCTCGTGTCGAGCTGCTGCTGCGTGACTACACCAGCCGCCAACTGCTTGGCGTTGATCGGGTTGGTGACGAGCTCGTCGAGCATCTTGATCTGCCAGCCGTCGGCCCGCTCGAAGAAAAGGTACCAGTCTGACTTGGTGTTGTCGCCTGAGTAAGCCCTGCGAAGGAGCATGTCGATGGCTTCAAGCGGCCTGTACATCGGGACTACTAGGACCTTCATGGGATCCTTCATGGTGAGGGTGCCCGGCGTCGACGCCTTGGTGGTCCCGAGGTAGTTCGTCTGGATGTCCTTGATGATGTCGTACACTGAGTCGGTGTTCCTGTAGCTCTTGGCCACCACCTTCTGTGAGTTGACGATGAGTTCTGGGCTGCAGAAGTGGAGTCGGTATGAAGATGACATTCCCTTCTCGTCCGGCTCCTCGTCGGAGATCTTCCAGACCCTGAACTGACCCTGCTTCGCCGAGTTGCCTGGCGTAGCGTAGGACAGGTAGAGCGTCTCCTCGCCGATGATCGGGAACCTGGTGATGAGAGCGTGGGCGTCGTAGATCAGCACGGAGCCGTACATCCCTGGCTCGAAGATGCTCGTCGACACTTGGAACTCAGTGAAGATCGCGCGACAGTCGATGTTCTGGCCGGCGTGGTTCTGCAGTGTCATCTGGTCGATCTCGACGACGTGGGCTATGCCCCTGTTGTCTGAAGTAGTGCTAGTTTCTGTCATTGTTGAAGCTGGCCGAGAGCTCGCTGTAAGCACGGTCAGCGTACTTCCTGGAGAGCAACCTTATCGTCTTCCTATCTTCGTTTACGTTGGTCTCCCAGTCGTAGACTGAGACCGCGGTGTCGAACCCGATCCTGTCCTCCGGGGCTAGGTTGTCGCGGGTGTCCTGAGTGATCCACCACAATATCTGTGGGTCCGTGTTCTCGTAGTGGTGAACGGTCGACTGGGCAGCCTCGATAGTACCGTACTTGATCTTGATGTAGGCGGTGAAGTCGTGGTCGGACATCGGCCAGTCGGTGTACGGGTCCACGATGTCGTTGGCTAGGGCGATGAGCCAGAAGTAGGCTGAGTCCCCGTAGTAGTCGAACGCGATGGTGTCCATGCGCTCGTGGTCTCTTATCCTGTAGGGGTAGAACACTCCGTACTTCTCTACTATGTCCTTGGCGACGCCGGCCCTGAGGATGATGTTCCTTGAGAGGTCGCTGTTGTAGGTGATGAGAGGAAACGTCTTGAAGAACTCTGCTGACATGCGCGCTAGTTTCCGTTAGTCGACGCCGCCGACGGTGTCGAGGCGGTGCCGATAGTCTGTGTGAAGTCTTCCCTAGTGAGAGCCTCGACCTCCTTGAGAGTGACTGTGAAGTTAACGATCACCGGCTCGTCAGTCCCCTTGAAGAAAGCTTTAGTTCCCTCGGAGTTCCTCTCGGCGACTGCTGAGGTCACCTGGGCCCTGTAGATCGTGTGGAGGAACGGGGTGTCCTCGGCGAAGAAGCGCACGTAGACCTCGTCCGGAAAGTTGAGGAGAAACGGAGACTTCTTAGTCGGGTGCATGTGGTCCCGGAAGTAGTTGATGATGGACGATATGGTAGCCGACTCGCCGGCGTCCTTGGCGTGCAGTTTCCACTCGAAGTGGTGCTCCCTGAGCGCTACTCCCTTGAAGACTGACGTGATGTGAGGGTTTATCACGGTCCCCTGCGTAACGTCGATGATCGAGGACAGGTCGGACGAGAAGAAGTTAGCCGTCCTGCGCGCCAGGGCCTGAGAGAAGCCTATTCCTGCGTTCTTCAAGCTCTCGCCGTCGAGCCCGCCGCCGGAGATGTAGTCGTTGATCACCTTGTCGGCGGTGTTGAGCGCTCCCCCGAACACGCCGAGCTCCTGGTCGCCGTACATGATGTTGTAGTACTCAGTCAAGTTAGCCGGCAGGGGGAGGACGATGTCGGCCTGGTTGATCTTGGTCGACGGGAGCTTCGGGTTGTTCCTGCTGTACTGTACGAAGGTGAAGATCGTGTAGTAGCGCCCGATCTCTGACGGGTAGCGAAGGGACGCGCCGGTGCCGTTCATCGCCCCACGGGAAGCGTCGATAGTCGTCGTCGGGTTGTCCGTTGTCGTCGCCATGGGTTCTCACTAAATATGCCTGCGAGTTATTTATTGAGGAAACTGGATGGCCTGGCACGGGAAGTTCAACCCACAAAACCCACAGAAGTATGCTGGGGATCCGAAGGGAATCGTGTACAGGTCGTCACTCGAGTTCAAGATGATGCGGCGGTTCGACTCGAGCCCCCACGTAGTCCTGTGGAGCTCGGAGGAGTTCATCGTCCCCTACTACGACCCTGTCAAGAAGAAAGCTAGGCGCTACTTCCCGGACTTCGTGATAAAGTACGTAGGCGCCGACGGCACTGAACAGGTCCAGATGATCGAGGTCAAGCCCTACAAGGAGACGATAAAGCCCTCCCATAAGCCGGGGAAGCAGCGCCGGAGGATCCTCAACGAGGAGCTCACGTGGGCTAACAACCAGGCTAAGTGGGCGGCAGCCGAGGAGTACTGCAGCAGTAAGGGCTGGAAGTTCGTGAAGATCACCGAGAAGGAGATCGGCAGGACTTACTAGTGAACCGTCGTGTTAGTGTTGGCCTTCTCTATGAACTCGATGAACTCTTTGTCGTACAGCTTGCGCCAGTCTCTCCCGAGAGTGATGGCCCTCAGGACCTCATTGTACTTGACCTTACGGTAGGAGTCCACCCACTTCTCCACATCTTCCGACGCCGATGCCGCAGTTAAAATGTCGAGCATTCTTTCTAATTCTTTGTAGGTGGCGCGATTGCACTTTAAGCCCCACATGGCCCACGCGAGGCCGAGAAGGGACACGAATATGATACAGTAACAGACGAGGTCGAAAGCATCGTTGAGAGTCATTCTGCGTAATCCTTGCTGTTCACGGCGTCGGAACACTCTTCCACGAGATTCTTAAGGTCCTGAAGACCGTCGAGGGGAACAGTCCACTCGGCTTCCCCGTACACTACGCGCATAGTACCCCCGTTGACGAGGTCGGGAATCGCCTTACGGTCCACCTCTGGGATCACGATGGTGTCGGGCCCAGCGAACTCGATGGACTCACTAAAAGTGTCGTGTGGAGTCGCGAGGAACGCTACCTTGCTGTGTGGAACGTTGACCGGAAGCTTCCACGCTGGGTTGACGAACACCATCGAGACGCGCTTAGCGTCCGTCGAGAATATCACGAGGACTTTTTCGACGCCGCTGCGAGTTTTTGGCACATAGGCTGCGATGCAGCGGTTAGTCCCGCCGTCGCCAGCCTTCCAACCGTTCACCTCCCAGTCGTGAAGAGCACCGGACTGGTAAAAGGGACCCTGAACGAGCGCAGAAGCGAGAATGATTCCTTTGAGCAGCATCATCAGTTTAATCCTTTCTTGCCAGCGTCTGACAAGAGTTCTTTAACGACGCCGGTGTCTTTTTTGTCAAGGATGTGTTTAGTCTCGTAAATACTGGCCGAGAAGAGTTCTGCCGCCGAGTCAGCAATGCCTTCGGAGTCGTCGCGGTCGTTAAAGTTCTTAGCAGACGTGGCGATGATGGCCGCGACGACGCTGGCAGTAAAGTTGTACGTAGCGTTCCTCTCGTAACCCCTCTTAGGGTCCTGCAGGTACGTGTGGATAGCCCACGTGTAAGCGGCCTGAACGAAGACGGACGCCTTGACCATAGGGTCTTTGCTCTTTACGCTCTTCATGTAGTCGTTAAAGTGATCTTCAAAAGTCATGGCAAACAGGTCCCTACTAAGTTTCTGTTGTTACCTTATACACTATCCTGCAGGGAATGTCAACTATTGAGCTAACCCAGTACAGGTTCCACGGACGGCTCTGATTCCCTAATTACTGTCGGGAAACGCCCTTGACCTGCAAGGGTCGCTTCTGTCCGAACCGTCCGTGAACTAGGTGAGAGGGGCCAGGTTGGTTACTGACTCTAGTTTTCAGGGATGCTTGGGTTATCAACCCAAAACATTGCCCTCTCCGCTGTACCCGATTAACCGGCCTCGGCGACTAGTCTTGCCAATGCGTGTACATACCACGCCGCCCTCTCAAACTTGTTTCACCCTCCGTCGTTCCCATGAACGTTTCATCGTCTATTTCTTCTCTGTGGGTGCGGCACGGGTGAGGGCACGGATTTCTTGAGCTATGTTAGCTTCATTGGAATTGTGTTCCAACGCACCAACCATCGAGTCATCAAAACTAGCGTCTCTTTTGTGCGCGTCAACTTTTTGTACAGCCGCCGCAATCGCCTCATTCCACACCGCATCATTGCCAGAGTGTGCGGCGTCGAGTTCGGACTGGAGTCGGCGGTTCGCTTCGATCAATTCCAAAATCGTGGATGGCCTTGCAGCGAAGATGAAAGCAGCATCTTCTTTGTTAGTTCTAAACCCAGTACCTCCGTCTTTGTGTTCTATCCAGACTTGGAATTTTTCGTCGTAATTCCAATCCTCACCCGGCGTCGCAGCTTTTGCCAGTGCTTCAAGCTTCTCAAGATCAATCATCTGGATCGCTTTCAATTTTAGATTTCAACCATTCGTCTGTGAAATGGAGTTTCATCGGTGACGGCTCGAAGGATTTGAGGGCTAGTTTATGAAGCTTGCGAATTAGCATCACGGCTTCAGGCCCATTTGGGTTTCTATAGCCACCAACCAAGATCGACCCGTCTAAGCGGTTAGTTTCAGTGAGCAGACCTTCTATGGTTTCAACTTCATCCTCAAGTTGCTCTTTCGTCAGTGTGATTTCACTCATAGCTTTATCAATCCGCAAGTTCCTGGTCTTGCCCCGTCACGGCGCGGCCTTGTCCATACTTGATAGTAAGGACCGCCTTCGCCATTAGAGCCAGTAATGAGTTGGCCCTTCTCATCGCTGAAAGTGTGCACCCAGCCTTCCCCTTCGGGCCGTGCAAAGTGAGCATAGTCTGGGCCAGACGTTTGGACGCTCTCGGTTGCAGTTCCCGTCCACCGCCATGCCATGCAGGCCGAGCCAATGCAATAACGCAAGCCGTTAGCGGCTAGGTGTCCACACCCCTCAGGGCCGCAGCAACGTGTTTCCTTAGCTTCTTTCTCTATCATTGTCATTAACCGACGTGGAGGTACGTTCCACCAACCGGGCACGTCTTCTTGACCCAGGTCTGGTGCCTTGACGACGGGTTGAGGCACCAGAGGCTTCCTCCGGACCAGCCGAGGACGACCTGAACGTGGCCTCCTCCGCGACGGTAGTTGAACCTGACGTCCCCGTAATGGACGCTAGTCTTAGCGACCTTGACGAAACTGAGGAACGCCTTCGACGACGCAGTTGATATTTTCTTCCCGTGCTCCCTCAACCACTTAGACACGTTGAGGGCGCAGATGTTGTGCCCTCTGATAAACCCGGAGCCGTCGGTGACGTGCCTCCCGGAACCGTGTCGACGGTGGTGAGCACCGTGGTGGTGGTGCGCACGATAGTGGTGGTGAGTTTTAGCGGATGCCGTTTCGGACGCTGCGAGCACCGTCAGAGCGACGGCGATAGTCAGTACTAACTTCTTCATCAATTGGAACTCCTTTCCCAAACTATATATGTACTACCAAACTAAGATGAAGGTGTCAACTGGCGGCCATAAATAGGTTACGATGGCTGGTTTAAGTTTTGTCACGATCGCTAGAAAAGCGTACGCTTCAGGTAAGACTCCTGGACGTCCTGACGCTAGGACGTGGCTCAGGAACCAAGCCAAGAAGACCGTCTACGTCAACACCAACAAGCTCCTGCAGGACCCCGGAGTCGTGACGACGATGGAACCTGGTAAGATGTACATGTTCGGTTACGACCCTAAGCACAAGGCCACACTCCCCTACTACGACATCTTCCCCCTCATCTTCCCATTCAAGGTTCAGGGCGACCGCGTATGGGGAATCAACCTTCACTACCTTCCTATCCCACAGCGTGCAGCCCTCATGGACGAGTTGTACGCACTCGTCGACAACCGTTTCAAGAACGACAACAAGAAGCTCAGGATCAACTATGAGATCCTGAACGGCGTTGCCAAGTTCAGCGCCTTCCGACCGTGTATCAAGTCTTACTTAGCTGGACACTTCATGTCGAAGTTCCTGTTGATCCCGTACGACCAATGGGACATCGCGATGGCGCTCCCTTTGGCCAGGTTCCAGAAAGCGGCGCAATCATACGTCTGGGACGACTCAATGTCTATCCTAAAAGACGAAACGTGGTAAACTAGATGGCGTTTGACGTATCAGAGTTCTCAGCTAACATCGGCGCCTACGGCGGGCTTCAGAACCCGTCGAAGTTCAGGTGCAGGGCGTTCTCCCCGACAGGGTCGGCGCCGTTCTTCGAGTTCCTGTGCGAGTCGGCCAACGAGCCGGGCCTCACGGTAGCCTCGGCGCTGGTGTTTCCTCTAGGCTACGGCGCTCCGGTCGACGTCCCTCTAGTCCCAGGCTACGGTGAGTTCCAGATCACGTGCTACCTCGACAACGCTGGGAACGTCCAAGGCTTCCTCACCAAGTGGCAGCAGGCCGTAGTGAACTCATACTACGCTCCAGGAGGAGCTACTGCTGGACAAGCCCAAGGTGCGTACCCGTTTCAAGTCTCCTACTCCGCAGACTACTGGGGAACCCTCGAGCTAGACAAGTTCGACCAGTCCGGAAACGTAGTCAGGACTGTACAAGTGTACGGCGCGTGGCCGAAGTCTATCTCGGGCATCGCCCACTCTTGGTCCGGTAAGGACCAAATAGCCACGATACAGGTCACCATGGCCATGAGGTCGTGGACGGCGAGCGACATGAACTCTAACGACGGAGGCGAAGAATGACGGAGAACGAGCGCAGGATGAGGGAGCAGATCGACAGGCTCATGGGCATCGTCGGTAAGGGCCTGAAGATAGACATGAGCAAAGTGCCGACGGCGACGGACCCAAACAATCACTTCTCTACGTGCTGGCTCATAGTAGAGATGGTCAACGACAAGCTAGAAGATTTTAACATGAGGCTTAAAAAGAATGCCACTACCAAAGATTAGTCACCCAACCTTCGACATGACTGTTCCGTCAACCGGAAAGAAAGTTCAGTTTCGCCCGTTCACCGGGAGGGAGCAGAAGATCCTATTGATCGCCAAGGAGTCGGACGACCCGAAGGACGCCTTGAGAGCCGTAGCGCAGATCATCGAGTCGTGCTTCCCCGGAGTGTCCGGGCAGGACGTCCCGATCTTCGACCTCGAGTACATGTTCCTCCAGCTTCGCGCCAAGTCGGTCTCCAACAAGATCGAGCTCAGGATCGAGGACGAGGACGACGGCCAGACTTATGACGCTACTGCCGACCTCGACGCCGTCGAGATAGTTAAGCCCGAAGGATGGGACGACAACGTCGTCAAGATCACAGACTCTATAGGCATGAAGCTCAAGTACCCTACGGTCAGGAGCGTCCTCTCCGGGTCTAAAGACATGGACCAGTGGGACATCCTCGCCTCGTCAGTCGACTCGATCTACGAGGGAGACACTGTGACATCGTCGAAAGAAGTAACCGTCCAGGAACTCAGGGACTGGCTCATGAGCCTTCCGCTGGAAGCGATCGACCCAGTCAAGAGCTTCTTCGACAACAGGCCCAAGGTTAAGATCAACATCTCCTACGTTCGCAAGGACGGAAAAGCGGTGACTCGAGAGGTGTCGAGCATACAAGATTTTTTCGAGTAAGCCTGCTACACACGTCCCTAGCGTCATGGTACAGGCTCACGTTCTTGATGAAGCACAAGCACGGTTGGAACATCGACGAACTCGATGATCTGTACCCGTTCGAGCTCGACGTCTACGCCGCGCTCTTAGCTAAGTGGCTCGAGATGGAAAAGAAAGCTGCTGAAGAAGCAAGGAACAAGTAATGCTGCCTAGGATAGAAAAGAAGAAGGACCCTGACGTCGACGCGAGAGCGCTCGTCGACGCGCTGAGCACGGCGATGGAGCCGGTCGTCAAGGAGATCGGCGACTCGATCAAGACTCTCAGGAAGCAGTCGGACCTGACCGCCAAGGAGTTCAACGACAAGGCGCTAACATACGCCGTTCGCAGGATGGAGGAGGCTATTCGCGAACTCGGTAAGAGGAAGCCCGGCGAAGCTGAGACCTCCGAGCAGCGCGTCATGGACGGCGTCGAGGGGTTCGCTAACAAGCCGAAGACTGAGCAGGTAGATCTTCTCAAGGAGATCCTCAAGAACGACACGTTCACTGGGACTATACTCAAGGAGTTGCTCCAGTCGGTAGACGGGCATCTTCACAAGACGCTGGAGGCGCTAGTCGGGGTCACCATCATAGGCAACCACGACAGGAAGAAAGCAGAGGACAGGCTCGCCACTTTCGAGAAGGACAAGACTACTAAGAAGAAGGCCAGCGCTGCAGCCCTGAGGGCCAGGGGCGGCAAGCGCCCGTCGTCAAGGTTCGCTGCTAAAGCTGAGGGCGCCGGCGCTCACCTGCTGGGAAACCTAGCGTTCGACGTCGGACTCGTTGGACTCCTGACTATGCTCCCGAACACCGTCAAGGACTTCGTCTCCAGGTTCACCAGCGCGTTCACTGTGATTAAGACTCTGCTGAACGACAGCTGGCTCGCCCCGTTGTTCAAGATCCTAGACCGCTTACCAATAATCGGCATGATAACCAGAAAGATCCCCTTCCTCAACGCGTTCTTCTTCGCTTGGGACCACCTGATGGACATAGTCGACTCTTACAACAAGGGGGGAATGTGGGCCGCGGTCGAGACGACACTCAAGGACCTCTACAGCTTCTTCGTCGGCGACCTCGTGAAGTACGCCGGGCAGTTTATGGACTACCTGACCAAGAAGATGTTTGGACCAGGTGTAGCAGACAAGATCTCGTTCTCCGGCTTCGCCGAGGGAATCAGTCAACTGTTCAAGGACCTGATAACCGACAACGTCAAAGCTCTCAAGGACTTGTTCGCTGGAAACTTCTCAGGCTTCGCCGGTGACGTCGGCTCGATGTTCAAGGACTTGATACAGAACACCGTCGACAATTTCAAGAGACTGTTCAAGATGGACCCTAACTTCGACCTCTCCAAGTTCTCCGCAGAGGTCTGGGACTTCGTAAAGACCAAGTTTAGCAACGTCGTCACCAGTCTCGTCGGAGCTATAGAGATAGTTCCAGACGTCGTCGCTGACCTCAAGAAGTCCGTCGTGGACAAGTTCACTAGTTGGAAGGACGCGGCCTCCGGGTTCGTCACGTCCTACCTTGAGACGTGGAAGATGATGTGGGACGACGCTATCAAGTCGCTGGCCGACTCTGCCGAGAACACCAAGATCTGGTTCCAGAACACGTACAACTCGATCCTAGACTCTATCTGGAACAGCATCGTCGACACGATCAAGTCGATCCCAGGGTTGTCGAGGCTCACTGACATGACGAGTTTCGAGAGGCACTCCGCGACAGTCCCGTACGTCGGTCAGAACAAGACGCAGAAGCAGGAGGCTGGTATAGTCCAGCAGACGATGGCGCTTCAGGCTACTACCGCTAGCGGGCCTCACTCTAGGTCGCCGACTATCTTTCAGACGCAAAACAAGAACTCGAGCTCAGTCACCAACTACGTCTCGCCGAGCATTAAGCCCGCTGGAAGCTCCAGCCCCCTGAAAGTCGGACAGACGTTCGCGGGCCGAACCTACTGAGCGTTGCCAGTCGGAGTGCGTCGACCCTTGAAGTCGGCGTGGCTTAAAATTTCTTCTACCAGGTCGCGACACTCGTTCTTAGACCGTGTCAAGTCCTTCTCTAACCGGCTTCTTTCTTCTACGCTTATGCGAAGGACGAAGTAGAGGTGCGCTAGAGACTTTTCGCCACTTTTCATCGAGAAGCTTCCCGAATTGCGGCTATGGCCTCATCCCTGAACTGCTCTGTCATGGAACAGTCTTCTTTAACTTTAGCATTACAGTGGACGCACGAACCAGTGGCTGGGTCCTTGCTAGACGCAGTCCAGCAGATGGCTCTAGCTACTCGGTCGACCTTCTTCTCGTTCACCTCTTAGGCTCAGAGTCGTCCTTCTTCGTAGCCTCGTTGATCGCCTTCCTGGCGACCTCGGCCGCGTCGGTGACGGCTCCTGTTGTAGTTTTCCAGGCGCTCGCGGCGTGGTCTTGGACAGACTTGATGGTGTCCTTGTTGTCCTCGATGCTCTTGTCCACGAACTCGGCGCCCGTCTTAACGGCGTCGCCGACTGCGTCTGTGGCAGACTTGACTGCTTCGGTGGCGGTCTTCACCATGTCACTGAGTTTCATTTTTTTCTCTCCTAAGATTGATACTGCTCGTTCTACGGCCTCGTTAGTGAGGCCGAATCTTTCATCGGTCTTGACGAAGTTGGGCTTCTGGTATGGAAGCATCCACTCGTTGTCGTCCAGGATCACGTACTTATCAACTTCCGGGTGGCGTGTCAACCACTCAGCGATCTCTTCACCTCTAGGAACCGCAATCATCAATCCAGAACGGGCAGACGTCATGTCCTCAGTCCTCCAGTCGTCGTGAAAGGACCAGTGTATGTCCTGACGACAGAACTCCATGTGATGGTCGTTCGTGTGTGGGTTGAACTCGCCATCGTCGGCGTGCTTCGAGTAGTCGATCCTCCAGGTAGAGCTCACGACGACCTTAGCGCCAGTACGCTCGACTAGTCGATGAAGGTTGTCACAGAGCCCCTTGTTCATGACGACGGTTCCTCTTCCAGGAACGAAGTCGATCGTCCTGTTGAGCACGCCGTCGACGTCTAGGAATATGATCTTAGTCATTCATCGATCGCGCCCGTCTTTTTCATTTCTTCAAACATTCGCTTGCCATGTTCTACCAGCACGTTAAACACTGTAGAGTCGAGAGCGACGATCTTGTTCCTGTGATCGTTGACGGCCAGCCAGAGCTGCCAGCCGTCGTGACTAAGGTACACTCCGTCCCCCAAGTACACGTCATTCATATCAGTCTTCCTTGAGTAGTGTCCACGAACTCCATGATCTTCACGCACTCGGGACCGATACCGCGCTGGATGGAGACCGGGTCGGTCAGCGGCCGGCCGCAGCGACCGCAACAGCCTTCGTGCCATACTTCGGTCTGGGGAGGCATCTTCGCTACTCCATCGCGGTTGTGCCCGTTCAGGTGTCCCCATAAGAAGTTGAAAGCTATCCATGACTTTGCCGTAGCTGGGATCTTCGACTTCGTAGTCTGCGACAGGTGATCGCCCTTGATCATTCCAGCGTACGTGTAGCCGTGCTCGGCTTGAGCGTCGGAGAATACTGACACGAAGAACACGTTGCCGTCTCTGGCTTTCTTGATCTTGTAGGTGATGCGGTCGGCAGTCTTGAGGGAGACGACAGTGAGCTTCGCTTTACCAGCCAGCATGAACTTTTTGGCCTGGATGTGGTCACTGATTACGTGGTGGTGCTTAGTCATGATTCTAATTCCTCCAAATGATAGTGTAGATCTACCACAACTGGAGGTTAATGTCAAACAGAAAAAATAGAGGGATCACGGGCTTCCTGTGCTAGTCGCGAATAGCGCAAGACTTACCCGTGATCGTTCGGCGTCGTTCAATCTCCCCGATATTTTTACAGCCTTAACCCTCGGGGTTAGCGGGGTTTAGGAACGGTTGTTCTTCATCCTCTTGAAGAAGTCGATCTCCTCGGAGTCGAGGTTCGAGTCGCTCGCTGGGACCTCATCGCTGGGAGCCGGTTCGGACTCTACTTCGCGATGACGGGTTTCACGTTCCGTCGAGTTGTCGTCTCGGCCTGAGTCTTGACTGACCATAGGTCTGGACGGAGAGCCGGTCACAGTCAGCCCGAGCGCGCGGTTCAAACGCTTCTTCAAGTCGTCGTAACTCTTGAACTGCTCAGGAGCGATGAGCGGGAGTAGAGGGTATTGTTGGTGCCACACCTTCTCGATCATAGCGTCGTCTCCGAGCGGGCTCGGGGGTTCAAACTCAGAGCGGGAATAGTCCGGCCAGCCGCCGTCGCCAGCTTTGATCTGGAGGACGAAGTTTGCGCCGTTCCAGAAGTCTGAGACTTCTACTTTCTTCTGGATCGGGATTGTCGGGAACATCTTGTCATTGATCTTCTCGAAGATCTTCTTTCCGTACTTGTAGAGGAAGACTTTTCCGTTGTTCTCAGGGTGTGCTGGATCGTCGATAACCAGGATGTTGCTGATGAACTCAGTCTTGCGCTTCTGTTTCCTCGCCTGCTCCTTCAGCTCGTCTGAGCCGGCGTTCCACAGTGTGGAGTTGTACTCGCCGCACGGGTCAGTCTCTCCTGGGAGTGTCGTGCGCGAGTTCTCAATGTACCAACCACCCTTTCCCTGAAAGGCGTGCTTGTACATCTTAACGTAGTTGGTGTCCTCAGTGCTCTTGCCGTCCGCCGCGATAGCTGCTGGTAGGAAGCGGATGATAGCGTAACCGTTTCCTGCCTTGTCTCGCGTGTCAAGCGCGTTCCAGAATCGCTCGTCAGCGGCTTTTGAACCGCCTGACATCTCTTCTTTGAACTTTGCTCTGAGTTTTTCTGAAAGGTTTGCCGAGTTAGCTTTGAAGTCGGCTAGTGATGGTCGTGTAGAACTGTTCATGTCCATGAACTCCTTTGTGCTATGTTGAGGGCAACGACGGCTCGATGGCCAACGCCCGGTAGTGCTAGAGTTGTCTCCTTTAGGGTGACTTTCTATTTATATTACGCCGCGCAGCAGATTGAAACTGCGCGAACAGAAATTAGGCGTAGACTTCGCGTAATATCTTGATCATCGTCGTCGAGTTGATCTTGCTCGAGATGAAGGGCGAGTACTTCTGGACGCGCCTGATGACGAGCGCTACGGCTGGGTCAGCCCGGTGAAGGCCCTGCAGATTCATCCAGTCTCGGGTGAATCCCATCTTAGAGTCGAGTAGCGCCACCGTTTCTAGTGAGATGTTGCCGGAGCGAAGGGCGGTGAGGAGAGCCGGTTGATCGCCCTGCAGGTTATCGACGAACCCCTCTCCTGGGAGCTTCTTAAGGTCCTTCTTGAACTCGTACGAGAAGGCCTCGATGAACCTGACGGTCTCAGTGTAGTTATCCTTGGCTGCGTCTCCCTGAAGAAGATCACCGATCCACGCCCCGTGGTCGCGGGCTATGCTCGACGCTAGGAACATCGTCGGGTCGTCCATCTTGGCTAGCTTTTCGAACCTAAAGCGATCCCTACGATTCTCGAAGCTCGGCTGGTGGGCGGCAACCTTTCCGGAGTACTTGAAGTAGTCGTAGCCGTCGCGGGTGAAGTGCGTCTTGACCGCTAAGTACGTCTTGAAGGCGTCGAACGGGGTCACTGAGTAAAGTGAACCGCGTAGTCGTAGAGGGGTTTCAGTGTAACGCCGAGGTCTACACCCTTGGACAGCGCGTAGTAGTATACTCCAAAGCCGGCCAGCGCGACGATGAGGACGTTCTTAATCATGATGTACCTTTCTTCTATGCAAACTTTAGTTTGTTAGGAGAAGGGCGGACGAGCTTTAGCACCTCGGCCTCCTCCTGAATCTTAACCTTGAGGACTGAGCTCTGCTTGACGAAAGAGGCCACCGTCTCCATCTCGACGTTGGCCTCGGCTTGGTAGAGTTGAACCGCTTCCATGTAGGTGCAGCTCTTCTGCAGGACTATGGACTCGATGATGAAGTGAAAGTCTTTAGCGTCTATGATCAAGCGCAGTCCTTTTGTTGAATTAGTGTCCGGCCTTCTGTTGCAAGGTCGCCGGACTAACCCCGAGAACTTAGGCCGCGAGGGCCGCGTTGCTCATGTCAACGTTGTCGTTGGCAATTATGGTTTTGATCAATTACGGAATCACCCGACTAGTCTCCGAAACCTCTCTCTGCGCCAGTCGATCCTGTTTCGGGCCCATCAGAGATACACCGAGCTTTCGGGCAATTAACCCCTAAAGTTTCCACCAACCTCTTTCGCCCTCCCGTGCACAGGTGGAACGACCCAGTCAGCCTATCGGTAAGACCGATCCAAGCGTTTGCTCGGTCGGGTGTATCTTTGGTGGACCCGCCGAGGTACTGCCCCTCGGGTCCTGTACGCGATCGTTGTAACATCAACGACCAGTAATCCGTATTTATTACAGCGTGACTAGGCTGTCAACCGTCGGTGCTCTTTTTTTCAGGCTCCGGCGCAACTTCTTTCTTCTGTTTCTTCACCGGCGGGGCTTCGTTGGTGACTCTGCTCGCCTCGATCTTAGCGAGGAAGGCGGCAGCTTCGTTGACCTTCGCGAGGATGGCCCTGGCTTCTTTCTCGTTGAGGAGCGTCCCGTCAGCGAACGCTGAGACCAGGCGTGTGTTGACCTCCTTCTCGTCGTAGAGGCCGATGATGTTCTTGTACTCGATCCTGATCCTGTCGCCGTTCAGCATCCCGTGCTCGTCAGTGAAGACGAGGTCGTTGGCGATGATGCAGGTCATCGACCCGTCCGCGTCCTTCTCTTTGACGATGACCCACGGGCGCTCGGTCTTGTGCCTGGTCGTAGTGATCCCGATCTTGACGTAGTCACCCTCTACCACTTTTTTGCGGTCCTCGAGTGAAGGCTGAGACCACGTCTCGGGATGGTCCTTAGCCATCTGGTCGCCGTCGATGAGCCCGTAAGCGTTAGTGAGTCCTCTTGAGTTTACTTTACTGACCATCTTACTTAGCCTCCACTGGAACTGCGCTGTCGACGCGGTCAGCGAAGAACGTTCGCCAATCGTTCTTCTTGATGTCGAACGCGACGATCATGTCTGAGTTGCTGTGCCCGTCAAGGACTAACGCAGCGGCTAACGAAGCGTGGAAGTTCTTCGGGATGTTGGCCTCGCGGAGGGTGAACTTACCCTTACGCGCCTTGCCGCTCAGCTTAGTGAAGGAGACCTTCACCGGACCGGCTCTCAGCGCGGTCCTCAGTTCTTCTGGTGTATACTTCATTCTTCTACTCCTTTAATTTTCAATGAAATCATCAAACTTGCGAAACTTTAACCTGCTCGGATGGTGAATGCGTCCAACTGCTTTGGCCAATATGTGTTGGGTGCGCGTGTCCGAAACATCTCCACCATTAGCCGCCAACCCCTTCCCCGCTTCTCGATGGGTCTTGCCATTCATTACAACCTCATTCAGTACTCGCTGTTCTTTTTCAGGAAGCCTTGAGATCAATTGTTTAAGCGCTGCAACATCAATCTGAAGATTAGCCGGGGCACTGATATTCCGAAGCTCATCCGCATTCATTGTTAATTCAACGGATGTTTTATTTGAACGTAAGTGTTTGATATGACTTGGCCAAAGTTCTTCGGGTTCACAATGAAGGGCCGACGAAACGTTATATGCGTGTTCTGTCCATTCTCCATTGCGTAATGGCGAACGTTTGAATGAAACAAGAGTGCCAAGATAGGATTGCTCTATCATTGCGCGTTTGGAAAGTTCTTTTAATGTCTGAATGCCAGCCTTTTTCATAGCCTGTAGAATGCGGTTATTCTTGACCGTAATCTTGACCGCAAAATCTTTTGGTTGATCTGTCATGCCTTAACTCCATGTGGTCTATGCCCGAGGTAGCCGCCAGCATCTATCCAGTGTTCTACATTCTCCTTGGAACCAGTGGCGAGCATCGGGAGCGCGTACGTCAGGTAGGCCCACTCCCTGAGCAGGCGATAGTTGGTTGCGTCGGCGCGGCACACTACGTCAGCGAACGGGTCGTTACTGAGAACACCGATCATAAAGTCTCCGGGACGATTGCCGCACATTACGTAGCCGGCGACTCCTGGGTACATGTAACTCGGGAGGGATAACATACACTCCCACACTTCCGGAAGCTTTTTCTTCAGCGCCTCGATCATCTCGATAGCCTTCACGTCGGTCTCTGCTTGCATCACTTGAACCTCATTGACTGCGCGCCTCGCTTGAACACCTTCTCCGTCCACACCGCACCAGCGGTGAAGACCTTTCCCCCGCTATTACGGACGGTGTACGGCTTAGACTGGCGTGGGTTGTAATCGTAAAGGTGAACGGCATCAGGCCCGACGCACCTGTTAAGGTCGAGGTCCTTCTCGGAGGCTACCTTGAGGAGAGCCTCAGAGTTGAGGTCCTCATCGAAGCCGATCTGGACGTCGACTGACACTCCGCGCGGAACGAAACTGAAGTTACGCACCTTGAAGGAGTTCTCCGGGAACTCCTTTTTCAGGAGTTCCTCCAACCTCTTTCTTAACTCGGTGAATCCTCTCATCACATGTTCCCAATGAGATTAGCCATGCTCTGGGTGTCGGCGAACCTGTTGACGAGACCGACACTTTTCCAACGAGCGCCGACGTCGGCGTCGGTGCAAATGAACTCTTTTAAACCCTTCTTGATGATCCAGCACTTCTTTGGCCTTTTGTAGTTGTAACCGACGAGGGTGTAACCGTCGTTAGATGGCTTGTCAGCATTCTCGATCTTGTACTGTTTGACCATGAGAGGGAGGTTCTTGGCGTAAGGATTTATTGTCACTGTCTTGCCCGAGGTGTCTGTGGCCTTTACTCGAGCCTCTATCTTGGCCTCGAAGGAGTCGGACTGGAACCGAATGTTCCCTAAGAGAATCTGCAAGTCAGGGTGAACGATGGCGAGAGCTGCGTTGATCTTCGGGCGGAGCTCTTCGAGTGTTTTCTTGTCAATGATAAGGGTCATGGAATCCTCCAAAAATAGTCTTGATTGACTATGTCAACAGTCTACACTATAAAAAGGTCGATGTCAACCGTTAAAAAAACACCCCGGACGCGAGTCTGGGGTGCTAAGTTTAGTACGGCCCGAGGGAGGCCGGTAACCGTACGTTCTCTATATACGACAGCGAGCATCGTGTGTCAACCGCTCATTTTTGCATCGTAGCGCAGTTTACTTCTTCGGTCGTTTTGTTTAGATAGACCAATGCTGCGATCAGGTAAGAAGAGAAAACCGGCCAAGAAAGCGGCCTCAGAGATATACAGGTCGAACTACGCGGCGTACGGCGACGAGCCGGCCTACCAGCCAGGAGAAGTTCTCACTAAGCTCAAGAAGTGGGGGTCGTTCAACTGGTACGCGTACATGGCTACCGTCGAAGATGCTAGAGAATACGTCACCTCCTACGTCAAGAGGACTGGGATGAAGGTGAACTTCTCCGAAGTCTCCGACCGGCAGGTTCCCATGACTGCGGCGTGGCTCTGCAGGATCGACGAGCTCGGCGCCATCATCGGCCCAGACTCTCACAAGTTCATAGCGTCAGCTATTGACGGTGCAGTGAAGAGCACCGCTAAGAACACTCTGGAGAACGAGAGGTTCACCAAGAAGACGCCGAAGGTCGAGCAGGTTCTCGACCTCTTTATCTCTAACCTCGAGGAAGTCATCGACTCCGAGACGCTCGGGATGAAACACCCAAAATCAACTCCGACGAGAACGCCTTCGAACTGGAACTATAACGTCTACGAAGCGCTCAAGCTCCAGAACTTTCCGACTTCGGCCGCGTCCTCGATCTCGAAACACTACGAGCGCCTCACTCAAGAGTTGAGGCTCGCCGTCGCTGGGTCCAACGCTCAACTGAACGAAGGCTACAGCACCTACAAGAAAGCTGAGCTCCGCGCTTGGCTCGACTGGATGGAGAAGCTCGCGGCCGACTGCGAGGCCTACTCCAAGAACACGAAGAAGCTCAGGGCGCCGACCAAGAAGAAGTCTGCACCGTCCGCCGAGAAGAAGCTCAAGAACTTCTCTTACCTGAAGGAGAGCCTCGAGTACAAGATCGCGTCGGTGGACCCGGCCAAGATCATCGGGGCCAAGGAGGCGTACCTGTTCAACGTCAAGTACAAGACGGTCACCGTGCTCGCCGGCGACTCACTCGACGTGAAGGGAAAGTCGATAGTGGGCTACGACGAGGCGAGGAGCTACACCAAGAGCGCTGGCAGGAAAGCCGCCGAAGTCGCCCCGTTGCTGGGACTCGGCGGTAAGGTGTCACCTAAACCCGCGCTGGAGAAGCTGACTGGACAGTCCAGGAAAGCATCGGGCAGGGTCGATGAGAACACCGTTATTCTGAAGCTGGTAACTTAGCGTACAACCATTTCTTGTCGAGTGGAATCTGTCCTCTGAGCACCGCGACTGCTCGATCTCTAGCTTCTTTTCCTACGCCGACACTGTTGTCAAAACCGTAAGGGCGAAAGAGATCGTAAGCCTCATCCTTAGTAAGTCCCAGGGTTTCCATTCCGAAATTAAAGAAATTGCCTTTGGAGACATCGCCGTAAGCGATAGCACACCACCCGGCAACGCATGCAGCAGTGTTACAATCGTTACTAACAGCAACACTAGATGCACAGTACCATTTTGGTATATTCGTCCATGCGCTCATGTCAAACTTACCTGCACAGGTCTCGATGTAGGTCGCCAGGTCGCACATCTTCTTAGTGTCCATGTTTAGTCTCCGTTGTTATTCTGAAGCTGGTAGCTTAGCGCTGAGCCAGTTCTCGTCGAGTGGAATCTGTCCTCTGAGCACCATCACTGCACGGTCACGAGCTTCTTTTCCTAAACCGATACTCGTCTTATATCCGTCGGGGGTAAAGAGGGCGAAAGCTTCTTCCTCAGTAAGTCCCAGGGTGATCCTTCCAAACGAAAAGAACTCGAACACGCCTAATTGTTTGCCGTGAGCGAGAGCGCACCACCCGGCGACGCAGGCAGCGGTGTTGCAGTCGTTACCAACAGCCTCAATAGATTCAAGGTTGGCATCTTTGTGACTTATCCAATTGCTCATGTCAAACTTACCGGCGCGGGTCTCGATATAGGTAGCAAGGTCGCACATCTTCTTAGTGTCCATGTTTAGTCTCCGTTGAAATTAGAAAAGATCACAACCAGCTCCAGGTGCCTAATATGACGTGGAGGACGAACAACCCGAATCCTATTCCGGTGATCAACCCAATTACGAAACCCCAAGTGAACTTTCTCATGATCTAATCCTTATAAGCGTCCCTGACTTCGTTTCCCGCCATCAATACTAAGAACGGGCGGAGCTGGGTCTCGACCACAATGGTCGCCCCCTGATACGCGAGAACCTCGCTGAGCCTGCGATAGGCCATCGGAGACTCGTCGACGTCTCCTCCTACGAGGTGAACGCCCTTAGCGTGCATCCACTCGTCCATCTGCTCGCGGGTGATCTTCGGCTCGCGCTTCCACTCGCCAGTGTTCTTGTCCTTCTTGCCCTTGGCCTCCATTCGACCCATGACTCGGCCAGAGCCGTGAACGGTGGAGTAGAGGGCTTCCTTGGACTCGGGCGTATCAACACCGTGGATGATCACGGCGTTGTCGCCCATAGAACCACCCACAAAGCCGCGCTGACCAGGCCACGCCGGCGTAGCGCCCTTGCGGACAACCCAGTACTTCTCTCCACCGTGCTCCTCGAGCCAGGCGAAATTGTGGTGATTGTGAACAGTGTCGAGGACGGACGCCCCGAGGATCTTGCAGACGTTGGACACGACCCACTCGCGACCAGCGTAGGCGTAGCGACCCGCGAGGTGCATGGCCGCGAGATAGCGGACCCCGATCTCGGAATCAGCGTCTACGATGGTCGGAGTAGCGTCGACTCCGTCGACACCTCCGGCGAGGTTGAGGTACTTGGTGGCGGACTTGTGTCCGAGGCCTCTCGACCCGAAGTGTACGCCGACCCAGACATAGCCGTCATCGCCCTCGAAGAGGTCGATGTAGTGGTTGCCGGAGCCGACGGTTCCGAGCTGCCCGTAGGCGAGACGCTTGAGGTCCTCAACGTCCGCGGCCTTCCATGCTTCCTCGTCGTCGAAGAGGGCAACGTCCTTGATGTCATTGCGAGAGACGGAGTAGTTGCCGCCCATCCCGAAGTCGATCTTCTTATGAATCTTGCGGGCGATCTCCGGGATGTCCCCGATGTCCGAGAACTTGCGGGAGGTCTTGACCGCCATGTTCCCACAGGCGATGTCGAAGCCTACACCCGAGATCGAGATCTGATCTTTGTATGCCACGACCCCGCCGACCGGGTGCGAGCAATAACCCTGGTGTCCGTCCGCGCAGATAACGCCCTGCTTGACGTTGCCTACGGCGAGACAGTTCCACATCTGCTTGATGGTGTTGTCCTGGTGGTCACCGAATATCTTAAGCATTTAACTTCTTCTTTTCTTCCCATTGAACTAGAGGGATCCTGTCTATAGGTATTGTTTTGATCTCTCCGAGCATACCGTAGTCGATTGATGAACCAGTTCCGGGAATCAAACCGAGAAACTTCATGGCAGAGAAAACCTTCTTCCCGTCCTTGTTAGCAGCGTACTTGTGGATCTCTGTTATAGCTTGATGCGTGTTCAGATCATCGTTAAGTGCGTTGATAACCTCGTCCGGAGTCGAGATGTCGATAGAAAGCTCAGCTATCGAAAGCCACCTGCGCAGCGTCTTGGCACACTGGTTGAGCTCCGCGACAGTGAAGTCCTTTGGCTTTCGATAGTGGGTCTGAAGCATGGCGAGGCGGATCGCCATCCCGCGCATGTCCGTCTCTTCAAAAACGTAAAGGTTCTTGTGCATCACTTCTTTCCGTAGTCCTGGACGTACGCTTTAGCCTCGTCCTTTGTCATAACCTTGCCTTCCCAGTCCTGCCAGATCTCTCCGGTGAACTGGTCGATGCACTCGCAGAGGATGTCCTTCTGTTCCTGGGTGTCTTGCTGAGCCATAGCGCTCTCAGAGGCGCCGAGATCAATGTACTTCTGGATGAAAGTCTGACTCACAGGAGTCAGATCGCTCCAACCCTTGATCGTGCCCCACTTCAATCTTAACTTCTCTGCCATGTAGTCCTCCTGGTTCAGGAGGTCAGTTAAACTATTCTTTAACGGATGTCAACTTATCATGCACTTCTGCAGTCAGCTCGGCCACTTTCTCCGTCAGGGTCTTGACTGTGTTGGTCAGATCGGTGTTCTGCTTCATGAGGTCGATCAGCAGCTTCATCTCAGTGGAGTTCGTCGCCGCGAGCTCCTCGCGGTGCTGCGCGTCAGCCATCGCGCCCGCCTTGTCCCTGTCAGCTTGCCTCGTCTGGGCAAGGAGGATGAGGGGCGCTGCGTAGGCGGCCTGGAGCGAGAACGCGAGGTTCAGGAAGATGAACGGGTAGACGTCGAACGTGACCCACCCCAACGCGTTGACCACTATCCACGCGGCGACTACCGCCGTCTGGATGACTATGAACTTGGGAGTCCCGAAGAACCTAGCGAAGGACTCTGCCTGCTTTCCGAACCAACCGTCGCCGAAGGGTGAGTTAAGGTGTACGTGAGGAAGGTGAAAGCGAAAGAAGTGGCCTGTGCTCATTTCTTTTTCTCAAGCTTCTCGAGCTGCTTGGCTCGCTTTGCGATCTCTTTCTTACCCTGGTGAGGTGTGTACTTGTTTGGTTTGCTCATCTTGTTTCTCCATGATTAACTTTTAGATCTTGAACTATCCACCTGCCGCAGAAAGCCGTCATAACGTTTCGGAGTAAGTTCCAGTGCCCCCTCTGGGTATATCTGTACGCTGCCGACCTCTTTTTCGGACTCGACGCAGTAGCCAAAGTGCGTCAGGCTCGAACTGTAAAAGCCAACGATTCTTCCCGTCCAAGAAGATCCTTTAATCTTGTTGACTCGCTGGCCGAGCCGGAACTTTCCGTTGTGCACGATCTCGCTCACTGATTCTGATTCTCCATGAAGTCGACGAACCCGAGGAACTCCTTCCACAGGAACTCCTCTCGTTCTGCGCTGAACATGTAGTCGGCGTGCTTCTTGGCCACAGTCCAATAGGACTCGTACCGCGAGGTCGTCACCATGTCCATCATCTCCATCAGGGAGCTCGCGAAAGCTACGCCGTAGGCGGTGTTGTCGATCGAGTGCTGTGAGGAGAAGCCGTGGGAGCCCATCATCTCTAAGAACCCCGAGTGCCTGGGCGTTAGGACTAGGCAGCCGGCGCTCATCGCCGTCGCCACCTCAGCGTTGAAGGACTCGAACGACATGGCCGGGTGGGCGAAGACGTTGGCGCTCTTCATCTCTGCTATGAGCTCTTCTCGAGAGGGAGAGACCCGCACCTTCGTAGTGTTCTTGTCGACTAGGTTCATGGCGATAGGGCCGGGGTCGGACGAGCAGCAGGCGACCAATGAGAATTTATTCCCGTACTTGATGGCGATCCCGTTGACGATCGAGAGGAGCATAGTTAGCGTACCGTCGTTCGGGTCTCCGGCCCAGATTAGCCTCGGCCTGTCCGAGGGCTTGACGTCAACTTCGATCCTCTGGACAGAGGGTGAAATGATCGACCTGTACTTGGCCTGAACGTAGTACAGGTGCCGCTGTTGCCATGAGGTCGTGGTTACCATTGAGAAGACTGACCCACCGAACTTTTCAGTGTTCCAGCGGCGGTCGATGGCCCACACCGTTCCCTTGGCCGCGGCTTCGTACTCTGTAGTTATGTCGGTGCTCTGTATCTTCATGATTAACCTAAAAAAGTTTAGTTGGAGCTAGGAGGCGCGCCCTCTTTAGAAGGCAATCCTATAGCTTTAACCTGCGGTATGTTTAACACACAAGCCTCGTTGGTGTCAACCGTCTTGAACAAGACTTTTGCGTCACTGTCTGTCAAGAACACTATGACGGTGATTCCGTTCTGGCTGGAGACCAGGAGAGGTACCCATCCTAGGTCCTTGTACGTCTGGTCGGTAAAGTTCGGGTAGCAAGTGACTGGGGTTTTAAGGAGCTTCATCTTCGGGGCAGGTCCTGGAACCTTAGGGATGAGCCCGTCAGCTAGGGCGAAGGGTGACGCGCACAGCGAGAGGACGAGGAAGGCGACGAGTCGTTTCATTGTTGTTCTACTCCAGCGAGAAAAAGATCTCTTGCATCTGCTAGCTTATCTATCATGTCGTCGGTCCTCTCGCGGACGTGAATCGTGGGTGTCTCGTCGTCGACGTTGGCCATCACTATCACCAGCAGGTCGTGAAGGTGACCGGTCCGCTCGTGGATCATGACAGAGTAGCCGGCGGTCTGCGTGAAGTAGTCGTCGATCTCCTCGATCGCCTTGGGGTAGGAGCTCGTCTTGAAGTCAACTATCGCCTTCCTGCCCTTCCAAACAGCCGGAAGGTCGCACGTCCCTGCTAGCATGAGCTCGTCGGAGTACAGCATGGTCTCGGACCCGTTCACGACGTCTAGTCCCTCTAGGGCTTTTACTCCGGCCCTGAAGTAGTCGAGCTCGCGCCTAGTGTCGAGCCTCTCCGGGACTTCCCTTCCTAGGACGTAGTCCTCCATCATCAGGTGAAGGTGGTTACCGCGCTTGAGTCCCCAGCCGGAGTAGTACTTAGCCTGCTCCTCGCCGACCGCTCTCCTCCAAGTGGCGAGTTCCGGCTTCCAGCCAGAACCGAGCACCGTCGTGATCGACGGGTAGAGAGCCCCGCCCGGAGTCCTGTAGAATCGTGGACCAGGAGCGTCGACGCGAACGGCCGGCTCCCCGTAGTCGTAAAGGTCGAGAGGAAAACTACGTAACCCCGGAGTTGTCCTTGGCGAGAAGGTAATCCTTGACGATCGAGGATCTAATGATGTCATCTGCTTCCATCTCTATCATAGCGAACTGGTCTGGCATCTTCTTCAAGATGGTGAGAAACTTTCTCATGCCCTCGCGCTCCTGGTCTCGCGTCAAGTCGGACTGCTTGTAGTCCCCGCAGAATATGAGCCTCGAGTTGGTTCCGGTCCTAGTGATCAAGGAATCTAGCTCGTGGAGCGACCAGTTCTGCGTCTCGTCCACGAATATCACGCTGTTCCTGAGAGTTAAACCGCGCAGGAAGGAAGAAGTGCTGAACTCGACCGAGTGACTCTTCTTCAGGAGCTCGTACGCGTCCCCGCGGTCGAACATCTCGGAGAAGATCCCTGCGTAGGGAATCTCGTAGGTCGCGGTCTTCTCAGCGATCCCTCCCGGCAGGAAGCCCATGTCTCTCGTCGGCACCGCCGACCGGTAGATGACGAGTTGGTCCTGATCTTTAGCAAAGACCGACATCATGCCGAGTGCGCAGGCCAGGTACGTTTTCCCTGTCCCGGCGAATCCCGATATGACTATATGTTGGTCGTTCTTGTAGGCTTCTATGACCCGCTTCTGGTTGGGGGTCTGTGGTTCAAGCTTGTTCATAATAAGTCCCGCCTTCTGGGGTGCGGGTACTTTGGACTTGGACAAGGCGTCTCCTATGCGTTGGTTTTACCGTACTGATCATAATTAGATAGGACCCCATAGCCCATCGGCCCTGAGGGATCGTGCTGCTTGTCAGGAACGCAGTTCTTGTTCCAGAGGTTCATGTATCGCATGAACAGGATCGCCTTGTCGCTGGCGCGAAACATCGCGTTGCCTATGTCACTGATCGGAACCGGGAAGATCTCATTGTGTTGTGTACGGTACCACAGCGCTCCGTCACGATAGTACTCGAAAGTTACTCGCTTGTTGTCTTTTACTGCTCGCTTGACGTCGATCATCATTTACTCTCCCGAATCAGGTGGTGGTGTGTACGAGACTTCATAGGCCAAGATCATCCTCGCTTGCTTTAGCATCCCGAGCATGAACTCATCAGCCTGGTCCGACCTGTGCATGATTCGGTCCCACATACTCTCGCGGTTATGCTCATACCACTCGCGCATGAGCTCGGCTTGAATGTCACCGTTAGAAGTTGGGTCTGTTGAGTATGGAGGGTTCATTCTATCGTGTTCCCCTTGTAGAAACCTTTCATCCGGTTGAGCACGCGCTCGAAACCAGGGTCCCTCTTCTTTATGGCCATCGGATCGATAAGGTGCACCGGGACGAGGACGTGTTCCTTGGTCGGGTTCTCTACGAGATACTCCTGCAGCTCGTCCCAGGACATCCACAGTTCCTTGGCCTTCTTGGTTTTCTTGTCCTGGACGGTGTAGACTGGCACTAGTCTACACTCGACTCTATGATCTCGTAGCCGCCCTCGTCAAAGATCTCAGTGAACGTCTGTTTCTCGAAGAACCCGTAGCTTATCTGAAGCTCGATAGCTTCTTTAATCGCGGCGATAGCTTTCCCTTGAGTGCTGAACACTCGGTTGTGATTGAAGCCTACGTCCCACTCGCCTTCTTGAACGCGGTACACCATCATGACAATAGGTCCGGGAACGCCTTCTTGACCACGGCCTTGGTGAGACCCTGGTACGGAGAAGTCTTGTCCTTCATGTGTATGATCAGGTTGGCGTCACCGGGGACGAGGTCCTCAATAAGTTGCTGGAACATCAGCTCGCGCTTCCCCTGCTTGAGGTTCGGGTTCCCGCCCTCGACGTAGTGGTAGAACTTCCTCACCTCGCGAAAGAGCACCGACGGGTCGGCGTCGTTTGACGTGGTGAACGACGGGGCGCCGGGAGGGAGGAGGAACTTCGAGTCGTCGAACATGTACTTGAGGACTGCTCTGAGGGGGACGGCATACCGCTCCGGAAAGTTCTGAAGGAAGCCTATGCGCTCCTTGTCAGTGTCGTAGTTCTGGATCAGAGAGAGAACGGTGGATAGTGCCTGTGGTGCTGCCATTAGAGTGGTGTCCTCATGATACGAATTCCTGTATGTCTTGCATTAAGTTTCTGAGACCAGCTTCCACGAAGTATGCTTGGACGCTAGCCCTAGTGTTGGTCGTCGGTCTGCTGTATTTATCCACGATGTCGGCGACGATGTCGTCCGGAACCTGCTTGAGGTCCACGAGGATCTCGTTTCGCTCCCAGTTCTTCTTCTTCTCGGGAGTGTCTAGGAAGGTGTTCCCGGCGTCGACGAGCCACTTCGCCTCGTTCACCTGGGTGATGGGCTTCTGTCTCTTCTCCTTCACAACCAGCGTGTCGTCGTCGGAGAGGTAGTTGGGAACGCCGTCGCCGACGTCGCCGCAAATGATCTTAGAGCGCAGGTGCGTCCCGGGAACGCCGGTGATCCAGCGCTTCCTGATGTGGTCCCACTGGTGAACGCCCTCGCCGTGGAGCTGTACGAAGTCGTGGTCCCCGGAGACGATGAGGATAGGTTTCGGCCTGTTGAAGATGTCGACCGGGCGATTGCGCTCGTAGTGGACGATGGCCCCGATGACATCGTCGGCCTCGGCCCTGTCGTTGAATATCGTCGTGTACGGCATGTACGTCTGGATCTCGACCCTGATCTTCTCGAGCGTGGCGAATATCATTCCCCAGTCGAGGGCTGACTCGTCCCTGGCCTTTTTCCTGACAGCCTTGTAGTAGGGAAAGTAGTCCCTGCGCCAGACGTTGCGGCCGTCGCAGCAGATCACCATCTCACCGTACTCCTTGGTGAACTTCTGTCGTATGGATTTGATCGTGCTGAGGACCATGTGGCGGAGTAGGCCCTCAGACAGGTCAGAGGCGTCAGAGCCGTTCGAGGTTCCGACCATGAGGTTGGCTATCATCACTGGCTGAAGGTCAAGAAGGATCATGCCGGCCACCCGTTCATGAGTTGCTTGTAACCCCTAATGACGCCGTGCATACACATGTGGTGAATGTCCTCTACTACTTCGTAACAGTCGGAGGCCGCCCAGATTTGGTCGAGGTGATGCTCCATCGCAGTTCCTATGTCTTCTGGTCCCGTGACCATTTCCTTGACTGAGTTGTTGAACGCGAAGCCAGTCATAGTGAGGACCTTCATTTTAGTTTTCAGTGCACGAAGAACTGCTAGGATTATGTTCTGTGAGTTTCCAGACGAACTGATAGCTATCAGGATGTCGTCCTTAGAAGCGCTGTAGTACTTGAGCTGGTTGCTGAACATCCTATCGTGTCCAGTATCGTTAGCCGTCGCAGTCATGATAGGAGTGTTGTCTGAGAGACAGATCACCAGCGGTTTCTTATGAGAAGTGCCATCCCAAGCTGCTTTCATCAGGTCCCCTGCAAAGTGTGAGGCGATGGCTGACGAGCCTCCGTTCCCGATGACGAACACTTTTCCGCCGTTGTTAGCACACTCGTCGATGTACTTTGGCCAGCGCTCTATCCCCACGGTGTGGGAAGTCTCTATAGCCTTAGCCAGCTCTTCGAAATGGTTCATATCGTCACGTACCCTTTCTGCACGAATGACGTCCCAGACGACACTGGAACGTGCACTGCTCTCACATCTTTTAATGCCGTCACCAGCGAAGGTACACTGTGCGGTTCAGTAACAAACATCATGTAGCCGGCCATGCCTGCCCCGAGCAGCTTTCCCCCGATCACTCCGGGAACAGCGCAACCGATGCTGTATATTTCGTCTATCAGGGCGTTGGACACCTTGGATGAAAAGTTCTTCTTGATCTCCCAAGCCTCAGCCATCGCTCTTTTAAGAATTCGGGGCCCGTCGACTTCTAACTGCGACGCAGCGAACCCAAGTTGGGCCAGCTCCACTAAGCGCTTGAGCTCCTTCACTTGTCGCTCGGCGTTAGCCGACTGTTCCTTGAGTATTACTGACGAGTCCCTGGTGCCGCCGATATAGAAGAGTTGGATCCTGTTGTCCCCGATGAGCCAGGACCTATCGATCCTTTTAGATTTTACCTCGATGTTCATACTAGTCGTACTCACCTTGAACTGGTGAAAGTTGAGGCCTCCTCCAGCGCAGGCCTGGGCATGGTCTTGGTAACCGCACCAGGAGCCGGTAGACCTCTCGATCTCAAAGTTGTCTTCGGCCCTGAACTCGTATGTCGTTTTTTTAATAGCATTACGGAGCGCCATGACCCACGCAGCCGAAGATCCTAGACCAGTACCTTTCGTAGGAACATCATCGAAGAACCTGATGTGATCAAACAGTAGTCTAGCGCTACCATACTTGAGAACAGCTTGGGTGAGTTCAGTATCGACGAAAGGGTCTATCATAAGTTTTGACGCTAAGCCCTCAACGTAGTTCCTCTTCACCACACAGTAGATGTACTTGTCAATGGACGTCGAAAGACATGCGCCCTCTCCATTTGCATAGATAAAGTCTGGGATGTCGGTACCACCGCCGATGATCGAAGCCCTGAGGGGAACCTTGACCATGAAGATGTCGCTAGACGGTGATGTGCTTGTCATGAAGAATCTCCTTCAGAAAGTTGTTCCACTGCTCGCCGCGAGACTCCCACGAGAATCGAGTTCCGGCGTCCGAGGCGATCTTTTTTCTTAAGTGGTTCATCGTGTCCCCGCTCATCTCCTTGATCGTGTCCATGAAGGTCAGAAGGTGTCGAGTGAAGAGGTTGGCGTGGTCCAAAGGGTCCTCCATATACTGGTAGGTCTTGGACAAGCCGAAGCCAGTCTCGTAGAGGCACCCGTAGTTCGAGTGGATGCACACCAGCCCGGCGGACATCGCCTCCATGAGAGCGCGACATCCGGTCTCCGGCCACGTGCACGGGTAGGCGAAGCAGTGGGTCTTAGTAAGGGCTTCCCTCACGACCGAGTTCGGCACGGCACCGTGAAACGTCATGTTAGGGTGCTCGTCGATGAACTTGAAGAGGGGCTTGTAGGGCTCGTCCCTCTGCTCCCACCCGTAGATCGAGAAGCTGGAGAAGACGTCAAGGTGGACGTTAGGGTAGACCTTCGAGAGGGCGTCGAACGCTCCCACCAGGACGTTCAGGCCTCGGTGAGGGGTGGTATGATAGACGAACCTGATCTGACCGGACCAGTCAAGCGCTTCTGGCTTCGGGAAAGGGTCAACAGCGTTCGGTAGGACGACGCACTTCGACCAAGGGATGTTGAACTTCTGGATGAACCTCTGCATCTGCCAGTTGGAGACGAACACGATCCTCTCGAACTTCTTCCAGCCACCGTCGGCCAGGTGGTTCATCTCCGGGTCGTCCTCGGTGTCGTGCACCCAGTAGATCGGGATCAGTCCGTCCTTTAGTCCGCGAAAGCGGGAGGGGATGACTTGGAACTTCGTCAGGACGTTCGTGTCAAGGCGCGACTCGAGCTCTCCCATCGACAGCTCAGTGCCACCCTTCGAGTTGGCGTTCACTTCGTTGCGGTCGATCATACTATTGCCAGCTTTCTGTTCCTGATAAACTCGTTCATGTAACCCAGCGCTTGGGCGTGGTCCCTGCACTTGAATATGTTGTATGAGTGGAAGGCGTACTCCATGTCTTCGTCGTTACCGTAGAGGCCGAACCCGTCGCCGAAGTAGTACGAGATGTTCATGTCCGGCTCGATGCAATGGAAAGCGTGGTTCTTCTGTGTCCCGTTCATGGCGATGTCTATTCCGGTCTCTCCACCGACGTAAAAGATGTGGTTCGGGTAAGACTCCCTGAGGCGCTTGACGATCTTCTCGCGCTCGTGATTCTCTTTGTCGTACTCGATATAAGCCGCCCTCTGCTCCGGGGTGTACGCCTTCCCGAGGACGCTGAAGGAGGCGTACCTACCCAGCGAGTGCATTACCATGTGAGGTTCAGTCTTCTCGGTGAATCCCGAGTCGGCCGCTATGGAGCTGAGTTCGTCGACCAGTCCCTCCCACTTGATAGCTTCGGCGTCAGTGGTCTCCTCGTCCTCGACGAGCTGCCCGTCGACCATGCTGTGAAGCCTAGACGCGAGGCCCGTAAAGATCCCGTCGATAGTATAAAATTCATAATCCTCGTTATAGTGGAGGAGGTCGTGCTTCTCAAATACCGTCTCGAAGTTGCTGGCAGTGACGATGTAGACCTTAGCGTTAAAGAGGTGCTTGAACAGCCCGAGAGTATAAAGCGTGGAGTCGGATATAGCTTTACCCGGCTCGCACAGCGTACCGTCGAGGTCGAAGAAGAAGTGTGGGCCATTATTGTTCATAGGTGCGGCTCCCTAGAAAAGTACTCGACGCACTCGTCGAACCCTCCGACGCGGCGGTCGCCGACGAAGAACTGCGGGACAGTCTTAACTTCCGGGAAGCGCTTCTTGAGCTCGGCGAGGTTCTCTATGTCCTCCTCGACGTTCACCTCGGTGTAGGTGACACCGGTGTTGGCCAGCATCTCCTTGAGCCTCGAGCACCACAAGCAGTTGTTCTTGGTGTAGAGAGTGTTCATTAGTTCTTGTCCGCCTTTATCCACACTGCGCTCGCCGGGGTCCACGTTCCGTCTATCTTTACGCGGCACCCTCCGCGCCAGCTCCACTCAGTCTCCCTAGGCTCCCAGGTGATTGCGCAGTTCGGTTTATTAGTGAGCATGACAACACTGTAAACAAACCCACCAGCGAAAATGGCTACTGCCAATATGATGGCAGCAAAGATAAAAAGTTCGTCTCGCATAAAACCTCCATGAAGTTAGTGGGAAGGGGCCGTGATGGTCCCTTCCCGTCGGTGCTGTTGGTATTAAAACTATAGGAAGTACTTCCCGTTCTCGAACTTCACGGCAAGACCCTTCTGGCGCAGGCGGTAGATTGCTGACGCTGGGTCGGTGACGCCGATCTTGGTGGACCTGATCTGGGCGGCGCTCAATTGCTTGCCGTTCTGCAGGTTGCTGATCAAGCGTTGTGTGTTCTTGGAGATTGTCCTCATTATAATACTCTTTCTTGTTAGCCCTGGCCATCCAGGAGCATAGTGTCATTTCTTAACCATGACACAATGAATTGTAAACTACGCTCCAGAAACTTTTTTAGCGCAGAGAAAGTATGCGTCCACGATGTCCGACGCCGGGTTCCACTGATTCTCGGAACAGTTTAACTTCTTTCTCACGGAGAAGTTTGTCTGCTCCTCGAAAGCTTCGTTCATCCTGGCCTTGTCAGCGTTACCCTTCCCAGTGGCGAACTTCTTGAGAGCCGTAGGGGCTATCGTGTCGAAACTGATTCTCCTCTGGTACATCTTGTGCTTGAGGAGCCCAGTGTTCTCACCGATGTGGAACACCTGGCCCTTCGCCCCGAACGCGTAATCCTCTACGAGGACGAGGTCGGACGACAGCAGTAGTTTAACAAAGTGCTCGGAGATCAGGTCGAACCTCTGCTCTGGTGACGTCCAGTCAGGCATCTCGGTCCCTATCACGTTCCCGAACTTGCCGATGAACTTCTTCTGGGACGTGAGGTAGTAGACCTCGCAGGACTCAAAAGCTAGCGAGTCTTTTCCCGCGATACACATCGCTGGCGAGGTCATCGAGTAATCGATGCCAACGAACCTCATGATATGTAATAATCCATGCCTTATTTATAGTCATGGATTAGTGCAATCTTATCCTGTCTTGATCTTGACGTGGCCGAAGTGAAGGTTCTTGCCGTCGGACCATGCTCTCTAGGGAGTCTTGAATTCGTAGAAGTGACCGTGGTCTACGTTGTTCCGAAGATTCTTCCTGTCGATGTCCTTCTCGAGAATCGCGCCTATAGTCCCAGAATCAACACTATAACTGCATCGGTTCTGATCAAGATAACCGCCGTCACCGTACGCAGTATGGAACTCGGCGAAACGCCTTCCATCTGCGAGTCGGAACGGTCCTTCAGGCCAGAACTCGCCCTGATAATTCTCGGACATGACGAGTTCACACACTTCTTTCCATACGTCGTGCATGACGTAGCAGAGATCGCCGATCCAGTACGTTCCGACTGGCATGTTGGCGTTAGTAACGTTGTCCTTGTTAAATGACATCACAACACACTCAGTCGTAGTTTCTTGGGAAACACGTGTCGCAGAGCGGGTTCCGGCACTCCTTGATTCCCTTGCGCATGTCAGCCACGACCTTGTCGTAGTCGACGCACATGGGCTGCAATTCGTGAAAGAATATGTCGTGTTCGCCGTTAGCGTTCCAGACGCGGCCGCGAGGAAGGGTGACGTTGAGAGTCACGCGGGAACCCTTGGCGTTCATGTGTCCAGTCTTAACATAAGCTCCGTACGACGCAGCCAATCGTCGCACAGACTTCATGTCCAAGACTACGTTGCTATACACTCCGTCGTTACGTATCAGCATCGTGAGCATCTCCATTAAGATCAGGATAGTTAAGATCAGGGAGTTCTTTGTCGACGTGGTACTTGGCGAGCGCCATCTTCGCCTCGTTGAGATACTTGTCTCGCTCGTCCGAGTCAAATGAGCCGTCGCCTTTTGTACTGGCTTCGTAAATCACCTCGCCGTCGTACTTAACGCGAAAGTAACCGTGCCTGAGACGCAGGTAGCCGTGCTTCTCACCGTCGACCATCGCGTCGTACTGCTCGGGACATGCACCGCACGTCTCGATAAGCTTGATGCCGTTGTACACTTCTAAGAACCTGTCGAGGTCGCTCATGATTGGTAGGTTCCTCCATTAGTGACCAGCTTACACTAGATTCTGGTCAGTGTCAACCAGAAAGATTCATTGACTTTTACATCATCATGTGATAAGCTAGGAACTCAACTGGAGGACTATCATGTTACCATCAACACCATACACCCACGTCTCACTCTCGATCATCGAGATCGACGACGTCGGATCACCGACCCTCGTCACCTCTCTTGGCGACTTCAAGACGACACCCGACGCGTCAGGATTCTTCAACACCTACGCCCAGGGCAAATATCCTGTCAAGATGCAAGACACCTACAAGACCGGGATCACTAACATCTACAAAAACGGTTACGTCGTCATACAACCGCAACGTTAAAGAATCTCGCAGCCCCCGGCGACGCACGCCAGCTCCTGGGAACCAGTCGTAGTGTCTCCCTTCTCTATCTTGGCGAGGTTCTCCCAGTCTATGCTCTTGGGGGTCTCGGCTAGGAGAGACTTGTACGTCTTCTGGTCGATCTCCTCGTAAGGGGCCTGCTTGTAGACGTGGTCGGCGTGAGGGAGAAAGCTTACACCGGTCATGTGGTCGAAGTTCCTGTACACCCAGGCGCCGACGTCGAGCCACTCACCCTCCCTGACGGTGACGGTGATCGACGGGTTGTGGTCGCACCAATGGTCGGAATAGACCTTCCAGAGCTCGAGCTGCTCTATCGCCGTCATGTCGTCCCTGAACACGGCGTTCTTAGGCGACTCGACTGGGAAGCTGACGACCAGAGTGTGCTCGGGCTTCATCACGTCGGGCTCGACCTTGAAGCCTGAGTCGATCATCACCTGGGCTAGTGGGTCCTTGCGGTCCATGCGGGCGCGCCTGATGTAGTACTGCGAGTGCCTGGCGTGGATGCCGGAACCAGAGTTCACTAGTTGGGAGACGGTGCCGGACGGCTTAACGCAGGTGATCGCCGCAGATGGAGGAATGTTAAGTATTCCGGCCCACATCTTGTTCACTTCCCTAGCTCTAAACCTGAGCCTCGCTAGGAGATTTGGCAGGTCCTTGGACTTGCCGTTGGTGAGGGGGTTGTCCATGATCCCCGTGAGCGACACGCCGAGGAGGCGCTCCTCCTCACAGTTATGTTGCCACTTCTTGGAGATGTACTTGAAGTCTGTCAGCGTGGACTGGAACGTGCCGATGATCGCGGCCAGCTCTACTTTTCTCATGAGGTCCTCCTCAGTGTCGCCCGCCTTGATCACCACCTCGGAGAGGTTGCAGAACTCCCTGTCGCGGAGCAGGATCTCTCCGCAGGGGTTAGTGCCGAACTCGTGGTCGGAGTTGCGGGCGATCGTCTCGCACTTGGCCTTGGCGGCCATGCGGTTGAAGATCCCGCGCTCCCCGGACTTGGAGTCGTAGAGAGCTTTCCACTCGTCCATGAACACCCCGACCTCGGGCTTCTCTGTGTAAGCGGCTGAGTTGTTGGCCAGTCTGCGATGTCCCTGAGTCTCCCACCACTGACCGGACTTGGCGGAGCGCATTCGGTCGTCGCTGAGGTTGGACAGCGAGATGAGGGCTGACCTGCGAACGCCACCAACGACCACGATGTCGGCGATCTTACAGACTAGGTCGTGGGCTTCCAAGGATGAGAGTTTTCTGCCGGCCGCCTTCTTGAACATAGACACCGTAAACTCGAAGAGTTCGACCAGGGGCGCGGGCCCTGAAGCCCTGCCACCAAAAGTCATGAGCGGGGCGCCAGCCGGGCGAACTGCCGAGACGTCCCAGGACGGGATCTGTCCAGTGTAAAGTAGAGAGATGAGCTCCTTGAGACCCTTAGCCCACCCGAGTTTGGAGTCCTGAACCTTGATCACGATGTCCGACTTGTGAAACTCTTCACCAATTGCGGGGAGCTGGGAGACGAACTGACGCTCTACCGAGAAGCCGACTCCGGTGCCGCACATCAGAATGTAGAGGAGTTCGTCGAAAGCGGCGACTCGGTTTATAGCCAGGAAGCTGCAGTTGTACGCCGCGATGTGGTCGCGGGAGAGAGCGGGACCAGCAGTCATCATGGTCCTCATGGATGGCATGACGTCGAGACTTAGGATGTGGTCGCGAATCGTGGCCATCGTCTTGTGTACGGTGGCGCTAGAGGTTCCGCCAGTAACATTGTCTATGTGCTCGTTGAAGAAGTCGACCCACCTGTTGACGGTCTCCTCCCAGGTCTCTCTCCTAGCTAGCTCGTGGTTGTATCGCGAATAGCGCGACATGTGAATGTAAGACTGAAAAACAGTTGGTAGTGTAGTCTGGGTCATCCGACCTCTCCTTGTGCATGTTGTTCTTAATTTTTCTCGCTAATGATCTGAACGACTTTGATCCCAGCCTTGTGGGCGAGAGAGATCGTGTTATTAGTTCCGTTGTTTCCGGGGAAGGCTACGACCAGGTCCGGGTTCATCGCCACCATGTCGGCGTTTCGCTTAAAGCCCGCTGCCTTGTCGTAACTGCCGTCCGGCTGGCGCTTCCAGTCCGCCGGGCAAGAGGTCTCGCTGACGCCCCGCTCCCGCGCCCAGAACCCAGCGGCTTTGTCTGCGCCTCTCGAGTTGCCGTGGATCACCTCGGTAAACTGACTCGCGGCGTGGTAGTGGTCTAGGATCCTAAAGACCGCGTCGACGTCGTCGTACTCCCTGCCTCCGCAGACTAGGACTCTCACTTTTTGTTGTCCGGCTTCATCAGATTGTTGGTTGGCTTCATCAGCGCCTCGATGATACGTTCCCGTTGGGACGCCTCGAACTCTTCCAGAGTCATCCCCTTCTCCTTAGCGAACTCGCGGTCGATCTCGTCTCTCAAGATCTCGGCGAGCTGCTGTTCTATCCACTCCTGGGTGTAACCTTGGTCGAGGACGACCTGGTAGAACTCTGGGCTGACTTCAAGTTTCTTCATATCTTCTTCCACTTCCCGAACTCGATCAGGGCCTGGAGACCCTTGAAGGTCCTGGCCCTGATGATGGCGTACGGGTCCTGACCCGCCTGGTGCATGTCGTTGATGTCTTTTTCGTGCAGGCCTTCGGGCCAGATCACGACTCGTTCTCCGGCGTCGATGTTCTTCTTGATGATCCTAGTGATCTCGGGCGAGCGGGGCTCGTTGTCGGAGACGATGATGCGGTGCGGGATCCAGTCGAGCTTCCTGCTCGACGTTCCCATCGCCACGGCGTTAGGAACAAACAGACTGTCGATCGGACCTTCTACCACGTACACATCTTCCTTAAGGTTGGCCCGGTCCATCCCGAACGCGCCAGGTTCGTCGCTAGTACGAATGGCGACATATTTAGGTTCCTCACCGTTGATAGATCTCCCAGTGTAGGACAATATATTTTTTTTGTCGTTGCGGAACGGGAACACGATCCTGCCTATATCGTGCCTCACTGCCGCCTCGGAGAACTTCTCCGGGATGAGCTTCTCGTTGACCCACCTGAAGAAGGACTCGCACCACCACGCGTCAGACGTTCCTGACTTGGGCAACCCCCTGCTGTTCCAGTAGGTTACTGCTGGGTGAGACAACGGGAGGTCTGAGAGTCGAACCAGACCCGGAGGCGCCTGTACAGTAGGGCCCTCGAAGTGGTTACGGGTCCTGTCTTCCTTCTCGACGAAGCGCCTCTTCGTCGGGTCCTCCTTGAGGAACTCTGCCGAGTACTCCGCGTACAGTTGCTGACTGACATGCTTGAGGAGGCTCCTGAGCGTCAGAGACTTTCCGCAGTTGTGGCACTTGAAGATAGCGCCACCGTCCTGAGTCCTGAAGATGAAGCCCCGAGCTTTGGTCTTCGATCGCTTGGAGTCGCCGCACACTGGGCAGCGAAAGTTGGCCTCGAGGGGAGACTGCTTGACGACCTTGAAGCGGTCCACGTAGAAGGACAGCTGCATGATGTACTTGTCGTCGACCCACGGGAGACTCTGCTGCATAGTAGCATGTTTACTACAGCTTGTTAGTTTTTGGAACTTTGCTAGATGAAGATTCCTTCAGGCTTGAGATGTATTCGTTCATTTCGTCGGTAGGAGCGTGATTGACGTACTTCCAGTTCTCGTCGAACATGGTAGACGACCAGACTGATGAGTAGCCGGGCACTGACGGATCGGGATAGTGCTTGTACTTGATCATGGAGAATTTCATTCTACAAGGCCGGCTTTCTTAAGGTCGCCCATCAAGTCCCGAAACTTAACTTTTTCCCACATTCCGTCGCCCGGGGAGATGCAGAATATTGCCAGGAAAGTGTGGCCTGTATGAGTCCAGACGACCCGATAGTGTTTACCACCGACGGTCGCTGATACCATCCGACCACCGACCCTCTCGACGACGCGTTTGATCTTTCTCGGACTACAGTGCATCGTTCTTCTCTAGCAATCTGCGGCGCTTAATGATATATTCAGTAAGACCGCCAATGAACAAGCCGCAGAAGAAACTACCGACGGCGCTCGGTTCGAACGTGGCGATCTTCTCGCCCTCCTGGTTCAAGACGTGCCAGCCGTCCTCAGCCTGATCGAGATATACTGTCCTCTTGGGTTTTTCGCTCATCTTTCACCTCCATCAGTTGCTTAGCTAGTCTCGAGCACTCGCGCACCACGTACGGGACGTCCTTGTAGATCCCGAACTCTAGGATCCCACGCGGTATGCCAATCTTAGCGTCCGTCGCCCTCATCCCGGGAGACATGTCGTTCAGGTGAGCGCAGTCGAACCCGAGCCACCAGACTAGGTCGTCCTCGCCCTCCTCGACGAGGTGACAGATCCCATGCTCGTCTTCAGCACAGGTGTCCGCGAACGTTAGGCCGCCGTGAACAGTGACGTCGCAGTCGTTGTAGCCCTTCTTAAAGAACGGGTGATCTTTGGACACGCCGACGTAACCGCACAGGCTGCCGAGGGTGTTTCTCACTATGAGGCACGGCATACCCGTCGCGTTGTCGACGTACTGGATCTTGTCAGGCTCGGCCTGCCATGGGCCCGGGCCCCACGAAGACTTGTCGTGCGTCTTATACTCTATTCTCTTCATTCTGGACTCTCGGTTGAGGGTTACGCAACCAGTCTATCGTCAACGCAATCTCTCCGCGAAGGACTCCCATCATCCTGGTGCGCTGAGTTTCTTGGTCTAACTCGTCATGAATTCCGATAGGCGAAAAGAGGTAATTGGCTCTTTTTTCGGTCAGGCTGAGCGATCTTGTAGCATACAGTACAACACTGTCAATGTCGGGCGCGTCATAACGTTCTTTAATAACCAACCACCCTGCAATGCAGCACGCAGTACCGCACTCTCCGCTTGAGCTAACAGTTATCTGGTGTGGTTGAAAGGTTGACATGTCTACGAGCTTGTCCTCGATATAGGTAGCCAACTCGCACATCTTCTTGGTGTCCATGACGAAGTCTCCTAGTTAAAAATCGGTAGGAGGGCGGTCATGCTCGCACACTTCGAACACTACCCCTCCCAGCCGTCGCTCCTCCCCTGTGGTCCCAGGGGTGTCTCGAAGTGCTAGGTACGTCGGCCCAGGGTGTGTGTCGGTCTTAACTTGGAGGAAACGACCGTCCCAGGGAACTATACCATCTCTAAATCAGCGTTAGCGGGAGCAAACGATAATGTACTATGATCTATACCGCATCCCTGTCGGTGTCAACTGCTATTTTTCGTAATAGTGGCGGTAGGCCAGGATCACTGCCCTTTGCTGCTTGACGTAGCGCAGGACGTCAGCTTGGTTCGACAAGTTTACCTTGAAGCCATCCACCGTCAAGCCGACGAGCACTCCACCGTGGGACGCCAACACTTGAGCTACGTTCTTCTCGTTGATGATCACCCAGTCGATCTTTTCTTGGGTCACCGGCGCTGGATCTTCTAGGTTAAGAGGAGGGTGTGTCTCTACCTGCGCGACTCGAATGGTGACTGGGGAGGTGCACCCAGCCAGCGCGAACGCCGTTAGAGCGACTATAGCAAGTCTGGACATACTGTGTTCTTCTCCCCTGAAACCTTTGTCGCTCCAGAGGCCAGCTCGATGCAGCGCTGGACCATAGTCTCCTGGTCGTTGAGGAGCTTCTCAGTCTCGTCCGGGGTGTCAGTGGTAAACTCAGAGACGTTCAGGTTCTTGATGAACGCTTGGACCCGCGCCGCGTCGATGTTCGCGCTCAGCATTCCAGCGTACAGGTCGGAGAGTACTTTTCTCTGGAGCACGAAGTTGTTCTTCAGCGTCGCGATGGTGACGCTGTCCTCGGCAGTCTGGGTCTTGTACACGACGTTCTCGTTAGTCAGCTTGGTGAGCTGGTTCTCTGTTCGGACTACGTACCCGTAGCCGATGGCGACTGACGATACGCCGACGACGATCAGGCCGATGTTGACGTACTTGCTAATGCCTTGAGCAGCAATGTCGGTCAGGATCGAACCGATAGTTATCGCCATAGCGATCTCCTTTTTCTTTTTCTAGCTGGGACTTTAGGTGCCGCTGGCAGTGATCCTGCCGGGACTCCGAGTCCGGCTACTTGACCGCTTCCTGCGCTGTTAGTTGGCGCGTCGTCGATCAAGAGCTGTGACTCCATGAGGGTCGCCGCGGCTTCCATGGCCTCGCCGACGTTCTCCTCCCCCTCCTTCACTAAGTACACCGCGGCGGCTATCGACGACAGTGATCCCTTCGGCAGCAGCCTCTTTATGTTCAGTACGGTGAGGTCGAAGACGCCGAAGGTGTCGGCTTCCGCTCCGGTGAGGGAGGACCTCTTCCTGAGAATGTTCCCGTCGCCGTCGATGATCCCGTACTTATAGGCCGGCCACTTCTCGAAAGGTTGTACTAGCCTCTTGACGAACTGGTACGCCATGTATGTGTCCACTACTCTCATATCAGCTCCAGAACTTTCGTGATCTCGGGGTCGGCCGGAATCTTCTCGTTGGGGATCATCATCCCGCCGATCTCGACGCTCAGGGGCATCTTTCCCATGATGACTAGGAAAGGCTTGAGGAAACCCTCTGAACCCCTCATCTTAAAAAACAACATCTTCGAGGCTTGCGGTCCGAAGAGGTTATAGATCACGGTGATGTGGTTGAGGATGAGGCGCTCCTTGAGCTCGCCGGTCTCGGCGTAGCGATTGAAGAGTCGCTTTAAGTATTTGAAGTGCTTCAAGTCTTCTTGAAACTCGTCGACGCTCTCGCACGACGGATTGTCGTAGTTGTGCATCGCGAATATAAGAAAGTTTTCGTCCCTGAGTCTCATTGCGATACCGAAGTACGCGTTAGAACGTGCTAGCCAACACGCGTTTATATGACGTGGAGTTGGCCTGAAGGTAGATGTAGCTTCCGTCCGACCAGATTATTCCGGCCTCACCGGCGATTACACCGCTCGTGGAGTTGGCCGGGGTGTTGTTCTTTGTGACTATGAAGTTGTTGGAGACCAAGTAGTTCGCCGTCTTGAAGACCACGTTTCCAGAAGCGGTGATCGTGTTCGCTGCCAGCGATCCAGATACGGAGACGTTGGCCAAGAAGTTGGCGTTTGACGGGATGGCGTTGACCAGCGAGGCCAGCGTCATCTTGTAAGTCGTCGGTCCGGCTATCGAAACTACGACCAGGAGGTCGTTCGCCGTGATAGTGGTGTAGACACTTAAGTCCGTGATCTTGCGTGAGGCCAATTGTTAGTACTCCAATGATGATAGCGTTAAGGGAAGACTGAGTTAGCGACCGGGTTCTTGATGTCGCCTACCAGTACTACTGTGTTGTCGACGAAGATCCTTCCGGCCTTGCCGCCGAGGACCGGCGTGACGGTTCCCTTGACTCCGGTGGACGTGGTGACGGTTACGTTAGAGGTGTTGGTGAAGCCTGACCCAGAGGTGTTGACGGTGATCGTCTGGATCTGCCCGGAGACGCCGAAGCTAGAAGCTGCGTTCGTGGCCGACCACGTCGAAGTGATGTTCAGGAACGATGAGTTGACGACTTGGTTGATCTTCTTAGAGTCAGCCGCGGTGCTGTTGGTGTAGGCGAAGATGAAGTCGCCGTTGGTGTACAGGGCCAAGAGGTTAGCCGAGGAAGCGATCGCGTTGGCGCCGGCGGAGAGGATAGCTACTGTTCCGGCCAGGTTGGCGGAGAAGCCGACCACGATGGTCGCAGAAGCGTTGATCACTCCCACTGTTCCGTTGCCGTCTACTGAGATGGTGTCAGCGTTAGCGTAGCCGGACCCAGTGTTGGCGATGAGCATGGAGCTGACGCCGCCGGTTCCAAAACGTAGGGTGACCCATCCCTGGGACACGCCTTTTCCTAGCCAAGGAGTGTCCTGAGCCATAGCCTTGGAGACGCCGTAGACTCGGTTGTTCGTCGAATTCGCACCGAGGACGTACTCCCTCGAGGTCCACTTCGGTAGGCCGGTCGGGTCGTCGTTAGCTGTCCAGAGTGGCATTTTACTTATCTCCCTTGGCGACCATCTGCTCGATATACTCCGAGCTCTTCAGGTCTCTCGATCTAGTGATCGTGTTTGTTTCTGCATTATTTATATTCGAAGGATCGGTCCCGATCTCCTCGCTCAGACTTACTCGAGACGCTGGAAGAGGCGTGTCGTACACTACGACCCCTCCGACTACGAGTCTTCTTGCTATCATCGGCACTTAGGTAACCTTAGGCTTGGTGTTGATGATCGACGCCTGTTCACCAGTGTCCGTCATCCCGTTGGGCTTGGTGACTTCACCGTTCTTCATGTTGATGATCGCGCGAAGGTCCTTGAGGGTCACGAACTGCGACTGGGACGTACCGTTGTCGCCACCGTCTCCGTTCGTGTCGTTCTGTGCGCCATTCGCTTGGTCATCCGTCTGGTCACTCTGACCGGCGGACGGGTCGCCATCTTTGTCGTCGGATCCTTTGGTCTGCCCGGAATCATCCTTCCCTCCAAAAGGTTTCTTAGTAGCCGGCGCAGTGTCGTCTGCGCCGTCCGTCTGTGTCCCGTCACCGCCTTGGGTCTTTACTTCCTTGTCGGGAGCAGTACTGTCGTCGGTGTCGTTTGAAGAGTCGTTGCTCTTAAACTGTGATGGTTTCTTGTCAAGCTTTGCCATGTTGTATTTATACGCTAGAACAGGACTTTGAAGGCAATTCGCGTGGCCCCTTTAGAACTTCCTCCGTAGGTGTCTAAAGTGACCCTCTTGAGGTCTGGAAACTTGGGAGCTTTCAGGACGTTCTTCCCGAAACCAGTGAAGAAGATCACGACGTCGTCCACAGACTTGTCGTGGATGGCAAAGTAGGAGTCCTTAGAAGACGCGAGGTTCTTCAGGATGAGGTTCTTGGCTGCTAGCAGGATCCTTGGCTCAGTGGTCGAGAGCTCCTTAGGAAGTTTGCCGGATGAGGCTGAGTTAGAGTCCTCGGCCAGTCCGATAGTAGGGTCGACGAAGTCCCTGAACCAGTCGAGCATGCCGAGGAAGTCCATGGACTTCCCAGCCTTCTGCATCACCACCTTGAGCTTCGCTCCCCCTACTGAGAGGACGTCGATGTACGACTGGGCCATCGACTCGATGTCCGCCGGAACGTTCCGGCGCCTTACTGACTTGTCGAAGATGGGGATCGGGGTCGTCATTCTCACGACACCCTTCACTTCCACGCCAAACCTGCGCCCTTCGGACTCGACGAGGACGTCGTTATCCTTCTGCCCGTAAGTGGCCGTCCCGACAACGCGAAAGTCGACGCCGAGCTCGTCAGCCTCAGCCTGGACCCAGAGCGCGACCACGTCCTGGCTCGCCAAGCCCACCCGCGCACGACGGTGCTTCTTTCTGTATCTCCCCTTGTCGATCGGCATGAACGTATTTAGGTCGCAGCGATCGAGCACTGCCGTGCTCGACTCCGACCTCGTGCGCTAGGCGTCTACCGGTTTTTTAACTTCCAACAGCTTGCGGAATATCTCGGTGTCGATTGGAACGAACCTGGGCGCGGCAAACGGTCCTTCTATGCCGTTAAGAAGCATAGTCCTTGTAATTTCTTCTAGACGAACGACCGGGAATGAGCAGTACGGCCAGAAAAAGTCTGGATCCCTGATCGTGTAGACCTGGTCTTTTTGGAGCCCGTGCAGATCCATCAGGGCAGCCTTATAGTTTACGCCTTTAACAAAAAAGCGCTCGTCTAAACCGGCGTTAACGCACCTGACCAGTTGTCCTTTATAGAACGTCATGTTCTCACCGGGACCAAGTTCAGGAGTTTAGCACGCTCGCGCTCCTCCTTCTTACGACGAAGCCTGCGATCGTCGTCGTCGCACAAATAAAACCAGACGAAGGAGGCTCCCCTGAGATTTGTCACTGTCATAAGGACCTTTCCGAGAATCCCGGGAAGCAGTATGTAGGTAGCGCTCGTCATGTCCACGTAAAAGAAGAGAAAGAATGTGACCACGCTGATAATTTTTAAGAAGATGAAGAACGGCTCCCTAGCCATGACTGGGCCCATGCCCTTCGTCGTCCAGAACATATTGCCTAATATCACCATCGTAGCTAAAGCGTTTATCCCAGCGTCGACGCATAGCATCGGCACGCCCACTGACGGAACCTGGAACATAAGGAAGACCAGGTTTGCCCACATCAGCGCGTTGCAGATGCTTCGTCTCGTGGCGCCGAAGCGAAAGTGCAGCCACTCAAAGATCCACTGGTAGGAAGCTTGGATTCTGTCGTCTATCGTCCTGAACATCACTTGCGCCTCTCGATCCACTCGCCGCCCGGCTTTATCGTTCCCACGAACACCTGATGTATATCAGTGATGGCGTACACCATGACGTCGTAACCCATGGGGTTCTCGTGATCGACCTGGCGCTTCCCAGTCTCCTTGGCCTCCTCGAGGGTGGCCGCAGGAATAGTCCAGAACCACCTGGAGCCCATCTTGCGCGTGGAAGTAAAGCTCTTGGCCTCGACTATGATCCTCTCGTCGTGGGCTAACCTGCTAGCGAGTGAGCTGGACTTGGTGCTGGTCAGCGGCGGCTTCACTGTCTCTTTCTGGATGAAAGGTTTAGGCATCGTGATTCCTCCGCTCGATAGGGAACCTTTACACTATAGCTCAGTCGTTGTCAACTGAAAAAAGGTAGACCACCAGTGCAAGAAACACAAAGTCTCCCTTTTGAAGCAGTGAGAAAAACAGCAGTATGCAGATGATCACGAACGCGTGCGGGTGCGTGATTTGGTAGGCGTTCACCGTCTCGAAGAACTTATCTAAGATCTTCTTCATCTCATTCTTCCTTCCACGGTGCGTCGCCGGAACTCGGGATGTTCTTCGGCCTAAACTTCTTGCCTAGGACGCGCTCCCTGTCGTCGTAGTTGTCTATGAGCTCCAGCCTGTTCACGATTATGTTGAGCGCCACGGGGGCAAAATTGTTAACGTCGGCGCCGACGTTGATAGCTCGTCCCGGGATCTCGAACTTCCCATCAGGGCCCTCGAAGACGTTGTGAACGTGCCCGTACACGTGATAGGAGTTACGGTGGAAGCCATGCCACTCTAGGATCGGATAGTGATACATGTGAAAGTGTAGGCCGTGAACTTTGGTGATGAGCTCAGGATAGCACCCGGCCCACGGCAGCCTCTTGATCTTCGCGTCGTCGTGATTGCCGTGAATCAGGAACTTCTTGCCGTTGAGCGCCCTGAAGTAGAGTGACGGGTCCTTGGCCGCACGAAAAGAGAAGTCTCCGACGTGGTAGACCGTGTCGTTAGGCTTGACTCTCTTGTTCCAGTTCTCGATCAGGACCTCGTCCATCTCCTCGACGCTGGCGAAGGGGCGCTTCGAGTGCGCTATGATCTTCTCGTGCCCGAGATGGGTGTCGCTGGTGAAGTATACGCTGTCTGTGTTGCTCATGCTGCCTTCCTATCGCTTTTGATGACGCCGACCTCGGAGTGCGTGCTCTCTGGCGATCGGCCGATCGAGATGGTCTTGAAAAAGTGCGTACAGTCTGCATCCTCTACGAGCTTGGTGACACCGGCGAGGTCTGGAGTATATACGTCACGAGTGTGCTTGTTGTTGACGAACTGGATTGCGTCGAGCTGGTCGCAGCAGGTCACGATGAGGTTCGACCTGGCGTTGCCGCTCGGACCGATAGGAAGCGACGTTATAATGTCATGGTCGATTCTCTTGAAGACGGAGTGGTCGAGATGGCCAGTACGAAAGCCGCCCTGCCACTCGTTGTGAACGTTAGTCTCGTCCTTGAAGCGAGGAATGTACGTTGACCTCTCAAGATCACTGAGGTGTTCATGAGCGAGGGGCCCTTTGCCGTGGCGGGTCACGTATGCTCTGGTGACGTAGAACCACTCACACTTGACCTTTGGACTAAGGCCAAACAGACCAGCCTTGTACACGTTGTGACCTCCAGTTCTCGACCTGGTCACGTGAGGCATGATTCCAGTCACCTCGTCGAGACCGAGACCCTGCCCGGATTCGTAGATGACGCGCTTCGGGTCCCCGACGGCGCTCATGTCTATCTTCAGGCCCTCGATGATAGAGTCCGTCGACAGGAAGCTCAGGTCCGTCGGCCATACTGGTGCGTCCATGAACTTCTCGATCTCCTCTTTGGAGACGACGCCTATTAAAGCGAGACGCTTCTTATAGTAAGCTTTGATATTGTTAGAGTCAGCTCCACTGCCGATCTGAGCGTAGCGGGTAACGCACTCGTTGATCCCGTGCCCGCAAGAACCGTGACGGTTGGCACCGCGGGCCGTCTCGATCAACTGGTTCGCGATCATGTCGAGATTCGAGACGATCTTAGCGTGCTTGTGAACGTACACCTTGGGGGTGAAGCCGAACGTTTTCTCGAACGCCTCGATCTCCTTCTGGAGGAGGACCGGGTTGACGCAAAATGTGTGGTCGAGAACGGTAGCAGCACCTTTAGGAGCGCCGGAGCCGAGCTGGTTGAACACCACCCTAGAACCGTTGGTCTCGACGGTGTGCCCGGCCTGTGCTCCACCGTTGTGCTTAACGACGACGGTGTCCGAGTCAGAGAGCAGGTGTGTAGTTCGACCCTTTCCCTCGTCCCCGTAGTTGGCGCCGATGACGGCGAACACTTCCTCTAAAGCTGCCATGTAACTCCTCCTTCGTTAGAGTTAAGCTATACCATAGTTCTTAGCCCGCGTAAACTGCTAGTTTTGCTCTTCACGAAGATGATTTGTCGAACCTCACTCTGACGAACCTCGGGTGCCTGAACTTTCCCTTGGGAGTGAGGCCCATCGACTCGACCTCGATGATCGTACCGATCACGTGGTCCCCGAAGAGTTCTTTTCTCTCGAGGTCCTTGAAGCCAGTTCCCACGTTTCCAAGCGGCGTCTTGAGTAAGCCCATCCTGCCGACGTGCTTCCCCTTGCCTTCCACGAAGCCGGTGACCTCTACGTCGTGGGTCTCTTCCTTCTTTACCTTCAGCCACGAGTCTCCCTGCCTGAGGACGAGCCCTTCGTACCCATCTGATGTAACGTCGTCCAAGAGTTTCATGATCCACTGCTCACTCGGAGAGGAGATGAGCATCATGTAGAGTCGAGGGTCCAAAGGGTCAAGGTCGTACAGCGCGTCCTTAGGCACGTAGACCTTCTTCTTACTCGACCTGACGGCTGAAGCAGTAGCTTCCCAAGAACCCATGAACACCTCCGCGTCACGCTGGACGTCGGTCACCAGGTGGTCCATGTTGTAGAGCGGTTTTCCGCTCCTAGAGAACACGCCTTCTGGACCTATCGAGACTCGGATCCCATCGATCTTCAGCGAGACTAACCAGTCTCCTTCGAGGTCTCCTCCCGCGTACGGCTTAGGCTTCTTCACTTCTTCCTGTAAACGCTCTTGCGGACGCCCTTCTTGTAGAGCTCAAAGCCGAGCTCGAAGATCTTGGCCTCGGCCTTAGCGTGGTCGTAGAGGTTCGTGTCGTCGCAGACCAGCATGGCGCCGGGGTCCATCCTGGCGGCGAAGAACGCGGCCTCCAGCATCACCGGGTCGGACGAGTGCGGGCCGTCGAGGTGCGCGATGCAGTACTTGGTCTGGAGGAGCTTGCCCTTGTCGAAGTATGTCGGGACGCCGTCGGCGAACCTCCTGAAGAACTCCGAGTCCTCAAGGACGAACACGATCGGGTTCACTGGCTTGTTGTTGTAGTACGTGTACAGCTCGGCCATGCAGTGGGCCCGCATCTCGTTGGTGTAGTCGGTGTAGGTGTGGCGGACCAGGTTCTCGTTGGTGAGGTAGTCGATGTCGCCCCAAGGGTCGACCATGACGTGCGTCTTGAACACACCCTTCTTGATAAAAGTGTCCATGATCATGCGGGACCCTCCACCTCGCCTGACGCCGAGCTCGCAGCCCATGCCCTCTACGGACGAGGCCAGCTCAGCCGCTTCTACTAGTAGTTCATACTCAGCCGAGTCCGTCGGCAGGATGTTGGAGTCGGAGTATATCGTCAGTGATACCATGTCGGTCGTTCCTTACTGTTAAACTATGGTGCGTTGTTTATATCGTCAAGGCTGAGCGGATCGAAGTCGTGCAAAAAATTATACGCGTCACTGTCGAGGGTGTAGAACATCTCTCCGACGCCCATGTCCATGATGATCTTCGTGCATCCGGCACAGGGGATGGCGGTGCCCTGAACGAACACACCTCCGCGCTTGTTCTTCTTGGCCCTGGCGATCAGGAGAGTAGAGTCCTTGACCGACGCCCACCTCGACATGGCGCTGACTATCGCGGCGACCTCGGCGTGGGTCCCCTCGGCCAGGTCGTGCTTAGCGTAGGTCCTCGAGAGGTCCGACTCGCCGGGGTGGTTGTAGCCCCAACCGACGCGCTCGCCGTTCTTCCAGATCTCGGCGTAGAACCGGTGACCAGCGTAGACCTTCTGCTTGGACGCGATCTTGACCATCTTCCGAAGGCGCTTCTCGAAGAAGTCACTTCTTGAAGAGGTCGTCGTACGCTTCTTTCTTGTCGATGGGCCTTCCGTCTTTGTCAAAGATGTCTCCTTTGTCGTGCCGGGACTTTCCGGTACCTTCTAGCGATACGTTGATGGGCACTCCCCCGAAGGTCTGGGTCACCGAGCACGGGAGCCTAGTGTCCTTCGGGAACCTGAACATCACCTTCTTCCCGCTCTCGTAGAGAGTGCAGTAAAGTTCTATCGGCCAGTCTATAACACTGTCGAAGGGAATGTACACCTTGTATGTCATGTCGGGACCCCTGGTGATGATCCGGTAGATCTTCTGGGCGTACGCGAAACCAGGCGGTGGCGGCCTGGGCGGTGGCCGAGAAGGACTGCTGACCGTTGGCTTAGGAGAAGCTCGAGGAGGAGTGAACATCTCCTGAGCAGTCTGGTACGCTTCGTTCAACTGACGAAACTTGTCGACGTTGCCCCCGACGTCCGGATGGTGTTTCTTAGCGTGCTTCCTGAACGCCTTCTTCACCTCGTCGAGGGAGGCGGCGTTCTTACAGCCTAGGATGTAGAGGGCTTCTGTCAGCGTCATCGTAAACTCTTGGTCCGCCGCCTGGGATTCGAACCCAGACTAACTGCCGTTTTGAGTGGCGAGGCCTCTGCCGGTTGGGCTAGCGGCGGTCTTGTTTATTTAGCAGCGTCCCAGATGCTCAGTTCGCTGATGTTCTTAATCGCTTGCTCCATACAGATAGCAGTGTCGTTTGCTTCAGCTATTTCTGCGCTAGTTATTACGTCACCTTGTGGATCCAAGTATTTCATCACGTATTTTTTAGGCGTCATCTTCTGGGACAGGGCCGCTGCGCCTATCGCGCACGCTTCGCCTATTTGTAAAAGATCTTCCTCGGTGCACTCAGTTTGGTTATAGTCCCAACCGTAGATCTCTGATTTCAACCTCCACCAGAGTCTGCGCGCCCACTTAGCTCGCTTCAACCCGCACTCCATGTGTTGAAGAAATTCTTCCTTAGTGATCTTCATTATCATCCTCGCTCTTCTGGACTAGTCGCTTCTTTTCAGTCGGGTCCATGTAGTCGTCCGCCGTTCTCCTGTAATAGGACGGTTTCTTCCCTAGTGCCATGTCCCTGTAGCGGTCCCGAGTACCCTCCGAGACTTGTTCCCAGGAACAACCGTACTCTTGTTTGTCGTTGAACAGCATCAGGGCTAGGAGCTCGGTCAATTTGTCCTTGATGAAGTATTCTTTTGTTACGGCCATGGTGTAGTCTCCAGTAAGATCGGATTACGGTACGCTAGGTGTGCTGGCCAGACTTACTGAACGGCCTCCATGTAGATCCTTAAGAGCGCTTCCTCCTCGTCCAACTCCTCCTTGCGCTTCTTGCGCATCGCTACGAGCTTACGGATGATCTTGACGTCGAAGCCTAGAGACTTCGCCTCGAGATAGACTTGCTTAGTGTCCTCGGAGAGCGTCTTCTTCTCTTCCTCGAGACGCTCGATCCTCTCGACTAATGGCTTTAGCTGGGTTACGCCGCCTTTTTTGGTCGCTTCTTCCATGATTTACCTTTAATTTTGTTGATGTCTACGCCCTCGTTAGTGATCCCTGGGACGTAAGGAAGGCTCGGGGTCGGCCGGTTACTCTGAAACATTACTAACACCTATGAATGGCGTCCTAGAAGGGACTCGAACCCATGACCTCAGGTTTAGGAAACCTGCGCTCTATCCAGCTGAGCTACTAAGACTTGTTGCTGTTCATAGACTTATATATGACATTGACGTGAAAGTCAAGCCATTTTTGATCCCTGGGACGCCGGGAAGATTCTGACTTTCTTCTCCACGTCTGAGATCACTTCTCGATGAGGAGGAACGAGCTTAATAACCGGCGCGGACCTCTTCTTCTTGAAGTACTTTGGATCGACCCTAGAGCGGATGGACTCGGACATCTTCTCCAAGGTCGTCAGCTCGTCGGCCGCGATCGGTCTGTACTCCATCCCATCCATGAAGCCGCGTTTGTAGTCGGCTGAGTCGTCCTGGTCGTCCTGAACGTGATCTGAAGTTTGTAGTCTTCGATGCTCATTCTCTAGTTTTCGGTGCTCGTCTTGAAGATCCCGGTACTTCACTCGCTGGTTGTTGATCTCTTGACCTAGCTTCGTTATCTGCTCGTCATAGATGACCTCCAGGACGCGCTTCGTGTAGCCATTGTAGGAAGGAACCCCACCGATGTAGAGTCCACTGTCTCGCATTAGCTTTAGTACGCTCGGCGCGTCTTTGATCAGCGAGTCGGTCGTTCCGGCTACCTTGAAGCTGATAGACTGCTTCGGGTTAGTAGAGTTGTAGAACCTAACCTTACCGCGGTAGTGCTGGGCTCTCCAGTTGTTCTGACTGAAGACCATGTTCCAACTACGACTGCCAAGAGCGTAAGTGTTAGTGTGAAAGAAGGGGTCGATGTCGATGTCGACGTTCTCGAGATTCAGGAGCTGGAACGCTGGGATCTCTAAGCTCCACTCGTGCTTCACAGAATGTCCTTCTCATACTTCTCGACTAGCTGCTCAATCTCAGCGGTGACAGCATCGAGTACCGACTGGGCCGCCGCTTGCTTGTCGAACAGGACAGAGTAGGCGTCCTCGAACTTCTTATTCTTGACGTTCTGCATCTTGTTCTTTAGCTTCTTGTCAATCTCGTCGCGCGTCAGGGGCTTGACTGGTTTGCCCTTCTGCTGATTGTTGTTGTTGTCTTGCGGGTCTTTGTTGTTGTCTTGGTCTTCACTCATGATAAACTACTCCTTTTTCTAATGTTTAATTTCTGCGTAAAGTACTAACACGATCACGGCGACCGCGATGAACCCCCAGAAGAAGGACATCAATTTTGCGGGCCACTTGTCTCTGTACCACACCATGCGGGCCTTGTAGAAGCACACACAGAAGAGTACGAAGGCGAAGATAGGGAGAAACATTCACTTCCCTTTCGGGGCTGTGAAGGCTACCCAGATCATGTCGTTCTCGACGTCCCTACGAATGCCGACCTTCTTATAACCCCACCCCTCGTAGCGAGAGATCAGGCTGAGGGCCGCCCCGTTGCTGAACGTAGAGAGCTCGAATGTGTTAGCAGTCATTGTTTTCCTCCGACGATGATGGTGACTGGTACAATAAACCAATCATGCACGATGTCAACTACTTCTTCAAGGACGGCCATTCTATGTTCTTGATCTTCTCGATAGCCTTCTCCTTAGAACGCGAACCATCGTTGGCGTCGTATATGTGAGAGACGAGTGAATCATGATAATACGGGGAAGAAGAAGGAAGGTATTTCGCAATGTAGTTCGTCGGCGTCATCTTCTGGGACAGCGCAGCGGCTCCTACTGCGCAGGAAGCGCCGACGATCAAGAGGTTGTCCACGGCGTCTGAATCGTCATTGACTTCCATGCGGTGTCTAGAAGTTTTAGTAAGTTTTTTCCCACGCCAGAACGTTCCAGTAGTAAAGCCGGTTCTTTTCCAACCACACTCTACGTGCTCAAGGAACTCTTCTTTGGTGATAGGCGTGGTTTTTTCTTTTGTAATCATCCTAGCTCTCCTTTATGCGAACCCAGTCTTGAAGCCCTGTTCCTTGAGCTCGCCGTTGAAGATCTCAGCGAGGGCGTAGTCTTTCTTATCTCCGGGACGAGGTTTGTTGAGGACGCGGCATGCCTCGTCGACCTCCTTGCCGACGAGTTTGCGAAAGGGGATAACGCCATAGCAGCGCCCGGGCCTCATGATGGCCGGATCGAAGTCAGCGACGTTGTTGGCGTTGGCGGTGATGATGATCTTCTTCTTGCTCGAGTTGACGATGCCGTCGGAGACGTTGAGGAGCTTGGCGATAGTCTCGTTCTTAGAGGCCTCTCGAGACAGCAGCAGGACGTCGGCGTCCTCCATGATCATGAGGTTGTTTTCGCCGGAGAGGAAGGAGACGTAGAAGGAGTCGTCCTTCATCAGGTCAGTGTCGTAGGTGGTCACGGCGTTGAGGCTGTGACGAGTGATCAGGTCGGCGATGAGGCTAGTCTTTCCGGTCCCCATCGGCCCGTTCATGATCAGAATGGACGCGCTGCTCTCCATGAAGGCGTCCATCGTCCCCTTGACGTCCTTGATGTAGGGGTACGCCTCCTGGTAGACTGGGCCGTGGTCCTTGAGGGGCAGGATGAGAGTAGTCATCTGGTTGCTCCTGGTGTAGGCCCAGGTGATCATCGTACTGTCGGGCTGGACGTAGGCGTCCAGCTTACTCTTTAGGTCGTTGAACAACTTCTCGTTGGACCCCCAGAAAGTTATGACGTAACGGTTGGACTTCTTTCCGATCTTTATCGGATCGTCGTCTGAACTGCTGTCCGACCCTTCGATCTTCTGCTTGACGTGGATGACGCCATCCTTGTAGAAGGCTACGGCGTGGTGAGGGTTGTACTGCTTGAAGCTGAGGTACTTCTTCAGGTGAACGACGGGATTCACAGTGTAGGACGATTCAGACGAGAGACAAGTCACTTCTTTCATGTCGCCCAAGTGGGCCGAGATGTCATACTGGTATTCTTCGTAAAAGGAGTAGGTTTTGACCATTAGTTGTCCTGGTTTTTCTGATGCTATCATTGCAGCTATAGCTCTTTTAGAGCGTGCCCGATGTATGAATTTTAGGTAGGATCGCATTCTTGTTACTCCTACTACAATCCTACCCACTAGTTGTCAACTGCGACGCCGAGCTTCATGAGCTTAGACGTCATCGACGCCACGAAGATGAGAATCAGCGTGGTCAGGAGCCAGTCCTCGAACCCGGCGCTGACCCCAAACCACCAGGCGAACAGCCCGGCTATCCAGTGGCTGACGCAGTAAGTGCAGCTCAACCCTTCCCCTAAGAACCTAGTGAAGTCGGCTTGGGACTCGTCGACGAGCCACGACCTGATCCCGAAAGTGATGGGCGTGGCCGAGATCGTCATAGACGCCACCCCGACGGCGATGCCGACGAGGACGAGGTTCAGCACCAGCAACCTCCGCGAGACTTGCTGCTGGTAATTTCCGATGCCTTTGGCTGCTTATTAACTTGAGCCGCCTTAACGTCGTTGGCCTTCTTACTCAGCTGCATCGCCTTGGCCGCGAAGTTAGAGCCTCCGAAGTCGCCAGACGAAGGTTTAGAAGGGTTACCCTTCGGCTTGGTCTTAAAGATGTTCATTTTCTCTCTCCTTATGCTACGGCTCTATACTCGACCATCGAGCAACCCATAGCTGCTGCTGCTCTCTCAGCTTCTGTCTGGTGCGAGGTGATCTTCATCTCGCTCAGGACTCGGTCAGCGGCCCTCATCAGGTCCTCGTCACCGACGCCGGACGGTTTTTTAGCACCGGCCTTGATGTCGCGCTTGAGCGCGGTAGTCTTGGCGATCTCAACGATGTTGGCCGCCGAAGCTCCAGACAGGACGTCCCTGGCCGTGACGTAGGTCGTCTGACCGTCGTCGAGGAGCACTTCGAGGACCCTGCGGTTCTCGTCGTAGAGATGACGGGCGACCTTCTTACCACAGGTGTTGGACTTGGTGCCGGCGAGGTTGATGTCGATGATCTTCTCGAACGTCGACTCGTCTGGTCGTCCGACGGTGATCTTACGGTCGATGCGCCCGTCGCGGACGACCGCCGGGTCGAGGTGGTGAGGCATGTTGGTGGCCAGTATCACCACGGCGCTGGAAGCCTGGAGGCCGTCCATCTCGGTCAGGAACGTCGGGACTATCGTCTGGTCCATGCCGGAGGTGTGGTTGGCACCCCTTCGACCGAGGACAGACTCAGCCTCGTCGATGAAGATGATGGCCTGGACGCCTGTCTTGACGTGGTGTTCCCTGGCGTCGGAGAACAGGTTGCGGATGTTGCGCTCGGACTCACCAACGTACTTGTTCAGGATCTCTGGACCCTTGACGTAGATGAACTTGCCATTTCCTCCGGAGAGCTTGGCGACCTCGGTAGCCGCAGCTTTCCCGATCATGGTCTTGCCGCAGCCTGGAGGACCCTCGAGGAGGATTCCCTTCGGGACCTTGTAACCGTACTCAGTGTACAGGTGGGCGTGCTCGGTCTGTCCCACTATGAACTCGAGGAACTGTTCCTTGACGTCGTCGAGGCCTCCGATAGACTCCCACTCTACGGGAACGAAGTCCTCCTCAGCTACGGTCGTGCCCTTCGACATTATGTCGGTGATTATCGTGCCTGATGCCACTAAGACCTGGTCGCCGACTTCGGTGTCGAGGTCGAAGTCGTAGACGATCTTGGTGACAGAGTCAAGCTCTACTAAGCGCTCAGTCTTAGACAATACCTTGATGACGCGAGCAGCCACGGTGACGAGCCCGTTACCCTTGAGCGTAGCGACGACGGCTCCCTGAACTACGGCGACCCTGGCGCCGAGCTTCAGCTTCTTGATAGTCTGTCCGCAGTGGGTTACGCCACCTCCGTCGGTCACCACTACGTACTTTTCAGTCGAGATTCCCTTGATAGTCGTTTCTGTAGAGAAGCCGATGATAAATCCCTGAACGGCGGGTGCTTCGGCGAGCTTCTGAGCAAAATCTTGAAACTCCTCGAGAGTTTCTTCGATCGACTGTTCTGTGTTCTTAGATGGCATGGTTTCTCCTTCGTTTTCTGATGCTAGGATGTATATCTCAACGCTAAGTGAGTGTCAACTGGCTATTTGCGAGGCTGAGGATTCAACAACCAGTCCTTGGTGAGCGCTATCTCACCGCGAAGGACTCCGATCATCCTCTCCTGCTGGTCTTTCCTACTGACATAGGAGTAGGGCCAGCCGTCTGGGACGAAGAGGCTTAATCTTTCTTCATCTGTGAGTTCGAGGTACGTCTGAGCGTTACGTGCTACTGTTGACCCAAGAAAGTAATCATTGGAATCAGAATCGCTCTCTAATGCTTTTTTAAGAACTGCCCACCCTGCGATGCAGCACGCCGTATTACAGTCGTTGACGGCCTCCTGAGCAGTCTTCTTAGTAATCTTATTAGTATAGTGATTAGGAGAAACATACGCCATCATCTTCGTTTGACTAGAGTCAAGCTTCTCGATGAAGGCCGCCAGGTCGCACATCTTCTTGTAGTTCATGGTTTAACTCCTGTCGCTGATTCTCCGACCGGCGTACAGACGGACTGCAGCAGGTCTGGGTAGACGTTGAAGCCTCGCATGAAGAGTCTCATGCGAAAGCCGTACGAGGTGATCACACACCTCGACACAGTAATGGGGATCGCCGCGGCCACGTAGTCCGAGAAGAACGGCTCGCCGTGGTGGGCTATGTTCCAGGACTCGTTGAACCAGGTGGGCCTGATTCTGAAGTAGATCGAGTCGGCGTCCGAGCACGGGATCTTGTAGCACCCCTGCACCGAGTGGACGTTCTCCACCGGGTCGATCTCCTGGGAGTTGAAGAGGTACACCGCGTCGTCGCGCTTGACGGTCGTCAGGTACAACCCGCAGTCGAGGACGAACATGAGCATGGGAACGAGAAAAAACCAGGCGAAGACCGCCGAGCCGAAGAGGAAGGCACCGGCCAGTGTCTTGTTGAAGTTTCCGGCATCGTCGTGGACCATCTTGTCCCAGAGCCAGAACCACCCCTTGATCACCTGGCGGAAAGGCCATGACGTGACCCTCCACACCGGGTAGACGCGGGCCGTGATCCAGTCGAAGCCCTGCGTGATCTGGTATGTTCGCCTGGCGACTCGACCGTAGATCGACTGACCTTCCACCTTCTTGGTCACGCTGACGTCAGCGGCGACCTGGTCCCGGATCTTCTTGATCTTCTCAGTGACTGTCTCTTCCATCAGTGCAGGTGCTCCCATATCCTAGCTAAAGAGTTGAACACTGCTTCCTTAGCCTCCGGTGAGACCGAGGCGTACTGCCCTCTAGCAAAGCTCGTACCGTTCTTGTCCACGCCACTTACGTCAGTCAGCATCATCGCTCCGTTAGTGTCGAGGATCTTCTTGACGTGCAGCCATGCCTCTGGCGGCATCCGCGGGAAGTCCTGATAGCCTGGGATAGTAGCAGGACCGGCGGGCATGATGTGCGTCCACTTCTCGATCTGGCTCTTCAGTTCCTCAAGGCTGTTGATTCCCTGTGAGGCGAACTGTTCCCTGATGGCGTCGGCGTTCACTGGAACACGCTGACGGCGATGCGATGGTAGACGCTCTTCAGTCTGTTGAAGATGATAGTGCCGATCTCGACGACGACGTCGCGGCAGAACGTCCACACTAAGGACCACGGCCACAAGAACATCCACGAGATGATTCGGGCCTTGAAGTCCCCGACGTACGGTGTAAAGTAAGATATGTTCAGGTCGTCGTAGCTAACGAGACCCCTGATGATGTTGTTATTTTTTTCCAAGAGCGTTTTGTCCTTCGACCTGACGCGCTCGAGCTCGTTTACCCTGTCTCTTACAAATTGATTTACATATTTGCCAAAGAGGCCGACTGGTGGATAGAGGACGCTAGTGTCATTCTTGTTGTCTCGCACCCACTGACGAGCTTTCCTCAGGTGCAGCCACCACTTGATCACGGACCACACCGCTCCTGCTATAACGTACAGGACTACATAGAGTGGAGCAGCCTGCACGAAGTTCCAGACCTGGGCCCAACCATTAAGGTACACGTACCCACACGTCACCGCCGCAATGAACACGACAAGCGGTGGCCAGTACTCGTACTCCATCAAAGAGATGATGATGAGACTAAACACTGCTACGATAGAAATGAGTAAAGAAAGGTTGTTCATCTAAAGAATCCTCCATTGCATAGAAGTAAAAACAGAATGGCATGCGTCGCGAAGGCGCTCCACGCGTTGTAGTTTCCAGCTTTAGGTTCCCCGTGAAGCATGATGTAGCCTATAAAATTGAGCGAGAGCCAGACTACTAAGATCCACTGGGGAAAGCCCCAGTCGCTAACGTTGATGCTAGAATTGATCACTGTTATGGGCGTCATTTTTCGTCCTCCGTCACGACCAGCTCGGTCGTCTTCTTGTCGTATACCACAGAAAGGTGCAGTATGTCACCAGGATTCTTCGCGAGGGCCCTGTCAGCTATCGAGGACTCGAGAGTGGACCTCAGCCTGCCGGGGAGACCTCGCGCGCCTGTGCGCGGGTCGTAGTTCTTCTCGCAGAACTTCTTGACCTCACCGTCGTGCACCGTGAAGTTGATGTTCTCCACCGAGTACGCCGATATGATCAGGTTCAGTTCCCTAGTGACGATCTTCTCGATCACCTCGACGCTGAGAGCGCTGAACTGGACGATGTCCCTCCTGCCGCCGAACCTGTTGAGGAACTCTGGGCGGTAGGTAGAGTCGAGCTCGGCCATGGTGCGCTCCTGGGCCTGCGCCACGGTGAGCTTCTTGTCGAGGTAGTGAGTCTGCCCGATGTTGGTGGTGCAGAGCACGTAGCAGTCCTCGAAAGAGACCACTCGGCCGACGTTGTCAGAGAGCCTGCCGTCGCCGAGGATCTGGAGGAAGATGTTGAAGACGTCAGGGTGAGCCTTCTCGATCTCGTCGAGGAGGAGGACGCACACTGGCTGGCGCCTGATGCCGTTCGTCAAGATGCCGCCGGCGTCGAAGCCCTCGTAGCCGGGAGGGGCGCCAATGAGCTTCGCCACGGCATGCTTCTCCATGTACTCGGACATGTCGAGCCTGAACAGAGACTTCTCGTCGCCGAAGAGGTTGACCGCGAGAGCCTTCGCCATCTCGGTCTTGCCGACTCCGGACGGTCCGGTAAAGATGCAGGCGCCGAGGGGCTTCCCTCGGGTGCGACGACCGATGCGGGAAGTCTTGACCATCCCGACCACGTGCTTCACCGCTTCGTCCTGCCCGAATATCCTGGACAGCATGCTCGGCTCGAGGTTGCGGAGCTTCTCGCGCTCGTCCTCGTTGAGCTTGTCAGCCGGGATGCCGGAGATCCTGGAGAATTCTGAGGTGACGTCACCGCCGGACAGCTTCAGGTTCTTGTTGACCTTCTCGACGAAGTCGTCGTGCTGCTTCCTAGTGTCGGACAGCGACTCCTCGATCAGCTCGAGCTTCTTCTTGATCTCAGCTTTAGCAGGGTTGTCGACGCCGCCCTTTCCCGCCAGCTTGGCGAAGGCGCCTATCGTCTTAGACTTGGCCCCGGCGGCCGCGTCGTCGAGGCGCTCGTCCTCGGTGTTCAGCTCGTCCATAGCCTTGATGTAGTTGTCCTCGGTGACGCGGAGTTTGGACGTCCAGCCGTCCAGCGCAGTCTTGTCTGCCGGAGAGATCTTCTCGTGTGAGTCCATCTTATAAGTGGCCAGCGACCGGTCGAGAAGGTTGACGCTTCGCGACGGCTGCGCCCTGGTGCTCGTCGACCTGTACTTGTTCGTCAGGGCTATAGACTGCTCAACGGCCTCGTCGGTGACGGCGATCTTGTGGTACGCCGCGAGCTGGTCGGCCGAGTCCCTCACTATGGAGCGGAGAGGACCGTCGTTCGGCTCGGCGATCTCCATCACGGTGAACAGTTCCTGCATGTCGGAGTGCGACTTGATGACTGAGTCGAAGTGGTTGTCCTTGACCTCGAAGATCACCTGGGTCTTTCCAGTCTTGATACAGCTCATGAGCGAGTTCACGAAGTGCTCGTGCCCGTTCTTGCAGGCGGTGAGAAAGTCGTTGTAGTCCTCGACGATGAGGATAGACCCGGAGGTCTGCTCGAGAGCGGTGATGATCTTCGACCACTCTGAGTCGACGGTGTTGCCGTCGCTCGACGAGAAGAGGCCGTCGGTGTCGAGCCAGAAGATCCTCTTGGAGGAGATGTCGAACGGCGCACCGTCAGTCTTCTTCCAGGCCCAGAGGCCGAGACAGATGGTGGAGCACCCGACGCCTCCCGGCCCGGTGATGACGATAGAGTTCGCGGCGCGCCTGGTCAGGATCGACGCCATCTCCTTGAGCTCAGCGTCCCTGCCGACGCAGCGAAAGTTAGGAGTGTCGCGGAGCTTGTCCGTACCCTTGATCATGTAGTTCATGGTGCTACCGCGACGAGAGGTATACGATGCCTAAGAATATGATCCCCGGTATGGCCAGCACGGCGACGTCCGGCCACGTAGTGGCTTCAGCTAACATTAACATTAACATCAATTTCCTCCTTGAGCTGGCAGTTTGGGTAGGCCTCCAGCGGTTGCCTTCTAGCTACGATATTATCATCTTTGACGCGCTTGTCAAGGTGTGCCTTGATGTCGTCTAACACACGGCCACACTCGAACCCTTTCGGACCGCAGAGGAGATAGGCACAGCACTCGTGTCCCATGCCTATCCCGCAGCGCTTCACTTCTTCTTTGGTGAGGAGGAGTTCCTTGCTCATCAGCGTGTACCGATGTTACCGAACGGGCTCTTCGTCTTCGCCGCGGCTTTCTTGTCAGCGACAGTCGTCGTTGCTGGCTTTCCGATCGTGTCGGAGTTCACGGCGTACGCCTTGCGAGTAGAATTGCGCACGGCCTCGGCTTCCTTCGCGATCTCGTCCATCTTGACCCGCATCGACTCGATGCCCTCCTTGGTGATCTCGGTGGCTGAGGTCACGACCTGGCCGTAGCCCTGAAGGTCGTCGATAACCTTGGACAGCGCGTCGGCCTGCTCGTTGACGCCCATGGCCTGACGGATGGCTTCCTTCTGCGTCACAGCGTTGGTCGACTGTCGCATCTGGTCCATAGTGGTTCTGGCCATCGCTGACGACTCGCCGAGAGCGGCCATGGACACCGCCTGGAGGACGGTGCTGAGCCTGTCAGCAACGCCGGCCACTCCCTGCGAGTGCAGGATGCGGGCCGTGTTCATGTTGTCGGTGTTGTTGTCTCGCATGCCCTTAACGCGGATCGCCTGGGTGGTGAGGTCGGCGTAGGTCGACATCGTGTCGACGGTGCTCGCGTCGACGGCCTTGATGTGCTGGTCGATCGAGAGCTTCTCGGACTCGCGAGTCATCTTGGCGATGGCGTCCTCGTCGGCCGGCCCTTCGGCCACCTTCTTGAGGAGGTCGCGGTTGTTGGCGTCGGCGGTCTTGAGCCCTTCCTGCATGATGGCGTAGACGCCGGTCATGGAGTCGTTGGCGTCGGCGAGGGACTCGATCTGGCCGTTCATCTGGGTCAGGTGGTCGCGGATGCTGCCGATGCGGGACTTAGAGGTCTGCACGAAGTTGAGGGCCGTGGCGACTAAGTTCTGCTGGCGCTCCTTGTGCTCCTCGGACGAGATGTCCAAGAGCTCGCGGAGCTTCGCCTTCTGCTCGGCGAACTCGGGGTCATCGTCCTCGGGGGGCTTGGCCGAAGCTTCGAGAGTGACGGCCTCGCCGTTGAGCTTCCCGAGCTGCTCGTTGTCCTGGGCGATCGCTGCCTCCTCCCGGGCGATGTCCTCCTTGACGCTCTGCGGCAGTCCGCCGAACCCGAACAGGCCGCGCTTCGTCTTGAGGGCGGCGATTTGTTTCTGCTTCTCGGAGATGCTGTTGCTGATGTCGCCGACCTTGCCGTCGATCTCAGCCAAGTTCTTGCGACGCTCGTCCTCTTTCTGCCTGTCCTCGACGATAGCTTTGAAGGCGTCGAGCGTCATGCCGGACGTGCGGAGCTTGTAGACCGCGTCGATGATGTCGGTGAGAGGGCCCATGCCGTTCTCGAAGTCGATGAGGCCCTGGTTCATCTGGGAGTAGGTGTCCTTCAGCTCGGAGAAGGTGCCGGAGTCCGTGAGCTGGATGATCTCGGTCGCCATCGTCTCGCGCACGTTCTGCAGGTACTCCTTGAAGAGCTCCTGCTGGGCTACGTGCTCGCGGGACTCCTCCTTAGTACCAGTGAACGTCATCAGGGAGGCGAACTGCTTAGCTTTCTCCTTGGCGGAGAGCTTCTCGTTGAAGAGCACCTGGTAGAAGGGGTTGCTCTCGATGTCGGCGAAGCGGGGGTCGGCCACTACTGTGGACGTCTGTGTCTTCGCCTTTCCTCGCGCCTTCTGCACGTCGGCGAGGATCTCGTCGGCGGTAGTCCTTAACTTAGTCTTAGCTGATGTAGCCATGTTACTCTCCTTCGTTTTCAGTTATTCTCGGTCGAGGGTTGTGCAGCCAACCGTAGTTAAGTAAGATCTCACCTCGCAGGACTCCCATCATCCTCTCGCGCTGGATTTTTTTGTCCATCGGTCTGGACCATCCGTCCGGGGTGAACAGCATGCTGCTTTCAAGGCCGGTAAGCTCCAACTCCTTTGCTGCAAAATCTCTGATATTATTAGGTAGATCGAAGACGTCGTCTGTAGTATCACCAGCAAAACCTTTTCCGTGCTTCAGCGCTGTCCATCCAGCTATGCAACAAGCAGTCCCGCAGTCATTAACTATAGCGTCCATTTCTTCCCGTGACCTATATCTCTTTGCTTGCGCCACTAAGACGTCGTGTGGAAATTTATTCTTGTCCTTGGGAAGGAACGTAGCCATGTCCACTTCCTTGTCGGCGATGAAGGTCGCCAGGTCGCACATCTTCTTATAGTTCATAAGATTCTCCTCTGAAAAGCCCTATACACTAATTTTTTTAGACTGTAAACAGAAAAACGGTCGTCGACCTTGTCCGCTATATGATAGTGTAGGGGACGGAGCTTCAGGACGACTTTGATTGCTTCCGCCGAGAGAGCCGTTTTCCCAGCGTGGATTAAACCCCCAAAAAAGGTGGCCGGGCGCGAGGAGTCTCGCAGACCCGGCCCGCGTTCCGGCCGAAGGAGGAGTTCTACCGGAGCGCGTTTTCGTTAAAGAGTCTTGACTCCCGGTGTGCTGTCGGTAGAGCCAGACTTCTTAGCAACGAGGCTCTTCGTAGCATCGGCCACGGCGATCGCGGTCGTTCCCGTCCACGCGCCGACGACAGTGTCGTGGTCCTCACCGTTAACGATGCGGATGGTCGAGACGATCACCTCGGGGAGGGCCTTCAAATCTTTGAGGATGATGAGGTTCTGACCGAGCTTGGCCCAGTTCTTGCGCATGGCGTCCTCACCAGCGCGGCCGGCGTGACTTCCTTCCATGACGACGACGTGGAAGCAGTTGTACATCCTGGACGCCGCCTCGAAGAGGGTCATGTAGTCCATGTCCTCGGAGACCGGTTCGTCGCTTCCGAAGACCGTCTGGATTTCCTGCTTGGTCAGCTTGGTCGGCATGTTCTCGTCGCCGACGGTGAAGAGGAAGCCCTTCTGACCGCGCTTCTCGAAGGCGTCAGTCTTCGTCTTGAAGGCCGCCATGTAGAGGGGCAGATCATAGGACTCGGTGTTGTTGCCGCCGCCGTTGCCGGTGACGTACATCTTCTCGAGCTGCTTCACAGCTTCCATGTCGGACTCGAACTGCGAGACCTGGAGAGCCCGGGCGCCGACGAACTTAACGTCGTCGAAGAACATAGTCATGATCGCGGGGTCCTCGACGGCTTTCTTGTCGACGAGCTCCTCGATGATGACGTTGAACTTTTTCATCGCCTCGTAGATAACGTCACCCATCGACCCGGTGCAGTCGAGGGCGAGGATGATCGGGAGCGACTTCGGGTTCAACACGGAGTCGCGGGCCTCGCGGACCTTAATGTTCTCCGGCTTGTGCCCGGAGTCGATGGTCGTAGACTTGAGGATGTCGTGGAGGCCCGTGGACGTCGCGTCCCCGCGCATCGTACTGTGGCTCATGTAGGCCGTAGACGAAAATCTTGAGTTACCCATAACTATTACTTCTCCTTCTTATACGCCTCCGCGGCCGGGTGGCCGAAGTCGACGAATTTCCTGACGCCGAAAGCGACCTCTCTGGCGCGCTCCCACTTAAAGTACTCCTGCACGGCGTCGTCGCAGCTCGGCGTGCTCAACCAGATGTCCATCGCTCGCGGAACGTCCTTGACGCCCTTGAGGCAGTACCTGGCGAGAGCCTTGACGCTCTCGAGGTCGATCCTAACATCAGCTCTCTTCTTTGTAAACAGCGAGTTTGGGACTGACGAGTGGACCCAGTTCGGGACCCTCTCTACTGTGGCGTTCCTAGGCTTGAAGAACCACCAACCTCCGACGACCTGGACGCTGTGCTTCTCGGTGTTGACGAAGACGTTCTGCGGGGTGAGGGCGAGGTGGACGATCTTCTGGGTGGACAAGAAGCACGTGAAGTCGCACAGGGATGACACGAGCCAAGCGACCGACCTTGGGTCCCACGGGCCCCACTTATTGACTACGTCCTCGAGAGCAGCAGAGGCTGCGTCCCTCTCTATAGTGACGAGCTGCTTTCCGTTTATCAGGGGGCTCTTGAAGAGTCGAGTCTCTACCGGGACGTACTTCCTAGCGTTCTCGAGAATGTTGTCCGGGGCGTAGCTGATGATGTTGTTCATCAGGTCGACGCCCTTTCTTACGAAGGGTTCGTTCGGGAGGACACAAGCTAAGTGCGTTTCGGACACGTACTCGTCACCGAGGTCGCCGTTCCTCTTCTTGAGGTAACTATAAGCTACAGCAGCCGACGACGTGGTGAAGGTGACCGTGTTCTCACCGAAGCCAGTCCAGACCCCGGACTCCATCTCCTTGACGGCGCGCTCCCTCATCTTATTTAAGTTCGTGAAAGCGTCATTAGCCCGAGGGTCCCTGGACCTGTCGGGGTGAACGACTTTGGCGAGGTTCTTGAACCTCACATCGACGTCTACTGAGGTGAGGCACCCGGCGAAGATCCGGTGTATCTCTGGAGAGAGTGCGGTGTCGATGTCTGTCATGATTCAGTGTCGCTTCTTTATGTCAAACTTCACTACCTTCAGTCTCGAGTCGACCTCTTCACCTCCGGTGTACTGTGAGATTACGCTGGTCGTGGTCGAGATGACTGAGTCAATGAGGTTAGCCACGTCAGTTTCACTGACCCCCTGGTGCATACAAGACTCCCTGAAGTTTAAGAGAGCCCCGACGAACCCTCCGACGATCCCAGCCTTAAGAGAGTCCGAGTCGATAACGCTACCTTCGTAGGACTCGAGGGCGGTGATGAACCCGGCTTGCATCAGCATCGACATCTTAAACTTCGGGTCTGTAACGTCGACCTTCTCGTCGTCGACGGATCCCAGGAGAACAGAGAGGTTCTTCCTGAAGCACGTTATCTCTCTCTCGTAGTCGTTCTGAGCCATCAGTGAACCTTTCCATTTGGCATGGTGACCGTCTCAAAGTCACCCATGGTCGTCCCCACCGTATCACCCTTCGCCTTCAGGGCGTCCATGGTGTTGATGGAGACAGTGGCGAGGAGCTCCACGATCATCTCGTTTGCATCTGCGTCGCTCAGTTCGCTCTGAGCGACGACGTTAGCTTTAATGTTGACAAAACACCCGACGAGCCCCGCGGCTACGCCCTTGACCAGCTCTTCGCCATTGACCTTCCCGTCGCTCCTCTCACCGAAGTCCTCGAGGGCGGTCAGCATCCCGGCCTGGACTAAGATGGAGAGCATGACGTTCTTCTTGGAGAGCGCCTTCTTCTTGTTCTCGTCAGTGAGCATTGAGAGCATGCGCTCTACAGTAGAAGCGTAGTCGTTCATCACAAATCCTCCAAAAAAATGGCCCAGGTGTTTTAAGCCTGGACCAGCGCTATATACTAGCTAGTTGGAGGTGTACACCTCTTTTTTTCTTCTCTCTAAAGTGGAAGATTGATCTTTCCTAGGAAGATTCCCTGTTCCTGGACCCTGCGGTTGTGAAGCTGTGGCGACACTTCTAGCGGAGTACCCGGTCCAGCCGGCCTCCACTTGTCCCACATCAGGAAAGCGGCGGCCGCTCCCTGTACGTCGCCGGCGTTGAGCTTGAGCGCGATAGAGGATCCAGCAAGCGCCCCGGTACCGACGTTCCAGGCGAAGATGCCGAGGGCGTCGAGTTGGTTCTGCGTAGGTTTCACCTTGAGTATCGATGAGAGGATGGTGTCGGACAGCTCGTTCATGGAGGTCTGGAACAGCGCGTCAGCGGCGGCTAGCGTCATCGTGGTGGCGCCGTCGATCTTCATTCCCTTGAAGCCGTCGCGGAAGCCGTAACCGACGTGCCATATTCCGTTGAGGTCGTAGGCTGCCGAGCGGAAGCCCTCCATCTTCTTGAGAGTCGCTTCCATCGCCGGGGTGAACCCCATCGAGACGTGAGGAAGTTCTTGCGGTGGCTTTGGTACCTGCACTGGGTTGGTTCCGACTGCAGGCCAAACTTTAACAGTCTGGTCGTGTCCCGAGTCGTTGATGTTGTCGAGCCAAGACTGCTTGTTTCCGGCGTTGACGCCAGGGCAATGCTTGTGAGTCGTCCGCGGGTCTTCCTTGTGAAGGTGAAACGTACTGTCCGACGCCACGTGACCGAGCATGTCGTACAGCGCTCGGATCGACTTGACGGCTACGTTCTTCATGTCGTCCGGGAACGGCTGGAGGTCGAAGTCTCCCACCATCTCCATTCCCCAGAACGTAGAGTTCCAGGACGGGGAGTGGGTTCCAGGTAGCCAGCCGGGCCAGACCGTGTGGATCATAGCCGGCATGTCTACGTTGCGAGCAACGTCGTGGTACGCCGGGGAGACCAGGAAGTGCGGGCCGCCGTTGAAGTGTCGAGCGACCCAGTCGACCGACATGTTGGTGATGCGCTGGGCCGGGGTGATCTGAACGCCGTGGGCGTCGAAGCCGGGAAACACCATCTTTCCGGTGTTGTGCAGGACGAGGCCGGTAGGACGCCAGGTTCCCATCTTGAGCGAGAGTTCATCCTTAACGTAAGTCACGAACTGTTCTACAGTGTAGGACTTACATAGGAGTCCGGACATTGAGGGCATTAGGAGCGCACCTCCTTGGCTTTTCCGAGGGCTATGGCCGCGGCGGCGTTCAACTCGTCGTTGGCCTTGTTAGCCGCAGCGAGGACAGTCGTCAGTTGCGAGTTCTTAGACAGAAGGTCGGCGATGACGTGTTCGTCGCGCAAAGCTGCCTCCTTCAGGATGTCTAGGTGTGCGAGCAGTTCTTTTATCGCGTCCATGTGTGGTGCCTCATTTATGATGGTGTTGGGGGGAGTGGTGACCACCTTCGTCTGTGCGAAGAGGTTATTCAAGATTTTAGTAAGTATTGTGTTCATGTTCAAGCTCCGACTTATTTATACTCGCCTGCAGCTATGACATGAAGTCATGGCTACAGCAGCTAAATAAACGGTAAGCATCAGTACAGAACAGAAAGAAGAGATATGATTAGGAGAGCACTAAGCAAGGTCAAGAAGTGGCGCAAAGTTCGTCAGAATATCAGCGAACTCCAGTCGATGACTGACCGTGACTTGGCTGACATTGGAATCAACCGCTACGACATCGAGCGCCTAGTGCTAGGCGACCAGCGGGACAGATAACTCGCGACTAGACGCGACAAAGCCCAGGATCGCTCCTGGGCTTTTTTTCGTTTACGACCAGATGGCGTGGCAGTCGGGGATGTGCTCGTCCTTGGTTAAAATGTGACCGTGCGTCTTCATGGTCCACAGATCCCAATCTTCGAGGTCGGACTCGTCAATGCGGAAAACACCAGCGACCCGATTTCCCGGAATCCCGCTCAGCGTGGCTAATACCCAGCGCCCACCTTTCTGAGCCCAGAGTGTTTTTCCTTCGAGCTTGTTCATGTCGTAGATCATTTTAATCTTCCTTTTTCATTACTTTACTTGGACGATCTTGTCGTCCTTCATCCAGACCTGGGCGAAGAACTCACGACCGGGTTCTTTCGTGAGGAAGGGGCGATGGGCGACGACGAGTTCGCCAGTAGACTTGTACTCAAGACCAAAGGCGCTAGTCTCAATATAGTTGAGAGGCTTCCCGATGCACTCCTTGAGTTCCTTCTTAGACTTATAACCAGTTACCATGAGCGTCATGTTTAGTTCCTCCATTGTGATTCTAAATCTACACCATCAGGATGAAGATGTCAACCGTTCCTTGGCGAACTCCTTGAGCTCGGCGAGGGTGTTGAAGGTGCGGGTATAGCGCATCCAAGTGAAGCCACCTTTAGCTTTCACCACTTCGGGGTCAGTGTGATACTTAGCGAAGCGGAGAGTCAGAGGCTTGTGATCGCCGGTCTTGACCTTCGCGGGAACGTACTCGTCGTCGCACCTGACGTCGAAGATCCAGTCGCCGCGCTCGTTCTCGGCGTGGGGCCAGCCGCGATTTTGAAAGCTGCGATAACGTCCGGTCGGGGCTTGGTCAGTGTGCCAGGTGATCTTCGTCATGATATTCTCTCCATTGTGATTCTCAATCTACAACATGAAGAGGAAGATGTCAACTACTATTTTCGGACAGCAAAAAGGACCAGGAGCTGAGCTCGACTGGTCCTAAATTGGAAGCGGGAGAAGGAGTTAAACCTTCCTCAAACGAGCTTATGAGACTCGCTGGATCATCGGATCGCTACCGCCAAAAATGGTCCCCACGACCAGATTCGAACTGGCGTCCAAGGATTGAGAGTCCGAGTGTCCTTCCGGTAGACGACGTGGGGATTAGTAGGGCGAGACTATCTTCCCTATTGTGCGTACTCCTTCGGGCATTATGCCGGATTTGCACTCCGGTTTCTCCCGACGTCCATCGACCTTTTGAGCCGTAGAGCAGCTGTGTCGCAGTTTTAGGTCATGCAGTAGACCGACGTACTCGAGCTCTCCGCCACCTCTGTCCACGCCAGTCTTTCAACTGTGAGTCCCCGCTAAGGAACTACGTAAACTCTTTGACGAACTAACCTCACCTTGCGGGATCAGTTAGACTGGATTGCTTGCGCCCCAGTTTTAGACACCTTTCACTCTAGTACCGAGATAGACTTTGCTGCACGGATTCGAACCGTAAAATCTTTTGTTCAATAAAAGATCACTTAACCACTAAGTGAGTTGGAACCTATTGAGACGTGCTATCTCAGTTGCGTCAGGACCTTTTGAACCCCAACATACAACACGCCTTCTTGCCTTTCACGGGCTACGCTACTGAGCACCTCTTCGCGAACCAGTCATCACTGCCAGGTTCAGCTTGAGAAGGGTCTCGCCCTCGGCAGCGAAGCCTCGGACTCTTTTGTGACCCCGGACGTTCTCGTTCAGATTCGGACGTTTGGTTAGTCAGCGCCGGCACCACCCGCTACGTTCCCAGCCACGGTGGTTCCCCTTGCGGGCCACTGGGCGACTGGTCAGTCTGACTCGTCGTTATGCTTATGACCCAGCCTAGCGGCTGAGCCGGGTGTTGCCACCCCGAGCGTCCTATCGTAAACGGGTCATCCTTGCGGTGATGTGCTCACATAGACATAGAGCACTTTGGGTCGATCACTCGACTTATCCTTGAACTACCCGAAGGTAGTCCCTCCTAGGCCTTGCGACCTAGACCGACGTCACGACGCCGGAGAACTATGTACTACACCAGGGACACGATGGTGTCAACCGTTAAGTGTAGAAAAAAACTGGTACCCCGTCTAGGAATCGAACCTAGTTTGCCTCCATGTCATAGAGGAACCTTACCATCCGGTTCACGGGGTATATTTGGAGCGAGCGAAGGGAATCGAACCCTTGTCCACACGTTGGCAACGTGTGATTCTACCATTAAACTACGCCAGCAAAAATTGTCTTCCTAATATATATCCAAGCGAAATGTACAAGTCAACCTCATCAGCGCTTATTTTTATAGAACCTCTTTCGTTGGTCACCCACTTAGTTCCAAACTGTGAGTTTTTCTTTCCTGTCCTAAGTTTTGCCTTAACTGACATTAGTTTTTTAGTTCGTAGTGAATGAGTTTTTCCTTTGAAACTTCTGCCATCTCTATGACTACCATCACTGATAGCTTTATTCATTTTCCTCTTGAACTCTGGATCCTTCTGTTTTTCTATCAGTGCAGCGGCTGCGATCTTGATATTTTGTCTAGATGTTTCTCTCTTTTTTTCAGTATTGCTGAGACCATTTTCGTTGACATAACCCCATCCGTTTTTACCGCCTGGACACAGGTTGTAGGTCGTCTCGTCGATCACCACGAGCTCCTTCTCCTTAGCATTCATATCTTGTTCATTGTCGAAGACGAACAAGATCTCCTTCACGAAGTTCTCAGCCCCGCGCTTCTTAATAGCAAGTGTGATAAGCTTCCCAGATCCCATGTAACCGTCTTGAAGATCTTTCGTCTGGTGCTTCCCAACGTAAGTCTTGCCGTTCAACTTGTTGGTGATGCGATAGATCGTGTAGTACAACGGACAACGCCTTCGTATAAACCCTGCTACAGGTTATTTATACGAAGGCGTTCTCGATGCTGCGGGACTAGGATTCGAACCTAGACTAGATGATTCAGAGTCAACCGTCCTACCGTTAGACGATCCCGCAAAAAACTCGAAGTGAACTATTTATACGGTTTTCCAGAAGTGTCAACCGGCTAGGAACACTTTATTCTCGCCACGTTCTCAAGTAGCAGGCAACTGCGTCAAACTCTAATTCTACTTCGTACTTGTCGACGTAGTAGGTGTCGGTCTTAATCTTAACCTTGGTGTCTGCGGGATAGACTACAGTACTCTTAGTCCTAGCGACTATCTTGCCGTCGTAGACGTAGATCACGACTTGACCTCTGGCGGTGTTTCAGCGTAGACGCAGGAGACGGTGACGCCGTCCCACTTGGCGCTAGGGTCGAAGCCGTTGTTTTTCGGGTTCGTCAAGAGGTAAAACTTAGCCTGTCTCTGAAGGCTCTGGGCCCTCTCAGCGCACTCCGTAGCCTGGTCCTCAAAGTTGAGGAGCGGATAGTCTTGTCGTTCAGACACCGCGTAGGGTTGTCCGGACAAGTAGAGGACGAGGAAAAGGTGCATCATCAGCTTTTGCTCTTAGCGAATACACTAGTGGCCGCCGCTATGAGATCCACACTGGAGTCAATGCTACCGACTGACTTGGCGGTGTTGGTCTCGTCGTAGTACGGGCCGTCGTCTTCGAAGAAGTTTTCGAGAGCGTTGAAGCCTATTTTACCATCATCGATGAAGTCGTAGACGCTGGAGGTTTCGACGTCGCGCCTGGTGAGAACCACTTTAATGTCGTAGACTTTATTGCTGTTATTTCTGCCGTCGCGCGCCTTAACCTCGTAAGTAAACTGTTTCTTTTCGGTGTTCACGTCTACCAGGCGCTCCTGGTTGATCTTAACGCTGTGACCGTGTTTGTCCCAGTAGATGTTCTCACTGAGCGCAAAGGGGTTCTTATAGTAGAGGGTACGGACGTCGCCGTAAGTGTCGATTGCCAGTTTTCCGTTAACGAAGATCTCGACGTCGAAGTTCGCGCGGCCGTCGGACACGTCGATGTTAAGGTGACGGATAGACTTCGTCGCCGGCTCATCGAACCTGTTCATCTCCTCGACGATGGCCTTGAGGGAGTCAAAGTTGAGCTTCTGTTGAAGGGTCGTGACCTTCACCAGGTTTTCGAGCTCGTCCTGGTTCTTGAGGTTGTCCTTGGCATAGTTGCGGACGAACGTCTCTGAAACGCCAGCGTACTCGTAGTGATAGAAGAGTCTGCCGGGGCGATTGATAAAGTTGTTGTTGAGCAGTACAACCTCGTTCACCGTGAGGATGAACAGCTTCTTGGACGGAAAGACGCCGTCGAGCAGGGAGAGGATGTGTACCTGGTGATCCCTGTCGTAGACTTTCTCGAACTCGTCGAAGATCACCACGCACGGGTGGTTGATGCTGGAGATGAAGTCGTTGAAGCTAGGACCGTAGTACTGCGCGTTCACCAAGATGGTAGGGACTTTCTCCTTAGCTAGAAGCCTGGACACCAGCTTCGCCAACATAGTCTTACCACTGCCCTTCTCTCCGGTGAGCAGGACGCCTGTAGCAGCTTTGCGATCGTTAAACGTCTTGATGAGCCTCCTCGCCCTCTCCTCTACGTCGTCGTAAATCTTCGAAGGCAGGTCGAACTGTGAGACTTCTGTCAGAAAAAACCCTTCGTCAGGGTTAAACTCTACGGCGTAGACGCACGGTGGAAGGGCCTTGCTGACGCTGACCTCGTGCCTCGAGATCTTCGTCTTCCCGTCTGAGTTGATAAAATAGGAGTTGTTCATAGTTCATTTCCTCATGATAAAAATGGTGTTTCCCCGCGGGTTCGAACCGCGCTCTCCCGGGTGTAAACCGGACGCCTTCACCCAGCTGACCCGGGAAACTTGTACTCTCTGCGCTTATTTATTTCGTCTAAGCGTCGGCGTCAACTGGAATCTTCTTCTCCTTCTTTGCTGTCTCAAGGATCTTCTCGAACACTGAGATGTCCGTCTTGATGTCAGTCTTGATCACCTTCTGGAAGAAGTGGGCGTTCACCCAGTTCTCTGGGTTGGTGTCTCCCTTGAAGTGAATCCAGAACTGATTCTCTTCGTGGGATTTGTCTTTTAGACGATCGTCCATAGCATCAAGGGGTAAGATCTTCATGAGATCGTCTATATGAGTGACGCCGTCGATCACGTACTGCCTGCCAGAGTACTTTATCATGAACATGAGTACTTCAAACGGGCTCATCTTTTGAGCTGAGCCATTTGGTATCTTTCCGACGACTTCGTCCCCAACTACTAGGTTACACTTCATCATGCAAACTCCGTTATCTTAGTAGTGTTCCTTTTCAGTATGTCCATGAGCATTCCCATCCCCACGTCGCTTCCTTTGTCGACTACCTTCTCGAAATAGACTGAACCGAACCAGTGGTGACCCTCGATCTCCTTGAAGCGCGCATAGACGGCGTCATCTTTGATGAGCATACAGTTGCGGTAGATCTTCTTCAGCTCGCTGACTGTGCGAACCTCACTGACCGTAAAAACGTCACCCTTGTTGAACACGCATCCTAGCTGGTCTGTGTGCGAAATCTTGCACACCACCTTGTCTCCATACTTCCAGTCGATCATCCGCTGTCTCCTCAATAAAGCTTCAAGTGCTTGAAAGTCCCGATCTCGGTGTCCCAGATCGGGCCGATTCCTATGCACGTCAATGTTGGTTCCTTAAACACTGTGCGCCCGCTGTCAACTACTTTTCCGCAAGGAATCTTCATCTGGACACATGCGTCGAACACCTCGTTCAGCGCGTCTTCAGAGTCAACACCGAGGACGATCTTAGCCTCGTTCCCGTCTCCCGAGAGATAGTTCTGGAGCAGCTCTGCAGGGAATGACTTAGAATGCTCAGCCTTAAGTATCATCCTCACGGCGGCGTGACCGACCTGAGCTGCCAACTTTCCGGGAGGCATTTCAAGGTCGCGCCTGGCGACTATGTACATCCTACTGCTCATTTTTCTCTAGCCCCTCGCGATACAGCGACTGCTCTCCACTCCTCGCTGAGGTCATAGTGGGGAACACCCTTCCTCGACTTCTCGAACCAGCACTTCTTAACACCGATCGAGAGAGCGAAGTCGTGGAGCTCATCGACGCTGTCAGCAGTGAGGTGACAGTACTTCTTGCGACCGTTAGGTCGTCGGTGTATAGCTGCGTCGACATAAGTAGTCATGATTTAGTGCTTCGTGTCGGCGATCTTCTTCACGTTCTCCTGAATTAACTTCATGAGGTCTTCGGCGCTAGTGATGTTAGTGGCGTCGATGTGCACCACTTTGACATTTTCATCTTTCGACGTTCCTTTTGGTTTCTTAACTATCCCGGCGAGAACGTCTCTGATGGCGTTAATATCTTTGTTGATCTCTTTAGTGGATTTCGCAGCGTGTATCGACTGTTGAACCTTTTCAGCGTGAAGGTCGAGTACCTCTGCGATGAACGGGGCTTCTTTCTCGTGTTGAACCGCAGCCTTAGACATGAAGAGAAGAATACCGTCGAGCAGCTCCGACGCGCACTGCATGTGCTTGCGGAGATCGCTCTCGGACCCGCTCTCAGCCTTGAGAACGTCTAAAGCTCTATCGTGGAGACGGGTCATGTCGTCCATACTAGCAACAACTTTCTTGATGTTTACCATCCGTAGTCTCCTAAGTTTTCTAGAGACCTACATACACCAGTCTTCTCTAAGTGTCAAATGCTAAATAAACGATGATCAGCACTTTTCTAGACTTTATGACTGAGAACTTTCGCTTTACGCTGAAGTATCACGAGAGGTTGAACCCGAAGCTCTGGAGCAAGAGAGGGTGGCTGAAGGACGACGTTCACGAGAAGCTGCTGACCCAGGCTGACGGTTTCATCGCCTTTTGCGAGATTCCAGAGAATCAGGTCAAGGACGTAGTGATCACCGGCGGGAACGTAAACTACAACTACACCAAGTTCAGCGACGTCGACGTTCACGTTCTAGTAGACATGAAGGGACTGGACTCCGAGGAACTCTATGACAAGAAGGTCGCCTGGAAGAACGAGCACGACGACGTCGTCGAGGGCTATCCCGTCGAGATGTACGCCGGCGACGCTTCCGAGGAGCACCCGAAAGGGCAGGGCTTCTTCTCCATCAAGAATAGTAGATGGGTCGAGTACCCGAATCACATGGACCGGGTCGACGCGCTGGAGGACAGGTTCGTGATCGAGAAGATCCAGCACGCCATCCACTTCATCAGGTTCCTGGTCAGCAAAGGCACGCTGGACGAGATCGAGGACTACAAGCACAAGCTTTTCCAAGCGAGGTCCTCTGGGCTGCACGACGGCGGCGAGTTCTCCCCGGAGAACGTGATGTACAAGGAGCTGCGCAACCGCGGCTGGATCGACAAGCTCAACGCCAAGTATCACTCCCTGAAGTAGTTAATTCAGGTCGATCTTGATGCGCTGCTGTTCCGTTCCGTTCCAGTCGGTGGAGACGCCACACTCGTTCAAGACCTTAACGATCTCACTTCCGTCACCGCCCCAGCTCAGGTTGCACTTTCTATTGCGATCAAGCCGTTCGGCATCTTGCTTGTGGTAGAAGACGAACTTCTCAGTTCCTTCAGGAAGCGCGGCCAATGCGCAGCTGCTGCAGCACCAGAAGCGCTGCTTAGCGGCGTACCCCTTCTTACGGAGCTCGCGAAATGCTTTGTTTAAGTTTGTCATGATAGTTCCTCCAATTGTGATTCTAGATCTACCACAATGTGAAGAAGATGTCAACCGTCTTTGGAGATGATCGTAGGGCTCGCAAAGCCCCTTGAGAGATGCAGCTCTCGTACTCACCGTGCACTGATGAGGTGCCATGTTCCGTGTCCATACGTTGCAATTGACGCTAAGGATCACGGAACGCTTGCACTACGACTATTAGACACTAACCCAATTTCTCGGAAGTGTCAACTGCTAAATGGTACAGACTGTTGGATTCGAACCAACGCTTAGTGACTCACAATCACCCGTGCTACCGTTACACCACAGTCTGCTTATTATGGTCCCCGGGATCCCATCGCAAGGATCACTCAACTGCATCGCCGTGAGCCCGCTCGGCTCGGGGTTATAAGTGGTGCCCGCAAGAGGAATCAAACCTCTCTCTGATGCTTACGAGGCAACTGCATCGTCGCCAATGCTTTGCGGGCATAGATTGGTCAGCGTGGTTGGATTCGAACCAACGTTCAAGGATTCCGAGTCCTTGGGATGAAACCAGACTCTCGTACACGCTGTTATTCTTTGGCCCACGCACAAGGGAATTGAACCCAAGTCTCCAGTCGTACCGCTGTCGCTCTACCGTCGAGCTCTGCGTGGATAAAATTGGTAGTCAGTAAGAGAATCGAACTCTTGTTTCACGCCTATCAAGCGCATGCCCTGCCATTGGACGAACCGACATCATAGAGTATAGGTCACCTGGGAATCGAACCCAGTAGGCGGATCAGGCCTGTCTCCAATCAACTTCACCCTCGGTCCTGAGCACCACACCAGCGGGCGTGGAGGACGGGTATCGATCCCGTCGGTCTTGCGTCCTAGCACCTCGGGTTCCTACCCCTCGGCCCGGGGATCGAACCCCGGAGTATGTGACCTATGTTGGCGCTACGGACGGGAGTCGAACCCGCTTCCTTCCGGTTGACAACCGGGTGCTCTACCGTTGAGCTTCCGAAGCACGTAGTGGTGTCCGCTCTTGGACTCGAACCAAGATCTCTGGTTTTTCGGGCCAGCGCTAAGACCTCATCAGCTAAGCGGACTAATTTGGTAAACCCAATCGGATTCGAACCGATGTCTCAAGGATTAAGAGTCCTGCGCCTTCACCACTGGGCCATGGGTCTATAGTGAAACTGTCTCCTTCTAGGATGGTGCCGGCACAGCGAATCAAACGCTGGTCTGTCCCGTACCAAGGGACTGTACTATCACTGTACTATGCCGACTTTATTATGGGATGCACTACGCCTTGACCAGATGAGCGTACGCCGGGATTCATTGTGCGGTATGGAACCGCGTCCGACCTGACTAGTGCATGTAACGAAAAAACCCCGGAACTTTCGTCCCGGGGTTCTTGTTCGACGGTGAGGTTTTTAGCTTTACCTCACCTTGACCAACAGAAACCCAGGACTCGCCGTTGGATCTGTATGATCCTTCGGGGTCTTGCTAATGGGTTTAAAGTTAATCATATTCTTGTTCCTTATAGTAGCTATTTAGGCTGCAATGCTGGCGATGTCAACTGTTTTTTTGCTAATCTTTAACTTTTTTTCGCGGACCTTGCCGGTGGACTCCATCCACGTCTCGATCTGCTTGAGGACGTCGTTGAACTTCGCTCCGTAGTTGCCGCCGTACTTGTGAACGATCTGGGCGATCCTGTTAGGGTTCGCTGGGTTACCGGCGAGAGGCTGCTCGATCTTAGAGTAGGGGTAGCTCTTCAGGTACCCGTAGGCGATGAGAGCGCTTCGTGCTTCTGAGGCTACGTCGTTCTTCCGGTGCTCGTAGAGTCCGAGGCGGATAGCAGCTCCTGTCTCGGTAACAGTCTGTCGCTCCCATTCTCCGGTGCGCCTGTTCCATCGCTTGGACTTGAACTTCTTCTCCTCCTTGCGGATGATGCGGGTCTCGGCGGCGAGCGACATGATCTTAATCTTGATATACGTACGCATAGGTTTCTCCTTTTAATGCGCTTCTAGTTCATTACTACGTTAGTTCCAATAGAAGCGGAAGGAGGACCTGTTGCCTCGTATTCAATATGTGTTGAAAAGGTTTTTCATACCTTCTATTTAGGCCATCTTCGGTTGATTGTCAACAGCCTCTTCGGCATAATCTTCGTCGGTGTACCAGCGAGCGTGCTCGTAATTCCAGTGGCGCCCGTCGTAGATCTTGATGTTGAAGAAGAACCATAGCACATGCAGCATGAAGCCGAGGCCCCCGTGGTCCACGCCGATCCACTGGGTATCGACCTCCACCTCAAAGAGGACGCTGGGCTTGAACAGGGAGATCTGGACCTCGAGACTCTTATTCTTCGTGATCCACCACGTCCTATAGAAGATGTCACTCGACGACCGGACACCTTTGAACTTGTACCACGGGTTCAGGACTCTAAGTCTAGCCCAGATCACTGGTGCACCTCGATTGAGTCGATCATTCTGATGAGTTTAATCCAGTCCATTCTGGTGCGAAGCAATTTTAACTTGTTCCACCTCCCAAGAGATGTTGGGATTGCATGATAAGTAAATTTCTTTCCAGTCCAATCGACCCAGATCTTGTCAAATCGTTTTGAGTTGACCAGCGGCCATGAGTGCCACGGCACAAAATAGCGCAGCGCACTCCAGTCTTCAACACTTAGCATCACACCTTCGGAAGAAAGGCTCGCAATCTTGGCTTCCCATGTTTGAGGTTTCACAGCCACTAAAGTTTATGAGTTCGCGACCTCGAGTGCTTTTCGCTTGATGTCTTTAACAGTCTTGCTTATGTTCTTTGTGGAAGAGGGTGCCTTCTTGGCGATCAGCGCCCTGATACGTTTGGCCACGTTGAGTTCTGCCTGATGGCCGATCGTGGCTCCATCGTACGCTCGTTCATGGAACAAGTGTCTCGCCTCGGTCTCTGTAAGGCCAAAAAATGCTTCGATAGCTTTCCAGCTTTTATGGCCTGCGTAGCATGGTTCAATGCTCGTCTCACTGGCATCAAACATCAAGTTGTCAGTAGCAAATTCGCCGCTTAAGCAAGCTAAGCCAACTGCACATGCCGACGTGTGGCAGATATTTTTTCGACGGTTCCAAAATGGGCCTTCTGTTTTAACTTTACCTTCGGTCCATTCGGAAAGGTTAAACTCCAATCCCAACGCAGCTGCTTTATTGTTTTCGAGCAGGGTGGCTAACCGTGAAAGGCGATTTGCTTTGAACATTTTACTTCTCCATTGTTAAATCTTGTAGATCACCAGTGCACCAATTTGTCGATGAAGTAGACGATCGCGATGACGCTAGCTGAGACGCCGAGTGCTGTAAAGACTGGATTAAGATCGCTCATCTGTTCTTTTCCGTGATGATGAGGCGCTTTCCGCCCCAGAGCATCTCTTCGTGCAGGTCAGCTGGGTTGTACAGCGTCACGAACTTCTCATGCTTCCACTCATTGGTGGCTTCGTCCTGACCCTGAACCTCTACGACCACAACGTAGTTGTTGCCGTCGGCGTTCTCGATCCTTACTTTTTTCGTCATGTTCTTCCTTTCATAGTTGGCGGCCCTGGCGGGAATCGAACCCGCGGTCTGGAGATTGAAAGCTCTTGCTTTGCCACTTAGCTACAGGACCTAATTTATTGCCACCGCTGAAGGGCGGACGAAGACGTGTGTCACGAGCTCGCCGTACTGCCTTACAGTGGCGACGTACGTCAGGCCCTCGTCTTTTGGGAAGTCTGCTCCTCCGACTATTACGACAAAGTTAACAGTCTCTTTCTCTGTGATCGTGTCGTCCACGATGAACCACGCCACGATCTCCTCTTTAAAGCCAGTGTCAGGAATACCAAGTTTCGCTTGAACGCTGAGCAGTTTGGAACCGGCCGGAACCTCGACCTTTGCGTCTGCGCTCAGGTTGTACGCAAAGATCTTCATGCGCCGAGCTCCGCCAAAGGAACGCGTTGGATGAAGCTCAAGTGGACGTAAGGCTTTTGCACCGGCTTATAAAAGATGTCCACGTTGAGCTCGCCTCTGGCTAGGGCGTCTAGACCATTGTTGGTCTCATCACAGAAGATGACGTACTCGTAGATCAAGCCCTCGCGCTGCATGCGCATATACTTGTCATGAAGATCGCCTAGTATCTTCTTGAGGTCGTCCTTGACGGACGACCGTCGTTCCGACGCTAGGAGGCGTGGGGCCGTGTAGGCCAGGGCGAGGGTCGCCATGGACCCGATAAAGAATTTACGCCTGCTTAAATTCATGACGAACTCCATAACAAAAATTTGGTGGGCCCGTGAAGAATTGAACTTCTTGCCTGCAAGAGGAGAGCGTTTACAGCGCTCCGGTGTCACCAAACACCCTTACGTAACGAGCCCATATTTGGTTGCGTAGAGAGGAATCGAACCTCTGACCGCTGGGGAATGAACCCTGCAAGCTACCACTGCTACACCACGCGTTAAACTGGTCAAAGCTATTTATACTAACTTCGGGAAGGTGTCAACCGTGAAGTACTCGCGGCCGTCGCCGTGTCCGAACACTCTTGGGTCCTCGTGCATCTCGATGAACGCGTGATAGTGAGGAAGCAGGTCCAGGGTGATCCGGTCGATGGCCCAGGTCTTCCCGTTTCGAGTCCTCAGCTTTATGAACTCGATCGCGTCTTCGCGGCTGACAGGGACACTCTTCTCGAAACTCGTGGTCTCAAGGTCACCTTCGTCCTGTGGACCGAACAGCTCGCCGGAGACGCTGACGTTCCTGAACTTCTGCCCAGAGAAGTAGATCGGCCTGAATGACACCTCATAGCGGAGGGTGTTATGATTCCAAATATATGCTCGGGTGATTATTCCTCTTACGAGGTCAGTCTCTCTCGGTGACGAGAACGCCGGGAGAACTGAGCTTAACGCCATCGCCGCGATCCCTATCAGTAAGTTTCTTCTCTTCATGATAAACTCCGTTGTTTCTAGTCCACTGGTAACCGAATTTCTCCGTGAGGTAGGCGATAGCCTGCCACTCTTCAGGAGCGTACTCGCTGTCCTTCTCGAGCACGATGGTGTCATTGATGACGACTATCTCGTTCCTGTAGAGGAAACTCGTGGCCGCTTCTTCGCTGTCGAACGTCATGTCAGCTCCTTGTAGAGTCGCTCGATCCTGCCGAGGAGCTCGTCCTTGGGGATCACCTTGGAATAGGGGCAGTAGGGAGGAGACTTGACGTCCCTCACTACTTTGGCGGCTGACTTGTCTCCCATCTTAAGTAACGCGGTGATGCAGCCTTCAGGACCGGGGAGGACTCGATGGAACGCGTCCCTGTTCATCCAGTACGTGCTTCCTTTAGTCATACGCGTCGAAGACAGCAAGAGAGGTTCGTTGACTTGGTGAACGAGAACGTCCTCGTCTGGTTTACCAGGCGCGCACATGGTCTCGTACACCCCAAGACCCTCTGGTTCAGATTCCATCTCAAACATCCTAGTAGTTACCTGGTACACCTCGTTGCCGAGAGACCCACCGATGATCTCAGAACTGAAGTTCTGTCGATGACTGTGAACCTCTTCGGGCGGAAGCGTGGCCCCGAGCTCTGGGTCGTAAAAGTGCATCGCTGCTCCCCAACCCAAAGGCATATCGGTAAAGCGAAACTTGATGAAGCCGAGACCGAAGTAGAACGGCTCTTCTCTGTGCTGATGATCTAAGAACTCTTCGAAGGTTTGTGGAAGCCCACCCACCGGTACCCTAATGATTCCCACGTCGTCCTCCATGATGATGGTATCGCCTGCTGGAGTCGAACCAGCCTATCGGGCTTATGAGACCCGCGCTGAAAGCCGATCCAGCACCAAGGCGACACACTGTGTGTCGAGGCTATTTATTCTAGTCGTCGGTGAGTGTCAACAGCTAAGGCTAATGAGTTGCTTCGCGTAGTTCTTGACGTAGGACTCAGCGTTCTTCATCGAGCGCCAGTCTGACGGGGTCGACGGGAAAACCACGACCCTGGTGTGACACTCGGCCCGAACCATGAGCCACATCTTTAGGGAAATGTGGCCCGACTTAGTCTCTGAGACGGAGTAGTCTCTCCCGTCCCAGTACTTCGTCACGATGACTAGAATTTGTTTCTCGATCTTGCGGTGCATGATCAGTTCCTCCAATTGTGATTCTAGATCTACCACATCAGGAAGAGGTTGTCAACTACAAATTTATGATGAGAGGACTGTACTGGTCAAAGTTGGCCTCCCCGGGATAACCCCTGGGATGGCAGATAACCCTGGTCCTTCCTATCATGTAGTCGCACGAGTCGTGGGTGTGACCGTGGATCCAGAGGGTGGGTGGGTGCTTCATGTCGAGGATGAAGGCGTCTAGCTCGTTGTGAAAGTACTTGTTGTAGGGAGACCCGATGAACCTTTTTGAGGCGCCCCGCATGGACGGGGAGTGGTGGGTCACGACCACGTCAGTAGGGTTGTTCGCGATGAACGCCAGGTCGGACTCGAAGCACGATCGGTAGGACGGTTCGTCGTCCCCGGCGATGTACCTGGTGTCCACCAGGCCGGAGTCGTACCCTTCCCAGTCCGTTCCAGTCATCTTGGTCCACAGCGTGGCGCCCGCGATCCTGAGCTCGTCGGACTTGCCTATGTTTCGCCACGCCAAGAACTGACCGTCGCCGGGCTTCGGCATAGCGCTGCCATAGTAGTCGTGGTTACCCATCACTGAAGCGTACCCTGCCGGGAACAGCGATCGCCAGTACTCGCGCATCTCTGGGTGCGGGTGAACGTCGCCAGCGTCGATCGCGTGCATTCCTTCGCTCTCTATCGTCTTGAAGACGCCGCCGCTGGTCCAGTCGCCTACGATCCCACTGTCGTGGTCTAGGTGAACGTCGGAGAATACCGCTAGCTTCAACTAAACATCGCCGCTATGAGCGCTAGGAGACCGACCACCAGTAAAATGGCGATCACGAGGGCGAACCCGCCGTAGAATGGTAGGAGGACTAGCCACCAGGACCAGTCGATGTACCCAGTCAGCTTCAGCACCACGAAGGCGACGCCTAGTAGCCCGAAGACCCCAATGCCGCCGCCACCGACAGTGTTGTTGTTCTCACTCATATCAATACTCCTTTAGAAAATTGGTGCTCTGTGTGAGACTCGAACTCACAGGATGACGATTCTGAGTCGTCAATGTCTACCATTTGCATCAACAGAGCCTTCATTACAATTTGGAGCGGGGTACGAGACTCGAACTCGTTTCTCCAGCTTGGAAGGCTGGTGCACAGCCTATGTGCCAACCCCGCTTTATTTTGGTGTGAGTGAGGAGACTTGAACTCCTAGGACCGCGGCTCTCGACCGAGGATGTCTACCGATTGCATCACACTCACGTGATTATAGTAAGGGCCGCCAGCTGGAACTGACACTTCACACCGAGGCTTCCAGACCTCGGATATATAACCTCTCCACTCCGGGAGAGACCCTCTTATTGGCTGAAAGAGAAGGACTCGAACCTTCATTTGCCTCATTAACAGTGAGGGGCATTACCGTTATGCTATCTTCCATCATATATGGAGCGCGGAGGTGGATACGAACCACCACAAACCCCGTTGGGGTCGCTCTTCATTTAAGCTACCCGCGCAAAACTTTGGTATGCGGTCAGGGACTCAAACCCCGTCGAGGCTCCTGTCCGGAGCAAATGATTTATAAGGTCACTCTACACGTTCCGTGCCACCGCATATTCTATTGGTATATATACGCCTCACTAGCCAATGTCAACCGTCTCTGCGCTCTTTTTTCCAACTTCTTCGGCGTGGTGCCAGACACCGCGAACGGGATCGCGTTCCTCCACGATCTTATAGATCTTGCCGTTCACTCTCTCTGTCCAGCGCATGACGCAAGGGCAGAGCGGGTCACTACCCTGTGGACCCATGCAACCGCAAGCTTCGCTGATAGGTCTCGGCCTAGAGAGAAACTGTCTAACAGCTTGAAGTTGATCGGCGGTCTCTGTAAGTATACTATTCATTGTCGTTACCCCAGTCCAGCCGCTTAGGACTCAATATGAACCACATGTTGACGAGAATCCAAAACAGCACGAACAGCATTGTGCCAGGTTCATATCCCAGATTAGTGCTTGGAGGAAAGCCGCCGATGCACAGGTCTCGCGCTGCCTCAAAAGCGACGGCTGCGTCTATGATCACGCACAGGACCCACATGACGTCACGGGTTGTTTTAGCTACAATCTTAAGCATTTCTAAACTCCTCTTCCTTAGTTCTTTATCACCGTCAACTGCGATTGTCAATAGAGAGGCCCTGAACACCGGGGGCGGGTGACAGGGCCTCAATCCACGGCTCCACGATTCGGGAGCCTATCACGGACGGGGGAAAACGAACTAAAGCCCGCCCGAGATCCTAGCGTTGTTAAACGGTCTCGTCGTGAATCTCTGAGACCTTGCGACTGACAATCATGAAGGCTTCAGAGCTCTCGACTGGCGGGACGTTGGTCAGCAGATTCTTCCACACTTCGTAGAACACCTCGGCGTCAGACATCAGCGCTTTCTTCTCTGAGAGAAGAGCGAGGTGCTTAGCCATGCCATAGGCCTGGACTGCGAGGTCCTTGCCAGTGATCTTCTCGCGCTCGCCCTGCAGCATCGCGATCTTGGCGCGCTCCACAGCTTCACGGATGGACGCCGGTGTCTGCCCTTCGAGCGAGTCGCCAGCCTCCTTCAGATCTTCAGCGGAGTCGAGAAGAGCCCCGGCGTACTTGCGGAGGAGCTTCTCGACGGTGGCAGTGTCAGGGAGTTCGAGTGAGATGATCGCGTCAAAGCGGCCTTGGCGTTGGCCTTGTCTCGTGCCGCGATTCGAACAGCCTCGGCCGCCTTGAACGTGTCGTACGACTCTTTGATCGAGCCCACGAGCCCGGCAATAACCACCGGCTGGACGAGGATCAGGTTGTCGCACCCGATCTTCTTGGCAACATCCTTCTTGTAGTAGCGCCACATTGCAACCTCGTCGTCGGTCAGGTCGATGCCCTCACCGTCGTCCATGATGTGATAGTTGTAGTCGTAATCACCATACTCGCCAGTAGTGGCCGTCTCGAACACCTTGAAGATGCGGTACTTTCCCATGATCACACCAGCTTTTTCGGGTCAAAGTCCGGTGGCGTCCATGATTTCTGCTTCGCCGCCTGAACCTTGCCGTCGAGCCAGTACTCGCGCCAGACATCTCCGGACTCTTCGCCATCTCCGTCAAGCTGGAAAAGAATCTTCGGCCACTTCTTAGAGAGAGCTTTCATGTTCTCGCCGTGATCGTACCACTTAGCCTCGTCGAGATCCAACACGTGTGGGGTTGTACGATGCTCGTGGAACTGGTAACTAGTGATGGCCTCGAGCTCGAGCTTTATGCGCATAAACTCGTCCTCCGAGTTGTGGACCGTGTGGCCTTCTGGCATGTGATTCATGTGAAGCTTGAATTTTGTATAGTAACCCATGCGTATAAACTCCTAGTGTGAGAGACCGCTAGCGATCATCCCGATGAAGATAAGGCCAAAGGCCAGGGTGAACCTGCCGGCGAGCATGGAGACCATGACGCCGGCAAATGTTGCGTAAATTACGAAGGTCATTTCGCCATCGCGCAGGCTATGGCCATCGCCCGGTGCTTGAGCTTGGACCCGGAACCGTAGATCGCCGATTCTGCGCGGTTCTCGGTGGTCTTGCCCATCTCGTGGTCGACGATGTAGGTGACCGCGTTGAAGAGGTTCCAGAACGTACCGGGAGCGAGGTCGTGACCTGGCTGAGTCTCAGCGAGCTCGATCGCCCGCTTGAACTGCTTACCGGGCTGGTTCTTCTTCTTGGCGTCTGACGTGCGAGGGAACACCGTGGAGAAGAACTCTTTCATCATCTCGGGGGTGTAAGCTTTCGCGGCCAGGAACTTAGCCTGCTCCTGGTAGATCAAGACCTGCTCGGCGGCGACTCCCATCATCTTCATGACTTCGTTGGTGTCGAACTCTCTGCGATGGTCGATCTTGGCGACGTTAGCAGAGATGTTGCGTGTCATCCCGTTAGCGCAGACCAGGCGTTCCGAGTGCTCGTCGATGCGGATGCGCCAGCCGTAGCGATGGGGGTTCGTCAGCATGATGTAACTGTCAACAATGTCGTTCTTGACCACTTCGTAGGTCTTGTACTTGGCCTTGATCCACACCAGTTCGCCGTCATGATAGCTTCCGGCGGAGTGCATGCTCATATCTCCAGCGGCCGTGAAGCCGTCGAAGAGAGAGAACGCTTCGTGGTTCTGAACGTGCTTCCAACCAGACGTGATAGTGGTCAAGAGCTTGTTGTCCGAGTCGCGGAAGAGACCCTTGATAGGAATCTTCTCCTGCTTGGACTTGATATTCACGAAGGCCTGACGGGCAGTCACCGTCCAGTCAAGCTTCGCCTTCTCCATCAACTGGGTAGGCGTGAGGTCGGCGTTAACGGCCGCAGCTTTCGCGCGAACCTTGCGAATGCCCTCAGCTTTTTCAAGAATTGCAGTCGTATTCATTTTAGTCCTCCAGTCCGGGTGATTCCGGCATTACGATACTTCTACTACATTACGTAGAAGATGTCAATCTAAAATTGTAAGAGTCGACAGCTTGAATATCATGTCACCGTTGTCGACCGTGTAGCCTCCGTCAGCTTGCACGTGATCCTCCCATTCAAGCTCGAAGCCAAGAATTTCATCTACGTGGCTCTTAGCCAGCTCTATGTTCTGGTGTACAGTGACGTCGTCAAGATCTTCATCGTCAGCGTCGTAGCAATGAATCTGGCATACTATAGGATTACCCTGAGCGGTCATGTTTAGTTCCTCCAATTGTGATTCTAGATCTACTACAACATGAAGAAGATGTCAACCGGTTATTTTAGGGGTTTTCGGTGACACAAAAGTCCAGACTGTGCTTCTCCAAGCACTCGCTCTGACTTGACGAGTCGACTAACATGATGACGAGAGCGCAAGCTAACAGGATAGCGGCGGCAATATATTTCATAAGAAGTTCCTCCATTACATAGTAAATATACTACCACATAACGCTAAAGAAGTACACTAGAAATGAAACGCTGCCTAAATAGATGGTAAACCAACGGTTAACGGAGAAGCACCGATGTTCGGACACGAGAGTCCACCTGGCGAAGCCTTCGTCGTCCTACGGGCTATAGAAGAACTCGATAAGAAGATCAACAAGATCCACGGGCAACTCCACCTACTAATCAACCTCCAACTAAAGGAAACGAAACGAATGTCACAAGACCTCTCTGCTATCCAAGCCGCCGTCGACAAGGAGACTGCGGTCACCACGTCAGCCATCGCGCTGATCAACGGCATCGCTGCTAAGCTGGTCGACGCTGCTGCTGAGATCGCGGCTGCTGGCGCTGACCCAGCTGTCGTCGCCAAGCTCGCCGCTGACCTGTCTGCTCAGGCCGACTCTCTCGCAGCCGCTGTAGCCGCCAACACCCCGGCTGCTCCAGTAGTCGCTGCTCCGACCCCAGTGCCAGAAGCTCCAGTAGCTGAAGCTGCACCAGCAGTTGAAGCCCCAGTGGCCGAAGCTGCACCGGCTGATGCTCCAGTAGCCGATGCTCCTGTGGCCGACGTTCCTGCCGCTTCATAAGCTTACTCGTCAAAACAAAAAGGCCCAGGATCGCTCCTGGGCCTTCGTAGTTTCTGGACTCTTACTTGTTCTTATTAAAGACCGCTGGGTAGATGATAGAAGTGCCATCAGTCTCAAAGATGCCAGCAATTCTGAGCTTAGAGAGGGTGTTCTTTACGGTGTGGCTGGAGAAGCCGCGGTTCATCATTTTGGTATAGAACGCATGGTACCCCTTCCGGTCTCCCCCAAGGAAACCGTTGTTCTCGGTCAGAATCATCTTAGCCACGTCCTTAGACGTGTGACTCCCGTTCATTCGGAAAGCACTAGGGCTCGTAAACTTTCTGTTGGTCTTATTGATGAACAATGGCTTGGTGCGCTCACGGTCCTGTACCATCATCTCGACGAGGTCTCTAGTTTCCCCTTTAGAGTCTATGGAAGTTTTAGAAGTCGTCGTTGCTGACGTTGTAGAGTTGTTAGCAGAAGCCGACTCGGTGACTTCTGCACCCTTGCCTAACAATGGAGAACGAGTCACGCTGATTCCGGCGTCGTTGATGGCGTCCAGAAGTTTCATGACGTTGGAATTGTTGGAGTCGACGATAAAGGAGTACTTATATTTCTTAATCATGTAGGTTCCTCTCATTATAAAATGAGGGAGAGGCGGCCGCCTCCCCCAGCCCTCAACGACAGCTATTGGTCCAGGACCGCACCATCGCACTTTTGGTATCGTTATCTCCGCCAGAAATCCTGGAATTCTTGGGTTCGTAACGAATGTCCGACCTATAAAACCAATAACAGTGGATGTCAATAGGTCAGTTGCGCGAGGGTCCAGCGGGCCCCAACATGACCGCACTTCTTTATCCACTGTAGAATCAGACCAGTCGACCTACCATGGGCTTCTATCTCCCAGGGTAAGTCCCAATATGTGTCGTCGAGCTTCTTTTCGTTGATCTTTTGTCCCATGAAGAAGTAAGTGTTCTTCTCAGTCCGGTGAGAGTAGAGTTCACCCTTGACCCACTGCTTGACGTGGACTATCTCGTGAGCTATAGAGTGTAGGATGTTCATGAACGTCTGGTCCTTCGTCTCTATCTCGACGGTGAACACACGACCCCTCTTGTGCTTGTCCTCCCAGACGCCGAATCCTAGAGAACCGGTGCGCTCAAACAGCATAGCGTCGAGGATGAGAGTGATCTCCACGTTGTTGAGCGTCCTCTTCGATACGAACTTGATCATGACCCACTCGATGAACTCCTTCACTAGTTCGATCTGCTTGGCGGTCAAGTACTCCTTCCCGCCATTTCTTGAACGAACGTAGATCTTCATTTGAACTTCTTCACCTTGTCTCTCTGGCTTCCTCCGACGAACCCCGGTTTAGGCTGAACGTTGATCGGCGGCTGCTGGCTCAGTCGCTGGGCTGAGTCCTCAAGGTTGTACAGGCGCTGCTTGTCCTTGTCGACGCCGATGACGAACTTTCTCAGCTTAGCCGCGTTGTCGTGACGGTTCTTGAGTTGCTTGACCATGAACTGGTTGAGCTTCTCCAGGTCAGGAGACGAGATGATGGCGTACATCAGGTCGGCGGTGAACGGGATGCCGATCGACTCAGATGTGTTAGTCATCTCTACGTCAGACGAGGCCATGCCCTCCCTGTTCAACTGCGTGGCAGTGACGACCACGGTGTTCGTCATGACTGCCAGTCCCCTCAGCTCTTCGGCGACTGCCTTGACGACCGTGAAGGAGTTGCCGTCGGACGATTTCACGCGGGAACTGTTGCACAGGTTGACGTAGTCGATGTAGATGATGTCAGGTTTGAACTTCTTCTTGAGCCACAGTTCGGCTATCAGGGCCTTGAAGTGCCCAACGTGTGCGTTGGCGGTCGGGTACTCCTTTACCACGAGCTTGCCGACGGTCTTCTGCTTTATCCTGTCGATCCGCCTGAGGAAGTCGTCCTTGTCGATAGCGGCGAGCTCGTCAGTGGTGAGGTCTAGCAAGTTAGCGTCAATGCGCTCGGAGATCTTCTCCTCAGACATCTCGAGAGTAATGTAGAGGACGTTTCTTCCAGACACTAAGTTGTACGCCGCCTGGTGACACATCACCAGAGACTTGCCGACGTTGGTTCCGGCTATGATGACAGTCAGAGACTTCCTGGGCTGGCCGCCCTTAGTGATGCGGTTCAGGTACTCGATGTCGTAGGGGATGCGCTCGTGCTTGGCGTTGTAGAAGTCGTGGCGACGGGCCGCGTCCTCAGTGTAGTCGTGACCGATGTACTCGTCAAAGCAGACGGCCAGCGCCTTGGACAGGATGTCGGGGATCGCGTCCGGGGTCTTCTTGGAGTTCTTATCGGTGATGATCTCGTTCGACTCGACGAGGGCGTTGTAGATAGCCTTCTCCTTGCAGAACTTCTCGGTCGTGTCGACGAGCCAGTCGACCGACGTGGAGGAGTCTACAACCATCGACTCGATCGCCGAGCGAACCTCCCTGTACGTGTGTTCGTTTACGTCGGTCCTGTTGTCGAGGTCGACCTTCAGCGCCTCCTTTGATGGTGCTGTGCCGTACTTCTCGGAGTAGTCGCTGATTAGCTTGTAGAGGACCCGGTTGGACCCAGAAGAAAAGTACTCCCCCTTAAGATAGGGGAGTACTTTCCTCATATAAGGCTCGGTCGTCGTCAAGTGCGACAGGATCGTCAATTCAATATCTTGTTCCATCCGGAACTACGTCCAATCTAACTTAGTTGGCCGACCGGCCAGATCACTATTACCTTGTGCATGTTCCTGAGAGACTCTTCGTCCTCAACGTCTGTCTCATTGATGAGGGTCCCGTCATTGTCCAGCCACATGACCCCGAAGTCCTCCTCGGCGTCGTAGGCTGACTGGTCCACCGAGTCACCGACCATGATCCTAGTACTGTCGTCGTACTTGTTGAGTAGTCTCTTCAGCGTTCCGACAGTCAGGAACCAGCTCATTCTGCTTCTGCTTCGGCGTTGAGCTCGGCGATCTCTCCGACAGAGGTGTCGTCGTTCTTGCCGTAGGAGAACTCCTTCTTGACACCCTCGTTGATCTTATCGAGAACGTCCTTGGTGAAGAACCTCTCCGGCTCCCTGTAGATCTGCGTACCGAAGTGTTTGGAACCGTCTGGCATCTCGAACCTGGTGCTCACTTTCTTGAAAACCTTGTAGCGCTCAGCCATGTCGAGCAATCCGTAATATCTATCAAGACCCTGGTCGTAGGTCAACAACACGTCGACCCTTTTGTTCTCTCTAGCCAGCCTGTTCTTAAACGCTTTGACGTGAACTATGTTGCCCACTACCTGCCTGTCTGCACCTTCGCCCTCGGTGACCTTAGCTTTAGAGAGCATGAGGATGGTGTCCGAGGCGAACACTAGACCGCCGCCGCCGCCCATCACTTGGGGATTGTACTTGTCCATCGTCGCGTAGGTGTGGTTTGTGATGATCATCGGGATCCCAGCTTTGGCCATCCTGAGCCTGAGTGCCCTGAACGCTCCCCTGATCTCCTGGGAACGAGTGAGGTCCTTCTTGTCGTTACCCTCGGTGATGTCGGTGATCTCCTTAGTGGTGGAGAGCATGCCGAGCGAGTCGAGCACCAGCATGAGGGGAGGACGCTCCTTCCGAGGAGTCTCGATGTACTTGTTCAGGAGGACCATAGCCTTGGTCCTGAACTCCGATATGGTAGTCGGCTCGCCGAGCATCACCCTAGAAACGTCAATGCCGCGCTCGGCCATGTCGGCCTTGTTCACCGCACCCTCGGTCTCGTAGTACATGATTCCAGCGTCATTGTACTGCTGCTGGTAGTTCTTCATGATTCCCATAGTGAAGAAGGACTTGCCGGTGGTGGACTCACCTGCTAGGGCGATAGCCTTGTTGTTGTGCATCCCGCCGAAGATGTCAGCTGAGATGACTGCGTTCATGACGTAGGAACCAGTGTCGATGTAGCCGGTGAACTCGCCGGCGCCGAGTCCGTCCTCCATCATGGTGACCATGTCATCCTTGATGTTCTTGACCATGTTCTTAAAAAAGTCGTTAGTAGGCATGTTCTCTCTCCGCTCTCTCGATCGCTTCTTCTATCCTGCGCTTCGCTATGTCCGTAGCAGACCTGTTCGGGTAGGATTTGCGCTTAGGTATGTAGGCCCTGAACGCCATATCGTCGAGTGGATTGTGAAAGTGATAGAACCACTCTCCAGCTACGTTCTCGATCCAACCCTTGCACTGTTTCTGCTTACCCGGAGCAGTGTGAAGATTGTACCAGGCGGTGTCGAGGTAGTCAGCGTGAATCCACCTAGAGAGGCCGTTTGGCATCTTAACGTAAAGGCGACGCTTCTTGTATTTGTTAATGTCATAAGCCATGATCTTATCTCGCGTTGAGTAGTGTTAACGTTAGTAGTATCGCCTCTTCCATATCGTGGACCACGTAGGTGGAGAGACCGTGGACGAAGGCGTGATCGTGGGGGTCGTCGGAGAACCCCTCCGTCATCACGGTGATGATAGGAATACGGTAGGCGTCCGCCCAACCGAACTCCACCATCGACCCGATTGAAACCCGCTTACACCCGCGAAGGTCAGCAACCATCGCGCCACACGACTTGACGTCGTTGCGATCTCTATTGATGATCGCCTTGTCGGTGGCGATCACGTTATCATATCCCTTGGCCTCTATGATCTGGGCTCTGTTCTCTAGGAAGAATATCTTACCTCGCATCGGGGAGAGTGCCTCGACCTTGTGTTCGGCGAAGCGCCTGACGAGCTCCTCGCGCTCTTCTGTCGCCTGATCGTAGGTGAGCCCAGTGATCGGGCCGCATAGGTAAACGGTCTTGTTCATGGTTTAGTTCTATACAAGTAGCAGCTGTACAGTAAACTATGCCGCTTCAAAAAAAGTTCAACAGTGAAGCTTTTTTAGTGTGCTGCCAGCCGATGACGCCAGTGACTATCTCGAGGGGATCTAGGAAGGTCTTAGTGAACTGAGTGTCGTAGTCGATGTACTTCTCCATGCCGAGTTCAGGCGGCAAAACGTAGGCTACGGCTAGGATGTCGTCTCCCATCGGGTTGTGCTTGTGCATCCTGCAGAACCTGATCTTGTCGCCGTCCTGTATGAGGTCGTACTTTCTTTCCAGGCCGGCACTCACTATAGCCCTGTTGTAGTTGATGCAGGCCCTAGTGTGCTGGGGAGTACCGAGCTTACACTGCCAGTCGGGGGTCGCGTAGTCAGATATTCCATTGACTCCCCTCGGCGCTGATACTTCCTCGAACCGCATCTTTGAGAACTCAGTCTTGAACTCCTTGACGAACTGTTGCAGTTCCTGCTCAGTGCCGTGGAGTAGGATCTTCATGGCGGTCTTGAGCTTCTCCCTGCAGACCGCAGGGGTAGACGACTTGACGAGCTCTAGGCCGGTAGCCTTGATCCTGTCTTTTTCTGGAACAGTGTCTCCCTCGACGTCGAGGGCGTTCATGACGTACTTCTTTTTAGCAGTAAAGACGGCGACGTCCGCAATCGTCTCCCGCTTCATCTTGAGCTTGGTGTCGTCGAACGCGTTAAGAGTGCGGCACCACTTCTTGGAGATGTTGTTGATCTCGGGTTGGATCCTCTCCCTGCAAGCGCGGTCGAGAAAGTCGACGACGTCAGCCGTCAACTCGCTAGAAACTTGACCGTACACCTTTTCGACCAGCGTGTCCAGCGTGACGTAGACTGAGTCAGTGTCGATAGCTATGACGTAATCGACGTCAGTAGTGTTGAGGATCCTGTTGAAGTAGACGTTGAGCTCCCTGGCCATGTACCTGATCGCGTACTGGCCCGACAGAGTGATCGATTCTGCCAGCCGCATGTCGAACCACAGGAACCACTCGTTAGCCATAGCACCATAGCCGGAGTTGAGGGCGTACTTCAGTGCCAGTTGGAAAGCGTTGAGAGCTGCTATGAGCTTCTTGAGCTCCTCAGTCTGTTCCTTAGAGTACTTCTTCTTCGCGTCCTTCAGTTCGTTGTTCTTGACGACGTCGCGCTTGGCGTAAATCGACTCCATGATCTCAGCGAAGAACCCCTGCTTGTCTTTCCTGAAAGTGTACCCGGCGGCCGACGTCGAGTACTCGCCGACGGGCATCTTTCCGTCCAGTATCTCGTCGACCGTGAAGGTCTTCTCTAGCATCCCGACGATGGTGTCAGTAGAGATGTTGAGGGCCATCACCAAGTGAGGGTACAGTGAGTCGAAGTCGAACGATACGACCCATCGGTGCTTTCCCTTCTGGGGTTCCTTTACGTAACCGCCTTCAAAGCTAGTCTTAGTGACTTTCTTCTTGAACGGGACGACTATCTTTTTAGACATGAGCCAGTTGTGGATGAGTGACTCCCAAGGCTTCACCGTGCCGAGAGCGTCCTCGTAGTTGACTTTAAACAAGTAGCCGGCCGCGCAGACTAGGCTGAGAAGGTTGAGCTTCTCGTCGATCTTCTCGACCAGTACGATGTCCTGAACGTTGTAGTCGATGAACTTCTGGGGGTTTTCTGTGTAGAGGTTAGAGAGCGTCCCCACTTCTGAGTAGTCGAGCTTCTTGCCCACTTCCTCGTCCTGCGCCACCGAGTCGAGCCTGTACGATTCTCGAGTCTTGTAAGTGAACTTCTTGTAGAGCCTCATGTAGTCGAGGACGCTGATTCCCTTGATGTCGAACGTCTGGTTCTCACGACCCATCATGGTGACGGACCGCTCCTCGATTAGTCCCCAGGGAGAGAGCGCTGAGGACGAACCGGGTCCAAACACTCGTTCTATCCTGTTGATTAGGTACGGGATGTCGAACATGTCGATGAACCACCCAGTAACGATGTCTATGGGGTGGGACGCCCACACTTCGATGAACCTCATCAAGAGCGCCTTCTCGTTGGTGCACTTGACGTAGACCATGTCTTGAACCTTGGACTTAGAGACGTCGTAGTCGATCTCGGAGAACACGTACGTCTTGCCTCGTATCTTCACGGCGATTGACGTTATTCGGTTAGCCGCAGTCTTAGCGTCCGGCTTCGACCCGGACATCTCTACCTCGATGTCGATCCACGCTACGCAGATCTTCGTAAAGTCAAACTTGACTTCTCCTGGGTACATGTCGTTGATCGCTGGGAGCGCAAAGTTAGTAGCGCCGAAGAGTTCGACGTTGTCGACTCCTTCGTTCAGTTTTTGGAACTCTCGGGCTTCACCGACTTTGTCGAACTGGATCTTCTCGCACGGCTCACCGTAGATAGTCGTATACTCGCCGTCTGGGTTCTTCCTGAACAGGTAGGGGCGAATGCGAACCTTCTGGTTCCTGTGTTGCCCGTCCACGACTTGCCTGAGGAGCAGCTGACCCATGTGAGTGTAGAAGTTGGTGTAGAAGCGCATGATCTATAGTAATCCATCGGAGGAGAGATGAAAACGGCGCGTCCCTTATTTTTTAAAGACGTCTTCCATCTTTAGGATCTGAACGCTGACGTCCGACCTTTGGTCGTCACCGGTGAATTTACCACCAGTCTGAGGCTTATCGCTCACCATAGCTAACCCACCATCCTTGACTGCTTTTTTAACCTTAGCAGCTAGGGCAGCGTTGTCGGCGGTGTATGGAAGTCTGTAGCCGCGAGGAGCGTTCTCTCCGGAGTAGCCGAAGGACGTAGTTGGGTTTAGCACATCGAGGAAGCTGCGCTTCTCTTCTGGTTTCTCGAGCACCCAGATGTAGACGGAGCCTGAATCCCCAGCTGTCGGGGCAGAGATCTGAGACGCTATGATGACGCCTGGGCGAGGCTTGTCGGTGCTGGGCCAGCCTCGAAAAGTGTCCATCGAGGACCATACACCCATCGACATGTAGAAAGCTCCGGCGACGACCACGGCTTTAATAAGATAGTGACCGCTGACCCAGAAGAGGAGGGCTGAGACGAGAGCGGCGTAAAATATCGCGTAGAATATCATGGTGTTGGTGGCGACTCCTGACTCTGCTGTATGTGGTCGCCTACGATCTCAGCGGGTTCGTCCCACGTTCTCGTGACGTTTCCAGTTGCGTCTAGGCTGAACCTGAACGCTGTCTGCTCCTCGCCCTTGTTGGTGAACTCGAGCTTCTTAGTGGCGATGTCAGTGTAGACTGGGTTCACCTTCACTAGCGACACGATTACCGGCACTCCAGTTGAGCAGTCCTTGCTCATCCTGTAGAAGTGGACGTTGACGATGAACTCGCCTGGCACGTTACCACGCAAGGTCCAGTACTCGACGTTGTGCTCGTTCGTATATTCAATACCGTTCATTACTACCGACTCACTGACGCGCCCAGTATCGTCGTGGTCGAGGTGCATCAAGCCGGCGTCCTTGTGGTTCCACCACGCGACGCTGCCATCTGGCCCCTTGACCCACAGGTCCATGTCGCAGTCCATCTTGTCGGGCCACTTGAGGCTGACTACTATCTCAGCCTTCGACTCGATCCCGTCCTTCTTTGGTGCGACTGGGTTGACTATGAAGAGCAGTAGGATGAAGAGTACGAACAGGTTCATCTGCCCCGAGAGGAGCATGTCGATGAAGCTGGTTCGGGTGTCTGTTTCATGCTCCATCGTTCATCCTGAGGGAGTAGTCCACGATGTACGCCTGGACAGACAGTAGGATAGTTCCGGTGATACCGGACGCGGTGGCGAAGAGAGCAGCAGCCCAGTTCTGCCCGACGATCGGGATAAGCTGGGGAAGGACCGCTGCGTTAGAGAAGTCCCTGCCGACGAAGGCGTTGTGAAGCATGGCTATGAAGCCGTACGTCGTCCCGGCCAGTCCTAAGTTGAGCAGGTTGGACGAAGTAAACCAGGCGAAACCGAGGCGACGCTTATATACTTTGGAACCAAGGTGCCTGAGCGTCGCGCTAGAGTCGATGTTGTACGCGATGCTACCGACCGCTAAGCTCGCGCCGAAGAACCAGAGCCCGATGATCCTGATGACGTAAAACTCGTCAGCCGCTATGGCCATCGAGACGACGCCAACGTGTGTCAACCACGCGAAGCCGGTGACGACGAGGGCGAAAAAGATTAGCCACGAGACGAACGGTCGCCTGCCGACAAAGTCCATAAAGTACATGATAACTCCTAGTTGAGCGCTTGGGTGCTGAACGCGTTAACGTTCTGGTGAAATGCTACGTTAACGGTGTCTGCTGCCCTGAACACGGCCTCGGCTGAGATCATCTGGAAAGCAGTTGGATTTTTCTTATCGACGATCTTGACGAAGATCTCGCCGGACGTGTTGTCTTTATAAATCGAGAGCGAGAGGTCGGAGTCCTCGATGAGTCTAGCCTTAGCATTGATCTCGTCCTTAACAGTTCCTGCCGGCTCTGGGTCGGTGCCGAAGATCTTCTTAACTAAAGCTCTCATCCTTTGGACCTTTCTTCTTGCCTACTTCGTATTTAGCTTTAAACTGCCAGTCACCCTTCACCTTGTCTTTGTGTGACACTATCTTAAACTGGCTCGGAGCGATCCTGTTGTCGCACATCTCTGGAGTAATGAGAGTGCACAGTCCCCAATGATCTAGCAAGTACGCTATGGTGTTCCTGCGGGCGACGTCTTCGTCAGTCAAGGTCGAATCTTTACCATCAAGGATGAACAACTCCTTGAAGTGAACGATGTAGTAGCGCTGACGCTTGTGAAGGATGTGGCACGTCTGCGTGAGGATCTTCTGCCCTTCCTTCTCGGAAGCTATGCCTATCCTCGTGAGCGTTTCTTTGATGACGAGAAATGCTTCTCGGTCACTCAGCTCCACCTCCACCAGATCGTCCATCATTTTCTATTCTTCTTATTATTTCGTCTGTGTCAGCCTTGGGAAGGATTCTGAGCACTTCCCTAGCTCTGGTCGTATTTATCCCATACCACTTTCTGATAGCCTCCACTGCGTCCTTCTGGTCAGGCTTGTTCCACGGCGATCTCCTGTTTCTCGCCGGTACCGAGTAGAGGTAGTAGTCATGCTGGAGCTGCTTGTCGAGGCTGCTCATCGAGTTGACCTCGTTGGCGTAGAGTATCGTGTCGACGTACATACCGAAGTGCTTGTTGGTGAGCCACGGTGAATAGTTGGTCAGCGGGTGTCCAGACCTAGAGAGGTCGGTCTTTCGCTGGGACACGTCGTGGATGAAGTCGAACGACGACGCCTTCTTGCCCTGCGTTATTCCCTGGGACATTACTCGCTGCCGCCGAAAAATATCATGAGCATGCAGATGAAAACGATAGCCCAGGCGATGGAGTTGAGACCATCGCCGACGGTGGCTCCATCAGCGAGAACGTGTATCATTTGAACGACAACTCCATCATGCACTCCGTCAGGAACGCGGCCGTGTTGATCTCCTGGTCGGCGACGTGGGCTGACCTCTCCTGGTACTTGGAGATGAGGAGAATGAGCATCGGTACCGAGTCCTTGACGTAGAGTTCGCGTGACAGGTCGTAGAACTCCCTCATCAGGCTCGCTGGGTCCTGATCGGAGTGCTCGGCGACCCACTTGATGACGTCGCCGTGGACCATGGTCTTCATGATCTTGACGAGCTCCGACACGTCAGTCTGAAACTTGGCGAGCATGCCGGAGTCGATCTTTCCGTTCTTCGAGTAGAATTGGAGCTCGTTGATAGTCTTACGCCAGTCCGGGTAGTACTTGAAGATCACTTCGTTGAGCGCGTTCTTGTCGTAGGGCACGCCCTCGGCGTCGAGAATGCCCTTTGATCTTCCTGAGAACGCCATCATAAGGTCGGGACCCTCACTGGACTGTGGAGTGAAGTCCACCTCCACGAGTCTCGACTTGAGCTCCGGCAGGATCCTGTTCGGGTAGTTGCACGTCAGTATGAAGCCGCAGTTGGTCGAGTAGGACTCGATGAAGTTCCTGAGCGCCGGCTGCGTGGAGTTTATGTTGAGGTAGTCTGCCTCGTCGAGGATGACGTACTTGCGCCCCCCGGAGAACGACACCGAGCTCGCGAACTGAGTGACCTCGGTGCGGAGAGTGTCGATGTTTCCGTAGAGCGAGGAGTTGAGCATCAGGTAGTCGAGACCCATCTCCTCGAGCATGGCCATAGCTACAGTAGTCTTGCCCACGCCTGCTCTGCCAGTCAGCAGTAGGTTCGGGACGTTCTTGTCCGCGATGAACTTCTGGAACTTAGTCTTTAGTCTCGGAGGCAGGACGCAGTCCTGAACTCTCTTCGGGCGGTATTTCTCCACCCACAGTGTTTCTTTCATCTATCGCCTCAATCATAATGTCATAAGTGAAGAACATCGGTTGTCCAATGAACTCGGTCCACTCTGGGTTATGTCCTAAAAGTTTTCCGGTATATGTGAACTCGATGTCGTTAGTATGCTTTAACTGGGAGTTACGAGCTACCCTGTTTATCATCCATTCTATTAGTCCTGCATCTCCGTCAACAACGCTAGAGATCATAGAGTTCTCTTTCCCCATTCCGAAGAGCTCTCCTGGCCGGAAGTTGTAACTCCTACAGTATGAAACGTTATACTTCATTCGGCGGCTAGCGCCGGGATCCAGTAGGAAACGTCATCTGACTCGAACTTAACGTAGGCGGTGTGCAGCTTGAGAACATAGTTCCTGTCCATCAGCTTCAGCGACGTCTTAGGAACCCTAACGAAGAACGGGGTCTCGCTGCCGTCGTTAGAGAGCTTGAACAGGTACGTGTCCTTGGAGCTGTTCTTTAGGTCTTTTGAACCGACGTACACTCCGTCCTTCTCGACGGAGAACCACACTTCGGACAGGTCAAGGACGCTGATAGCCTTAATGGTGTTGTTGATCTCTTCGAACGGAAGGGTGACAGACTTCATAGCTTCTGGAACGGACGGGTCCTTGTCAGGAGCGCCCTTGATAAGCGTTTTCTCGCCGAGAGTGTACTGAATCTTCCTGCCGCCTGACGAAATCACCGCGTGGGTGTCAGTGAACTCGATGTCTGGGTCGCTGCCACCCTTGAACAGGGAGAGCACACCCAGTAGCTTCTTGAGGTTGGAGATCCCGATCTCCTTCTCGAAGTTCTCCTCGATCTTGGCCGAGGCGTAGATGTCGAGCACCAGGGTCCCGGTACGCAGTACATTCCCGGGCCTGATGACGATAGACTGGTTGATGCCGGAGAAGTTGTTTAGAACCTCCATGGTCTTGTCGCTGATTTTCATTATGAACCTTCTTAACGTTTAAGCAATAGTGTCTGTTATTGACCAGTGTTGGCCTCGTTGTAAACTGCGCGGCTTAAAAATATGTTATCCTTCTTTGCGCCTCTTAAACTTGGACGGGTCAGCAGTAGCGGCCGCGCCGATCGAGGCTAGCGCCGGCAAGTAACCTCCAAATATGTACGACCCGGCGTGTGTCAGCTTCATCCACGGGCAGATGCCGATCTTTGACCCAGCCTTGTGCATGTTCTGACAGAACCAGTAGTCCTCTGAGAGGTAGCGCTTGGTCGGAGGGTCGATCTCGGCCTGAAAGTACATGCCGATCTCGCGAGAACCGTCGAACGCCTCAGAGCGAACGTGGTCTGGCTTGTACATGATGTCGCGACCGACGGACTTCATGAACTCGAGGTACTTCGGGAACACTGCCTTCTTGATCATCATGAACCCAGTACCGATCTCCAGCACCTGGGCCGGACGGTCGAGAGGAATACTGTTAGGTGCCCCAGGACCGATGATGGGGTTGAAGACGAAGTCTCCGACGAAGTCCTCGAGCTTGTTCGGGTCCTCGTCCGCTACTCCCTTGTCGACGGCCATCTTGATCTTTTCCCAGGAGATGTTCTTCTTGGGGTACACCGCGCCGAGGACGTCGAAGTCCTTGTACTCGCCAGTGTCGTCCATCAAGGCTAGGAGCGTGATGACGTCCTTGGGCTCGAAACCGATGTCCGAGTCGATGAACAGGAGATGTGTAAAGTCGCTCCTGATAAACTCATCGACGCAATAATTGCGCGCCCTCGTGATAAGGGATTCATTGAAGAGGAAGTAGCTCTTCATCTCGATGCCGAGTTTGACACACTCGGCTGTTAGGTCCGCGATGGACCTGGTGTACATGCCGTGGCACATTCCACCGTACATTGGTGTTGCGACGAAGAGCTTCTTCTTACGAAGCTCCTCCACCGCGATCTTGATCTCCATGAGCGTCCGCTCCCTTTATTTTGTCCAGCTCCCATAGCATGAACATTGCGTAGTGAATGATCTTCAGCAGGTCCTTCCTGTTGAGACCGTCCTTCTTCCCGAAACGGAAAGCATACTTGATGATGGACGATGCGGCAAAGTGCATGATCATGCCGCCCGCCGCTATGAGGTCCATCGCTTGAACGTTGTCGACACCGACGTAATGGGCGTCATACGTAGAGTCTACATAGCTCTCTAACTCCTTGAGGATCTTGTCTTCGCTGTACTTATACTTTATCACCACTTCTCAGACTCCAGGTAGCTTAAGAACATTATGTGACGTGGCTTATGCATCTTACATTCCGTTCGAGCCCAGAAACCTCTTACTTCTGATGTTCCGTTGAACACAGTAGTCACAGGAACAAAACCGTTCGTCCCATAGCCCATCATCGCCTTCACGAGGTCGTCTAAAGAGGAAAAGTAGAACTTGTCACCGTGCTGCACTTTTAAGCCACAGCCTTCTCAGTGTCAACGGCACCGTCGAAGAACGATGACAGCGACGTGGTCTTCTGCACCATGTTCCTCACCTCGAACTTCTTGGCCGGGTTGTACGAGTAGACGCTGCCTGAGATCCACTCCCTCTTCTCTGGCTCCTCGAGACACACTCTAACCTCAGACGCCATGTCCTTGGCGGTGATCACGGGAACGTTCTGGCAGATGTGGTTGTAGGAGCGCTTCGGGTTGAGGAGCTCGAAATCCTGGGGAAGTCCCATGATGGCCATGGCCTCCCTGTACGAGATGTAGCGATCCTCCGTGGGGTGAGCGAGCATAGTGGGATAGTGTCCGACGAAAGCTCCGATGTAGTTCTTCGGGAGGACGGTGCCCCTCCTCATCAGCTGGCCGCCGGCCTTGAGCTTAGCGTCCATGGCCAAGCACCTGTCAGCCTCCTTGACGTAGCCATTAGCCCTGAACCACTTCTCAACCTGGAGGTAGTCGTGACCCTGGTCCTCGATGATGCACATCACGTCGTTGTTGCGCACTGGCATACCCTCGTACATCGTCTCCATGTACTCACGATGGGTCTTGCCCCCAGCTATGACCTCGAGGATGTAGCGATAGTAGGGGTCGTCCTTGGAAGGTGTCTTAGGGTTGATCGGCTCGGTCTGAGAGTTACCCTGCACCCCGGCGATGAACTTCTCGATCGACTCATAAGGCCTGTCGAAGTAGTTGAACACTGGAGCCTTATCGCCCTTCCAGAAAAAGAAGAAGGAGCGGTTGCGTACCTGAGGGAGCCCGTGAAGGAGAGACCTAGTCTTGTAAAACGAGGCAGTGTAACCGTGCTCAGCCGCGATCTTGACGAGATTAGCTCGAACTTTGTCACCCATGGCGGACATCAGTGTCGGGGCGTTCTCGCCCCAGTAGACCCGAGGACCTATCGTGCCGAGTGCGTATTCTGTGGACTTGTACATCCAGTCGTTGGCTCCTTGGTCTGCAGAAGCGTTGACGTTGAGCTGAGAGAGGCCTGCGCAGGGACATACGCTGGAGAGTGAGTCGACCTTGGTGCTGAAGGACGGGGTGCCGGACTCGACGAAGTGATATGGTACATCGTGGCCCCTAATGTTGTTCAGGTAGTTGACTATGTGGGAGTCGTTGTTCTTGAACGGTTCGTAGGACAGGATGTAAGACGGCGGGGCGTTGTCGAAGGCCTGCATTGTGCCGATGGTCTCGCCACCGATGAGTGGAATGATAGAGGCGTGTGTTGTCATGTTTATCCTGCGTTGAACGAGGCTAGGATGATCCCGGCCTCCGTCCCTTCCTTGGCTTCGCCGATCTCCTCGACTTCTACCTGGTCTGGCCTACTGACCCAGGCACTGTACGTATCACCCCAATCGCGAGTGCTTGGGGTGATATGTCGAGCCTCATCCTCCGTGTTAGCTGCAACTATGGCGCTGTCGTAGGTGTCATATCCTCTGTTCTTGTCCTGTGATATTCTCCAGAGTTTCATGAGAAGAAGTTCCCTAAGCTAGTCACTACCTTCGGCGCTGGCTTCTGGGTGTTCTTGACGGTGTCGAGGATAGTACGGATGATGATGTCGTTGTTAGCCTGGGCCTTCCAGTACTCGAACGCCATGTGACGCCACTCGTCGCGCATGACAGGATCCTTGGATAGTGTCAGCATCAAGTCAGCGCACTTCGCCAGGCTGTCGAGAAGAGGTCCGTCGTCATTCACCCACACGGTACCAGTGTTCTTGTCCTGGATGAACAAGTTGCCGGTCTTGCGATGGTGAACATTCTGGCCAAAGTGGTAGTGGAACAACGGCACTGTTCCCGCCGCCACACACTCAGCGTGGCAGTTCTCGATGTTCTTGCCGTACATCGACGCCTTGAGGTGATAGAGGTTGGAGCCGAACCCGGACTTGGACATGCGCTCGAGCATGTCGGAGTTGTTGAACTGGGGATAGCAGTACGCAGGCTCGTCGATCTTCTCTTCTCCGTGGACGAAGGGATTCTTAGCCCTGAAGTGGTCCCTCAAGATCCTGGGTTTTTGGAGTCCATGACCGTCGTGATAGAGAATGATAGCATACTGCATCGACGCCTCGAGACCCTCGAGGATGGTGATGAAGCCTCGCTTCCTGAGCTCTAAGTTGTGAAAGTCGATGAGGTCAGTCGGTCCCTTCCACTGGGCGGTCCTGCCGATCCACCTGATGACGTTCCCTCTCGTCTCCTCAATGGGCTTCCAGTACTTGGCCCTGGTGTCATCGAACCCGTAGCCGACGAGCCCCATCTCGACGAGTGGGGTGTTGATCTCGGACTTTCGCATCCAGTCGCTGAGTGCACCGTTCGCCGAGTGGGTGATGATGAGGTCGACCTTCCTGAAGTAGATCTCGATCGAGGAGTTGTCGTGGAGCGTCTTGTAGGAGTGGTCGTGGTGTACAGCGACCTTCTTCACCTTGACGTCGTCGAGGAGTCGCACGAAGTTCTTGATGCAGTTCTCGGGGTGCTTCTTCGAAGGGATCGAGTAGAACATGACAACGTCGAAGGTGTTGAGGTGATCGACGAGAGGCTGGTACGCCGCGTCGTCGCCGAGTGTGATTGGGGTGTACTCCAGGTTGTTCGATCGCGACCACTTCTTGTCGATCGTCCCGAACACCTCTAGGTTCTTGTAGTACTTCTTGAACTCTATGGCGCACCGGGTGACACCGCAGCCTTCAACGCCCTTGCCTAGGATTATCGCTATCTTCATTCTCAACACCAATGTTCTGAACTATTTATATGGCTTCTCAGACGGTCTAGGAAATCCGCGACATATTTCGCGTCATTTGGTTTCATACTGACGATGAGAATCCTTTGACTATGCACCATCTTATTCCTACCTCGTCCAACAGGACCTTCGTCTTCTCGAACTCGTCCTTCCATTTGTCCTGAACCTCGCCTTCCGGTAGACACATCACTACGGTGTCGACTCCAGTCTGCACTACACCCTTGGCGCAGTTGCAGCACATCGGGAGACCGTAGACGTAGAGCGTCGTCCCCCTCAGGGTTACCCCGAGGTAGCCAGCGTTGTACACAGCGTTGAGCTCTGCGTGAACGGTGTAGGCGTACTTCGTCTCCTTGTCCTCGAGTCGCTCCTTGCTGTCCTTGAACTTTCTAGGAAACCCGTTCCACCCCTGAGAGATGAGGTGGTTCTGCTTGTCGACTATCACCGCACCAACCTGGGTGCTGGGATCTTTGGACCAAGTCGACACAGTGTAGGCCATGGTGATCCATCGCTGGTCCCACTCGTTAAGATGACTTAGGCGAACATCATTGCGTCGGTCGACAGAGAACTCCCACCCCATGAACGTAACGTTGTGCATTGAATCAAAAGCAACGACCCCGCCGGTAGATAAGACAGCAGGTGCTGCTCCAGATAACCTAGCACAGTTGCACTTCGGTTTCTCACCGCACGGACACATCGTAAAACTAGTATTGATGTCGGTCATAAGAAATGGTACTCTGGGTCGATGTGGTGAAAGTGGGACTCGTAGAAATGTAGTGAACCGGCGAACCAGTAGATATTTCCGACGCCTACTCCGAGGTCAGAAGCTAGACGGTGCTGAACCTTGCTCTGCCACGCCCAGTCGTTCCTGTACCCGTGATAAGCGTCGTTGCTCCTCATACTCACCACGACGTCTAGCGCGTCGTCTCGCACCAGGTACTGGACAGTGTTGGTGCACATGAAGTCCTGCATCCCGCCAGCGTTCTGGTCAACGTGCATGGTGGGGCGGGTGTAGATCATGACGCCTCTCCTGGAAGTAGTATCTTTCTTTAGTTCTGCCAGGACGCTCTCGTACTGCTTGCCGTTCTTCTCCGACCAGATCGCCCAGCCGTAGTTTGAGTTTATCACGCCGCCCGGGGTTGCTACTTTCTTCCAGATAGCAGGCGGACCGCCTGGGATGTCGTTGACGTTGAGCGACTGGGACTCATACCAAGACAGCTCCCTGGCTATGTAGTCGTCGTTCGGCTCGCCAAAGATAGTGGGTTCGTCAGCCAAGAAGCACGCCGGGGCGATCTCGATCGTCTTGACCCCTGACGGCAGGGTGACGAACTTCTTCTGCTGGAGGTTGTAGCTAAAGATCGCGCGAATGTCGTTTATGTCGTACATTATGTTCCTTAATGTCTCTTATGTCGTACACTAACCTCTTTAGTGTCTAACGTAGTGTACATTATCTGTCGTCTGAGAGCGCGTTCAGGACGACAAAAACAATAGCTACTAAAATAGCGACTGCTACTAGGACTGCTAGGACAGTTAAGATTGTTACAAACACTGTGTTACTCCTTGGTTAAAATTATGTCGTTACGCGGTAGTGCATCCATCGTCACCTCTCCGCCGAAGCCGACGAAGCCACTTGACGCACTGCTTATCATTAGGTTACCGGACGCTACTACGGGTTTCTTCTTGTTGAACATGTCTTTAGAAGGGTCTTGTCCGTCCATCTTTCCGCGAGCGTAGGAGACCGCGAAGCTGAGGTAGTTGATGGCGTCCTTGAGAGTGTCTTCGATCGACTCGAAGTTGGGCTGCTCGCCGGACTCCGTCAGAGACCTGTAGCGGATGATCTTCTGGTGAACCATGTCCATGATGGTCTGCACCCCGTGAGGGTAGTGGTCGGCCTGTCGGATGGTAGAGTTCGGGTTCTGGTAGTCCTGGCCCTTCTTAACCTGGAGTGCGATGCACTCGCGCAGGACCTTTATGGACTCGCTCTCTGGAGAGGCGGTAGTGGTATTCTCTGGCATGCTTGTTCCGTAACGCGCTAGCGGTCACGAGCGCCGCCGCTACGAAGCAGAATAATACGCAACCTGTACTAAAGTAAACTGTGTAGCTGAAAAGAATACCGTTCTTGAGCATTATGTTCGAGAGTCTTGAACGTGATCGACCAAGAGTAAGAACGTGTAGGGCTCACAGATCACGATGTCCATCTCATAGGAGTCACGAAGCTGCGTGATGGCTGTGCGCTCCATACCCGCTATCTTGCGATCGTCGGAGCACTTAAACTTCCCTCCTGAGACGAGAACGTCGTAGATTCTACGGATCCTACTCCCGAGCGCCGGCGCGCGCCGGCGCTCAAATGGGACCTTACCCTTCATTATCATCTTGATCTGGGTAACGCTGTAACCGCGCATCATAGTCTCCCTCCGTTATGATTCTTAGTCTATCACATCACGCGGCCCGTGTCAATAAATCTTTCTTCTTTAAAGTCAACGCCTTCACGGTCTTGTTCTCCCACATTGGGTGAAAGCGTGGGTTGAGCTGACAGTTGTCGGGAAGGTACCGCTTGTAGTTTTCGGACCACGGGTCGCCGTGATAGTCGTAGATCACGTGGTTCGCCGGTCTGCGGGCTTTCCTAGAGTCGCTCCTATAGGACTCCATAGCTATGATCGCGTGAAAGTCGACTGGCCATGCTGCGTCGTCGCCTCGGCGCAAGGAGCCGGCGTGACCTATCACCAGGAAGCCCAACTGGGCGAGCTTGACGAGCTTTTCGTACTGCAAAGTCGGCAGGTTGAACTGTGTGTTCCGGTTGGACTGATTCTTAGCGTCGAGCTTATGGCCCTTGTACTCGCAGTCGTACGCCCAGGTGTTCTGGTCGTAAGGGTCGATGCCGATCTTGTAGTGGTACGGAACACCGAGTGCCTGGCACATCGCCATCTCAGTGATGTAACCCGGTTTGCAATGAGAGTAGACCTGTCGGAGAGTGCGGCCTAGTGGAGTCCTCTTGTGAATGTCTTCAGAGACGTCGAAGAGGAACTGACGATTCCTGATTGTTCTCTCGAGGTAGATGGTCTCTTTAAAGAGGATGCGACCCAACTCGTCGATCATCGTTCATATCACCCTGATCCCGCGGGAGTCGGCCCAGGAGTAGAGGGACGAGAGCGCGCTGTTGAGGGCATCTACCCCTCTCACGCGGTTGTCTCTGATATTCCGGAAAGCGTCGATGACTTCGTCAGGAACGCCACCGAACGAGAGCAGGACGCCGACCATGCCGTCGGCAGTGAGGATGTCGTCAGTCTCATTGTTTGTGTCAGAGAACAGGTGAGCGATCTTAAGGACTACGGCCTGGTCACTGCGAGCTATCTCCATTTCCTTAACCTCGGTCAGTGAGCCGATCAAGCGCTCGCCGAAGGTGGTCAAGAGGACACCTTCGCGAGGTCGATGTCGAACTCACGAATGAGCTTAGTGTGCTGCTCCTCTACATCTCGGTTAAGCTTCGTCCCAACGGTCTTACTGAGGAGAGGGATAAGATAACCCATCTCCTTCATGTACCTCGGCGCGAACCCCTGAGGGTCCTGGGAGCAGATGTCCTGGCTGTTAGACATGATGTCAGCGAGCTTGATCATCTGGACCTCCTTCGACTGCCTCGACAGAAACTCGGCGTCCTTGCGCTTCCTGAACGCGCGGTTGCCGTCTCCTGGGGAGGAAGCGTGGGTCAACCCGATCACGTAGGACGCGATGACGTCGCCGAACACGTTCTTGATCTCGTCGGGGGTAGTGTTGGTGTCCTCGATCGTGTCATGGAGGAGGGCCGCAGCCACCATCTCGGTGAGAGTGTCGTAGTCGGAGCAGTACTCAAGGACTGTCGTAGCTACGACCTCGCAGTGAGAAGTAAAGTAGTCTTCTCCAGAATACTTTCTGACGTGCCCAAAGTGAGCATTGGCGCCAAACTCTCTGGCTTTCTGGATGGTCTGAATGTTGATCATTTGATTCCCGTACCACAGATTAAAGTAAATGTCAATCCAGTATGCTCAAGAACCTGTGAGCAGCTTCATAATGAAGAGGAAACGCCCAGTCGTCGGGGTTCCCCGCGGTCTGAAGGAACAAGAACTGTGAAGCTTCGCCGGGGTGTGAGATTTCGACCCTCTTCGAAGCCACCGCCGCCCCAAAAATAAGGTTGTGCCCATAACTGTCAGTGACTAACTTTCCAATCTGAACAGGTTCTTTATCAAGAACAAAGCCAGTCTCCTCGAGAACTTCTCTAGCGACGGCTTCCTGCCAAGTCTCACCCCTCATGTGGAAACCGCCGGGGAGGGCGATCTTACCCTTCCCAGGCTCAGTGTTTCTTCGAATCGCGAGGAGGCCTGCGCTCTCAAAGCCGGTTGGGTCTACTACTGTCACTAACCCGACGCACACCGTGGCGGCGTTATCGTAGACAGGGCTTCCGTCTTTACGGAAAGCTACTGGTTCGTCGTTCATCTTACACCACTATCACATTCTGTAACAAGTGTCAATAGCGAAAAAAACCCTGGCAAGAGTGATTGCCAGGGTTGAGATGGTTATAATGTGGTCTTGTCAATGTAGTAGATGACCCAAACACCATTACTAATTGGGTGACACCCAATTGGCAGGGTTTTTTTGAGCCAGGCGTTAGGGATTACATGATGAGACAGGTGTTCTTGGGTGGCTGGGAGGATCTTAGATTGGTCAGGGGTTGAGATGATTGTCGTGGTGTCAAATTGGTTGGCACCGTAATTGAATATAATAAGACCGAGATTGTGTGTTGTATTGTGTGTTGTCATGATGTTCCTCCTGTGAACAATTATGTTCTACCACATCATGAGGTAGTTGTCAACCGCTCATCATCTCTCTCCATGATCAAATGTCGCTGGCGTTGCGCGTCCTCTTGTAGTCCTGGCCGCGCTCGTTTAGTTCAGACCACGTCTTCGTAACGTCACTCCTGACCTCCTCGACCACGAAGACGTCGTCGTCTGGTTCGTCCTTGAAAGAGGCTGTATTGCCTTTGATCGCGAGATCGCTCTCGATCCACGCTACGTGCTTTGCGTCGGTCTTCGTGTTTCGAAGGGTGCACTGCTTGTACGTTGTGTCGTTCATGATCTACTCTCTCGAATTGGCACGTGCTGTAGGAATCGAACCCACGTTAACGGTGTTGGAAGCCGCAGTTCTACCATTGAACTAAACACGCATGGCGGAAATGTGAGGTATCGATCCCCAAGCGCTTACGCGCTCCACTCCGTTTCCAACGGAGGGTGATCCCTGATCACTTAACTTTCCAAATATGGCGGAGAGCGGAGGACTCGAACCCCAGACGCGTGGCGTCCCTTTCCGCTTCGAACGGGAGGCTGTACCTAACAGCTTCACTCTCCAAAAACTCGTTGTATTTATATCGGAGGGGCGAACGGTGCCGCCCCTCCGTAGATAGTCAGCTTAGAGACACTGCTGTCCGGTAAGGTTACCGTGAACGACGCCGACGGCAGACCCAGCAGCGGTACCGATGAGGGTACCTCCGATGAAGTACGGGGCGCCGTAAGCTACGACTGCACCAAAACCGCCAGTGAGGAGACCGAGGGCCGCTCCGACGAAGATCAGAGGAACCTGACCTGCCGCGCACGAAGGAATAAGCTGTACCTTCTTGGCGGAAGCGTCAGCGGTGGAAACCATAGCCGATGCAGCGATGAGGGCTGCGACGCCCAGCGTTAAGAACTTTTTCATACTAGTTTTTTACTCCTTGTTTGTTTACTAGGGGTGCAGCTATACACTACTTGCTGCGGGGGTGTCAACCGCCGTATTTCCTACGACGCTTGAGCTTAGACGCGGACAGCTGTCTGATGGTCTGTCCGTTCTTAATCTCGGCGGAGCGCTGCTTGATCTCTGCGAACTTGTCGGCGCAGAAGGAAGCTGCCGGCGAGTTCGGCTTGATCATCGGTATGACGTTGCAGGTCGCCCTGATGTAGCCGATAGCCTCGTTCATGACGATGTTGGAACCGTGCATCGCGGAACCGTTGATGTCGAGGTGAACCTCGAAATGGCGGTCGCCGAACGAGTCCTTCAGCCTCATGCAGAGGTCAGCGATCTTGTAGACCTCAGTCATCAGGCGCATGCGGGGCGCGTTCTTGTTCTTGTCGTAGTCGACCTCACGGACGACCTCGCCGAAGACTCGGCAGCCGTTCTTACCGTTGATGTGGACGACGGCGCATACTGCGTAGTCGGCGTACCAGACTCCACGCACCTTGTGGCGCTCAGAGTCGCCGCCGATGTAGATCTTGGTCTCCGGGGACTGTGCCCTGATGAAGTCCATGACCTCCTCGTCGTTCATCTTCTTTCTGAAAATGCTCATGTTCTCTCTCCTTACTTCCAGAGGAGATCGAACCTCCCCTTCATAATCTCGCTGCACCTTCCGGACTTGCCGGTTCGGTGATCTTCGACCAAGTTGTCCCTAAAGCGGTACGTCCTGATCTTGTCTCCGCGCATCCCAGACCCGATCTGGTTAGCTCTCGAATTATTTATCGCGTCGTGGTGGTCTCTCGCCATGGCGCCTCCTATTCTCTTCTCCATCTCTCGTCTAGCCTCGCGAAGATTGTCCTCGCGATTCCTGGACGAAGCCGTCACTACTGTTCCGGAGGGGACGTGCGTCATCCTGACTGAGCACTGCTTCTTGTTTCGGTGCTGTCCTCCGGCTCCAGTCCCAGAAAAGTAATCTATTCTGAGATCATTGTCAACCAGTCCAGTGACTGCTTTTTCTCCGGCGACGTACGCCACCGTCACGGTGCTAGTGTGGACGCGACCTGACCTCTCGTTCGCTGGAACTCTCTGGATCCTGTGACCACCGGACTCCTGAGAGAGGTCCTTGTCGACCTCAGCCTTCCAGAACCCAGGTCTGGTCTCCACGACCCGGTGCTTTCAGGAGAAGCGCTCGAACATCCTCAAGTAAGCGTCGGCCAGCTCGCTCACGAACAGCTTGGCGTCGTCCCCGCCCTCGGCGGCCCTGATCTCTATGTGTCCCATTTTATAAGTCCTTAGCTGGTGTCCTCGTCGTGTCGAGCTCAAAGTACTCGCTCGTCCCGAACAGGATGTTGTATACGTTAGGCTTCCCGATCTCTGAGAGAAGACGATTGACGATCATTGCTGAGATAGACCCGATTCTATCGTCGTCGTTCTCTCGCTGAGCAAGGTCGTTGAGCGTCGAGATGACTTCACTCTTCGATATAGGGTGTTCCGTTAAGTTTCTCATGTCGCTTCTCTCTTATGGGGGCGCCTTCTACTTCTCTTCGGTGTCCGCACGCCCAACGGCACGAGCACGACTGAAAGTTGTCTGCTCTTCTCTGAACACTGCGCTCGACCCACTCTGCGTCTTCTTTGTATGGCGTCTGTATGTTCTTTATGATGAACCTAGCGTGGTTCTCCATGCGCTTCCTATGATGGCGCCTGTGAGCCCTTGTTCTGTCTCTCATCTTGTCCTCTATCGTGAGGTACCGCCCTATGCGGCACGCTCATAGTAGAGTGTTCTTTATACTTAGCCATGCTTGTTACCAAAAACTTCCGTTACTTTCCCGTAAACGTTATCCGTCCAACCGTTAGTGCCGCCGTGGTTGTTTCCGATCAGCACCAAGCCTTCCTTGCTGATGTTCTTCACGAGGTGGGTGTAGTACCTATTACCTACCTTAGCGTAGACTATGTCACCGATCGAAACGTCCTTGAGCTCGCACGGACTCAGTTCGTGCTCCTGGCCGGACTTGATCAGAGGAGTCATAGAATTCCCCTTCTCGGACGTCACGAACGTCTCGCCGGACTCAAGTCGTTTTCTCTTTAAGTTCTCACCCATGTATCACCCATAGTTCACCATTTTCGTTAGGACTCACAGAATGCTCGCAGGGAATTGAACCCTGTCTGGTCTACCATGAGCCCAGTGCAGCCGTTACACCTCTCGACTCTCTTTCTCGGACGGCCGTCCGATAGCGAGTCCTAACGAAAGTGGCGGAGAACTGAGATCCCGACTCCCAAGCCGTTTCCGGCTCGAATCGCTTAGCAAGCGTTCCCCGCACCCTGGCGAGTTAGCTCTCCGTTCCACTATTTAGTCGCTTCAGAGGCGATCCTGGTAGTCCGCGACGAAAGCTTCGGCGTAGACGTTCGGGTCCACTCCGATGATGTTACAGAAACTGATCGCGTCGTCCATCAGGACGTCCGCTTCCGTCTGGTAGTTGAAAAAAAGGTCGGACAGCTGAAGGTCGGTAAGCGTTACTTCAGCAGGAAGTGGTTTAGGTGCCGGAGTTGGTGGGACTACGGCGGCGTTCGGGTCTACTTTTGGGGCTGTTCCCATGTTCATTTCTCCTTCGTTTCTAAGTTTCCGAGTTTCTAGGCTTCCGACTCCTCGGTAGCCAAGTCGTCGGCAACATCTTCTTCGAGCTGGTCCTCTTCTTCGTCAGCGCGTACTGGCGCTGGTGGAACTTCTGGAACAGACTGTGTTGGGTCGGTCTTCGGTGCAGTGCCCATGTTCATTTTCTCCTTTTCTAGGGTTTGTTTACTCTAGTAGTTGGTCAGTTACACTATATTTTAGCCAATGTCAACTTTTTTTGGAACCTTTTGGGCTCTAGGTGATTCAATGGTAGTCAGAACAACTGGCGTTAAAAAGGAAATGTTATTATGAACATCAAGAACAACTTAAAGAATAAGATAGCCGAGGTAGGGGTTAAGGACCCTGAAAAGACGTCGGTGGACGGTTTCAACCTTATCGGGTATGATCCTAACAGGCGTACCCGCTTCTGGATCGTTCAGAAAGCGGCCGGTAAGAAGTATCACGAGAGCAACCTCTTTGTAGCAATGAGGTGGAAGTCCAGTAAGGACCTAACTGCGTCTACGATCTAGTACCGTCTCTAAAGGCGCGCGCCGTGGCGTCCTTCATCTTCACCAGTTCTCCTAAGCTGATGTTATGGTTCTCCACGGCGTAGGCCTCTATAGCTCCTATGAGATCCGACAGCTCTATAAGAGCCATCACTGGGTTGTTCTGCCTCACCGCGTCCTGAAACTCCTCGAACTCCTCCCGGATCTTCGAGCGCTGGCCGAGCACACCCTTCTCGATACTCGTTACGTGATAGCCCATCGCTATAGGTCCTCTCGCTTCAACATGTTACACTTCGAACACTTATAGATTACTACCAGCCCAACTACTGCTCCGCTGCCGTTGAGTAAGTTTTCTTCTCGGTACGTGTACCAGTCGTGACCCCACAGCATGTGCCAGAAAAACTTGATCATCTTTTCAACAGCCTCGAGAAGCGAGGTTCAGCCAGTCCGGTGCCATAGGTCCAGTCGACGAAGTCGCACGTCCTCTCCCCGTAGGATCCTACCTCTACGCCCTTGTAGTATAGGTCAGCTGTGTCCTCAGTGACGCCGTAGCCGGTGATCGTAGAGCCACCGACGCTCTTCATGAAGTCCCTGGCGTCAGACATGAGGTGAGAGTAGCAGCGCCTGTCCTTCCCGTAGGAGATCAACTCGTTCTTTAGGAAGTACTTGGTGTGCGTCGAGTCGAACGAGTCGTTCCTCATACATGGCGTGATCGTCTGGAATGTGCCGGACTCAGGCAAGTGCCCTTTGTTGATGAGGTAGAGGAATCCCTGCTCACCGGACGCCACGAAAGACTTGATCTTCTCCTCGGAGTCCTTCTGGACTATGAACTCGGCCGAGTGGTGAGGCTTGGTGATCTTAGAGATGGCCGGAGTGACGAGCCACGGAGCCTCGATGCGCTGGTAGCCTCGAGCCTCGTAGAACTCGACACTCTTGGCTAGAAGGTTGTAGGAGATCATTTCTTACTCGATAAGTGTAGGGACACGATGTGTGTTCGAAGACGCATCACTTCGTCGAAGAGGCGCTTAACATCTCCTGCCGAGGCGTACTGCCATTTGTTCTTGGCGAGCTTTTCGATTGTTTCTTCGAGAGTGGGCGTCTTGAAGTCAATACCCTTCTCTTCGTCATCTTTTTTCATAATGGGCCTCACGGCAGGACTCGAACCCGCGTTTTCATTCCATCTACCTTTTTCGACGTTCGTAGCGTCGAGGGATACGTGAGGATCTATACGGCCAGTCAATCAATGTCAACTGGCAAGATGGTGGAGAATATCGGGAACGATCCGATGTCTACCGCTTGCAAGGCGGGTGCTCTCCCAATTGAGCTAATTCCCCGGGTCTTTTACGTTCCTCGCCTTAAGAGGAGGTTCGTACTTTTTAGTTCTCATGACTTCGGAGAGTTCTGCGTCTCTCTTTGTCCGCTCGAAGTTCATGTCATACTTCAAGTCCGAGAGACGGTTGATCCTCACGAGCCTGAACGCTACACCCATGTATTCGGGCGAGAAATTACTAGTCATAGCCATCATAAACTCCAAAAATTGGAGTTACCGGAAGGAATCGAACCTTCATAGGAGGATTTGCAATCCCCAGCGTAACCACTCCGCCACGGCAACATTTGGTGATTCCGACAGGACTCGAACCTGCATACAACCGCTTAGAAGGCGGAGGCCTGTGTCCAGCTCGAGCCACGGAACCATATAAACCCGGGGCTGATGACCCCGGGTCTTAGATTTGCCAGCGCCTTGCGGGTCTCAATAGTGCCCTCCCGAAAGCGATAGCAGTAGTTACTGTAGTATATATAAGAAAATCTAGGGTGTCAACTGCTAAAACGACAGTTTCCTGTCCCTCATCGCCCACTCAGCGTAGTCCGCCTTGACGTCTACCCAGATCAATCGCGTCTGTGGTTTACTTTGAGTCTTGTTCCACACCATGACGTTGTAGTCGATGAAGCCTCCGATTGGTTTCTCCCAGTACGCCTCGTCGCAATTAACGCGCCCGTAGATCATACAATAGGATGGTGGGACCTCCTGAAAGAGACCTTTGCCTCTCCTGGTAGACTGAAGATAGCTGTGCCTCAGGAACAGAGCGAGTGTCTTGCAACTCGACGCAGCCCAGTGTCTGATGATCTTCTCTGGGATGTTATCCGCGTAGGGTGGATTTGTGATCACCGAATCGTACTTAGAGTAGTCGTGATCTAAACAGTCGATGCCGTACGTGACTGGTTGAGTCTTGTCGTAAAGGTAAGTGTGCAGATCGTAGGATGTTACCTGATCGCCCATTCCTGAGGCGAGCCAACCTTTTCCAGCGCACGGTTCGAGTATCTGTCCTGGCTCGATGTTCAGGATTCGAAGTTGCTTGACTATCGAGTAGCCGACAAAAGGAGGAGTGGGATAGTAGTCGTTCTTGACACGTCCTTCAGTCTTCGCTCTTATGTGTATGGTGGCCACTCTAGAAGTCGACACCGAAGTCGAAGTCGAGCTGGAGCGCAGCGTTGAGCGTTCCTAAGTTGTCCTCGTGAACCGGAGCTTCCCACCCTTCAGGCTTTACTAAGTCTGGGAGTCCTAAAGGATTCGGTCTGGACGCCTTGATGCCGACCTCCTTAGACATGTTGGCCTCGTGAACCCTGTTCCACGCAACGTCAGCGTCAACGTGCATGAGGTCTAGCGTCCCGATAGCGACGACGCAGAGATCGATGAGGGAGTCCACAACGCCGTCCCCGTCCTTCTCGTCGATAGCATCACCCATCTCAGTCAACTCCTCCTTGAGAAAGTCGAACCTAAACTCGAGCATCTTCCTGAGGCTCTGCGGATCGAGCGCGTCGACCTTGTCGTGAAAGCCGTAGTGAAGGTGCATTTCGTGAATGTCTTGTGTCCATGAGCTCATCCGAGCCTCCTATCTTGCTAGTTGTTTATTCTTCTGTCGTACAGTGTCCTCGAGCGTCATCTGAGTCTCTGCGGAGTCAAGGATCTGACTCATCGTCTTCTTCTCGAGCTTCGTCGGTTCACCGCCGTTCCTCTTGAGGAGCTTGTCCCAGCGCTTCTTGGACATGAAGTCCTGCTTGGCGATAGTCTTGCCGTCGAGGTGGTCTATCTCGTGCTGGATGACCCTGGCGGTGAAGTCCGAGAATTGCTTCGTCTCGACGACCCCGTTCGGCAGCGCATAGCGGACGCGTATCAATCGAGCCCTCTTCACTCGCACCACTAAGCCCGGGTAAGTTAGGCACGCTTCTTCTAGCGTAGAAGTTTCGTCGGACGCAGAGACTATTCTTGGGTTGAAGAGTACGCCAATAGGGTTCGACCCCACGGCTATCACCCTATAAGGCAGGCCGACCTGCGGTGCGGCGAGGCCTACTGCCCTGTGCGCAGCTAATGTCTCACCTAAGTTTCTGGCCAGTTCTATCGGGTCGACGTCTCCGCCGAAGTCGAAGTCGCTAACTCCAGAACTAATGATGGGGTCGTCGTGTCTGACGAGGTCTAGTATCATTTTCCCAGCGCCTCCCCAAGGCACCTGACCTGCGTCCTGCAGTCGTCGAGCGCGTTGTGGTGGGTCCCGTCCTTCGGTTGGGCGTGCCAGTCGTAGCCGAGGACGTTGTAGGCGGTGCGGAAGTCGCGAACGTCCATGAAGTGCCAGGGGTAGCGCATGCCGCAGAAGTTGTAGGCCGTCTCTAGGATAGGAAGGTCAAAGGCTGCACCGTTGGCCCAGATGTTCTTGCCACCGACCCTGAAAAACCAGTCCTTGAGACTAGTCAGCGCCTCTGGAAGAGGGAACTGGTTCGACTGGAGGTCTGCCCAAGCCTGGGGATCTTTCTTCGACCACCAGTCGAGCGTCTTCTGGTCGACCGCAAGGCCGACCTCTTCGCAAGAGCTCCTGGTGACGTTGGCCAAGAAGGTGTTCTCGGAGACTGTGAAAGTGTGGTAGTCGAAGGCTACCGCGCCGATAGAGGCTATGACGGACCAGGGCTTGTTTCCTAGCGTCTCGATGTCGATCATGATGTCCATACTGTAGTCCATAACAAAAAAAAGCCGGCGAGTATACCGCGCCGGCCGAAATAATTGTGTGTAGCTTAGACCTTTGGAGCCGGGGCTACTGTTGAGTCTACCGGAGCAGTCGCGGAGATCAGGCTGGTAAAGCCACCGAGCCCCTTGAGGATCAGGTGAGAAGCTCCGACGATCACCGTGACGACACCGAGAGTCTGTGCGTTCAGGAAGGGTACAGAGCAGTTCGCGCCAGTAGAGTCGCACCCAAAGAATAGGGTCGCGGCACCGACGACGGCCGTGAAGATGGCGATCAGGGTACGGATCAGGTTTGCGTTCATGTTTTAGTTTCCTTGTTTGGTCTAGCTATTTATAGAGGCGCGTTTCCTGAGGTCGGTAGTACTCCAACCGTGGGCTCTAGATGTATATCTAAGCTCTGGACCGGGGTTGTTCTGGTCGGTGTAAATGTCGCTCCCGGTGAATAACTTCCCGTGATATTCCCACCCGATGAATCGAAGGTGTTTCAAGGGAAGCATCTTCAGGAGTCGGTAGAGATCAGCTTCGGACTCGTAAGGGATGATCCTGTCGACCCACCTGACGGCCTCGAGCTGGACGTATCTCTCGAGAACGGTTTGCACCGGTTGGTTCTTCTCTGGGCGGTCTGGGATTCCAGTCTGAAGACCAACCCAGAGCTCGTCGCAGTTCTGGCGGGCGAACTTGAGCATCTCAACGTGCCCGGCGTGAAGCAGGTCAAAAGTTGAGCAGGTAAAACCGATCATGATGAATCTTCCGTGTTAACGTTTTGTTACGGCAGTCGTGAACTCTTCTAGGTTCTCCGGAGACTCATCCCCGTCGACCTCTTTAAGGAGCGTCGGCTCAGGGACGGCCGAAGTGAACTCTTCTAACTGCTGGCGCGACTCATCGTAGTCGTCGAAGCAGGGACGGATCTCGCCGCTGAAAGCCTTACCGCACTTGTCGCAGTAGTTCTCTCCTGATGGTTGTTTGGTAACTCGACAGTTTGTTCTCATGTAGGTTCCTTTATAAGATATTTATGTCAGTTCCATCGCACCACGAAAGATCTTTAGTCTCCTCGTCTTGGATGAGAACTCTATACGTGGGGTTGTCCCAGTCGTAGCTGTGAAACAAAGCTGTATCATAGATCTTCCCGTGTACCCATCGGAAAAATCTGTTGGGACCCTCATACTTCTTAAGCTTATAAGAAGGGATGGCCTGAACGACTGTTACCTCTCTTCCGTCAACTAGCGCCTTTGTCATACTGATACTATCCTGCTGAAGTTGCCTGCTTTTTCGAACTTGATCACTCGGTCGAACTTGTCGAAGATCTGGTCTGTCCTGTGAGAGATGATGAACGTGTTGGTCCCAGTCACGAGCTTAGACATCATCGCAGTAAAGTCCTCCACTCCAGCCGAGTCGAGGCTCGAGTCGAAGATCTCGTCCATGATCACGATGTTGGTAGCCGCGGTGTTTCTCAGCTTCGCGATGGCCCGCCAGGTGAACAGCAGTGCCAAGTCGATCCTCATCTTCTCTCCCTGTGAGAAGCTGTGGTAGGTGAAACTGTCCCTGTGCCTCGATAGGATCTTCTCGTTGAACTCGTCGTCGAGCTCGAAACTGACGAAGAAGTCTAGTGCGGCCAAGTACTTGTTGATCAACTTGTTGACGACTGGGATGTACTGTCGGACGATCATGGCCTTGACGCCCGAGTCCTTGAGGAGCTCAGCTACTACGTCCTCGACCTCCCTCTCCCTAGTGAGGACTGCCCTAGACTTGTCGAGGACGTCGAGCTGCGACGCATAGTCGGAGTCGTCGACCGGCTTCTCGATCCTGACCTGCTCGAGCTCAGCCTTCAGGTTCTTAAGGTCCTTGGTGTGCCCCATGATCATGTTCTTAGTCAAGGCGATGGAGTTGTTGACCGCTTCGAGCCGGCTCTTCTCCTTCTTCCACTTCTCTTCTTCGTCGAGCAATACAGTGCGACGAGTTTCTAGTTCGCTCTTCTCAGCGTTTAGTCCGGCGACATCGCGCTCTATGTCTTTGAGAGAGGAGTGCTTGTGTCCTGCGGTGATGCTCTGGCTGCACGTCGGGCACTCGTCGTTCTTGGAGAAGAACGACAGCCGGTCCCGGTGAAACTCTATCTGGCGGTTAATGCCACTGAGCTTTCCCTGAACGCTATTGATCTCGTCCCTAGGGTCAGCACTAAGGTTCTTCTCGATGTCCTGTTTAGCCTCAGTCATGTTGATGCCGTCGTCGACAAGCTTGTCGATCCTCGACTCCGCCACTTGGATCTTCCTGAGACGCTCCTCTATCATCTGACCCTTGTACATCTTCTGTACTCCGGCGAGCCTCGACAATGGGTCTCGCTTAGCGTTCGCCTCGATCAGGTCCTTAGCCGTGCTAGACACCTTGGTCTTGAGGAGGTTGTTCATTGAGCTGATGATCTTAAGGTCGAGGATGTCCTCCATGACTTCTCTGCGGTGCCCCTTCGGCAGGTCCATGAAGGGAACGAACGAGGCGGCGCCGAGGACCACCACCTGCATGCAGGCGCGATGATTCATCTTGATGACGTTGCGCTCGAAGTACTCCTGGAGGTCGGCTACTGAACCGTGCTGGTCGAGAGCCGAGCCGTCCTGGAACACTTCAAAGACGTTAGGCTTCATTCCTCGCCTGACCGTGTACGAGACGTCACCGATCTGAAACTCCAGTTCGATCAAGCAGTCCTTCTGGTTGATGGTGTTCACCATCTGCGGTTTAGTGACGTCCCTGTATGGTTTACCATAGAGCGCCAATGACAGGGCGTCGAGCACAGTCGTCTTGCCGGCACCGTTGTCTCCGACTATGAGCGTCGTTCCTGGAAGGGAAAGGTCTATCTCGGTGAAGACGTTACCGGTCGACAGTAGGTTCTTCCAGCGAATGCGTCCAAATTTCAACATGCTTACTTAGCGCCTGGGACGATCGTCTTCGCCATCGCAGCAGTATCGACCACGATCTCTTTCTCTCCGAGCTTGAGGTCCGAGACGTCGACGCCGACCATCTCCGCCACCTTCTTGATCAAGTCGATCTTCTCGTCGAGCTCACAGTGAGGCTCGTTGTTGTCCGCGTCGTACTTCAGGGCACGTTTGACGAGCTTCTTCATCTCCTCCATGTCGGCCTTCAGCTGGACCAGAAGACCGTTGTTCGTCTCGATCGCTGTGCGAAGCTGGTCTACCTGCCACGCTGAGGCCGCCGTTAACAGGGGCGATATACTGGTAGGACTGATATAACCCGGCGCCAGGAACCCCGGCGTCACCGTATTCGGCGATGTAGTAACGTATTCGTTGATCTTATCGCGATAGTGGTCCATGACCATCGATACTGTGCACATGCTTGCTTACTCCATTGTTTCTGAGTGTAGGTACCTGACCAACTCTTTGGCCATGTTAGAGAGCTCAGGCCTTCCTGACCTGTCTATCATCTGTTCGAGCAGGGCTATCGTGTCCGACACTTCCACCATGATCTCCTCGTCGGAGATCTCGTCAATATGGTGATGGTCGTCGACGATCTTCAAGTCTCCCACACTAGCCTCTAGTCTGTCAACAACGCGGTCGTAAAGAACGTCGTCGGTCTTATTCTTGATGATGAGCTTGACGAACTTGTTGTTGGCCCTTGCTTCGGACACAGTCTTGAGGATGTCGTCCGGGCTGTTCTCGACGTCGTCGTAGACTATCTTGGCGAAGTTCTCGAACGGGTTCGCGATGAACTCCGTCTCCAGCGTCTCTGTGTCCAGGACGGTGAAACCCCTCTCGTCGTCGTAGTCGCTCCACGAGTACTGGGCAGCAGCACCGACGTAGCGGATGTTACCCTTCACCGAAGGGGTGTGGAAGTGTCCTGACAAGCAGAGTTCGAACTTCCTGAGGTCCGAGGGCTTTATCCGGCCGTGTCCGGGAATCCCCTTGTGGAAGTCGAAGCCGTCGACGTCGAGGTGGCCGAGCAGGACCCTAGCTTTAGAAGTCTCGATGGCCTCAGCGTACTTCAGTTGCTCCTCGTCGTCCTTGGGGATGTAGGGGAACATTATGACTCTCAGTCCTTCCAGCTCGACGTCAACTGGGTCCTGGTAGAACCTAAACCCGTGACGATGTCCGTACATGATCACTGGAGAGTTGAGGTCGTTAGTATTCTTGAAATACGTGTCGTGGTTTCCTATCACGAAGCGCACGTCGTAGTTTCCGTTGATCATGGGTTCGATCATGTGCTTACGAGCGAGAGCGGCTATGCTGAAGTTGACGAACTTCCTGCGGTCGAAGACGTCACCGAGATGAACTATCGTGGTGATCTTGCGGCGCTCCAACTCCGGGAAGAACACCTCGTCGAAGAACTTAGCAGTCGACTCGGCAACTGGCAAGAGGTCGTTCCTGATTCCCCAGTGGGTGTCGGCGATGATCGCGATCTTACTCATTTAGAATCGATCGGCGTTAATTAGACTGATGATCTGGTCTGGGGTCTCCTCGACCTCTGATAAGACTTTCCCGATCGTTATCACAGTACATGTGATGTCACCATACTTTATAGTTCTCATAGTAGAGATGTGTTCGGGGTTGACGTAGAATTTTTTCTTGTTGATGCCGTCCGTATTGTACGTAAGCTTAATAAAAAACATGCTATGCTCCTGACTTAAATTTCACCCAGTCAATCGCGGACTTGATCGCGAAGTTCCTGTTCATCACCATTCTCACTATCGAGTCGAGGACGTCGACCTTCTCTTGCTGCAAGGCTATCCTCAACTTGAGGTCGATGACGTCACGGTCAGCGGCTATCGCATTATTTAGGTCCTCCTTGAGGAACCTCCTCGGTTCAGGCTCCCAGCCGCGGCGCTTGAGCTCCTCCTCGGGCATCTTTCCGGAGAGTCTGTCGATCTTAGCGGTCCTCAATTCGTCATGCTCGTACTGCAGTCGCTTAAGGATCATCCTCTCGTCGGACATCATGCGAAGGTACTTAGCGTGAAGGACTGGAATAGCCCTAGCCTCACGGTCGAGTTCCAGTTCGTCGATCGCCGAGTCCTTGGCCCAAGAACTATGAATGTCATCTAGTTTCAATCACATCTCCAGTCGCCAGGCTTGTTAGGAATGAGCCACTTTTGCTCGAACACCTTGTTTTCGGAGCAAACGTAGTAGACGCACTTCTCGTCCTCGGAGTAGTGGAAGATGTAGGAATGCCCGTTGAGGTTCCAGTAGTTCTCCAAGATCGTCTTCTCGTTCACTATTTCTGCTCCCCACTCTTGATCCTGTTGCTCTTGGTCTTCCAAGTCGAGGTCTTCGCAGCCTTCTTCTCGTCACTGGTTCGCTCAAAGCTCTCTACTAGAGACATCATGTAGGGGTTCGTCAGGATGTCGGTGAGTGGCATCTCCTCTTGGGAGCCGTGCATCGCAGCTTCTACGCCAGGTCGCGCAAGCTCGGCGACTCTAAACTTCCCGACGAGGTGCTCCTTCTCCTTCTGGATCCTACGGATGAAAGCGTAGTAGATGCAGATGGAGAAGTAGCCGAACGGGTTGGTAGACTTGTCGACGTCGAAAGAGTACGCGGCGGCCACTGCGTTCAGCATCCCATCGCCCCTCATCTCGTCGTTGAAAGTGTAGCGCGAGAAGTTATACTTCGTCGCCATCCTGTCGGTGATCTGCTTTATCGCGAGCGCTATGTAATCGGGGACCCGAGGGCGCTCCTTACCGGCCGCAGTAGCCTCGTCCCTCACGACCCTCCACTTGACCAGTGCGGTGTACAGGGACTTGTTGTCGATGTAGTATCGATCCTTGTTAGATTTCTTTGGTGTCATCCGACACATCCTTATGTTGATTAGTTTCTAACTAAATTCTTACTGAACGAACACCGCGCGTGCAAATAAAGTAAAAAAGTAAGCTCTCGTTGTTGACACGACCTCCGGAAGGGCCTATGCTATAAGAGCTGCTGCCGTACGGCCATCAATAATACTACTATCCATTACCTGAAATACTGCTATTAGTTGACTACGAAACTTAGATCCTTACCTGATCCCAACTGTACTCAAATCCCTCTTTGGCATAGACCTCGCACCTGATCATAGCGTGCTTCCAGCAATAGTTGTCGTGTCTCTTCCACACTAGGTCGTCGACGAGGTCGTAGAAGTGGCAGACGTCCTTGCCCTCCATCTTCCTGATCCCCCTGCCGACGCTCTGCAGGACCCTGATGCTCTGCTTCATCGGGAAGCCGAAGACCACGTTCCTGATGTTGTTGACACTCATTCCTTCTGAGAACGTGCCGAGTGACGCCCAGACCTGGTTGTCGTCGCTGACCTCCATGAGCTTCTGGATGGCGATTCGCTCGTCCCCGCCTACAGCCCCGTAAACCAGCGAGACGTTCTTGTGAGGGAACAACTCCTTGGCCCTCTCGTACATCGGGATCCCGAACGCCTCGTTCCTGTTGAAGAGTATGAGGGTGTTTCCCTCGAGCGTGTCGATGAGCTTCAAGATGAAGTTGCGGCGGCGCTCGTGAGTGATGACATGTTCCACCTCCTCCGAGTAGTCCATAGGACGAGGGTTGCCCCGCTCGTTGGTGCCGAACTTGGCGCACAGCTTCTTGTCCTCGTCAGGGTAGACCAGCCTCGTCATGTGGAACACTGGCTTCGCGACGGTCCCGTCCGCGATCCTCTCCGCGTTCGAGCTGACGCGGACGATCGGCCCGAAGATCCCTTTGAGGATCATGGCGTTGACCTTGGACCCGTCGAGAGTTCCGGTGAACCCGAAGCGGTAACGGTTGTTCTTCCACATCTCTGCGATCTTGATGAACGCTCCGGAGTCCCACGAGTGTGCCTCGTCTGCGATGATGCAGCCGAAGTTTTCGAACCACTTCTGATCAGCGTTCTGCGCGCTCTGCCAGGTGGAGACCAACACTTCAGACTCGACGCCGGTCGCCCGTGTGTCTCCGTCGCCGACGCCCTTGACTATCGTCTCACCGTCGGAGTATTCTTCTATGTCGTCCACGGCCTGCTTCACCAGGTTTGTTCTGGTCGTCAGGACTAGTGTCGGCTTGTTAGTCTTCTCAGCGTACCAGCGGGCCAGCAGGTAGATCATCAGGGTCTTGCCGGAGCTCGTGGAACTGAGGAAAACGTGACGCTCGCCCCTCACCGCTTGAAGGAAGGCGTCGTGCTGGTAGTCCCTCACCGTCTTGTCGTTGGCCTTAAGAGCGCTGGAGGCCCACGCTGCGAGAAAGTCGTCCGACTCACCTGAGCCGACAGGGACCAATCCCTTCTCGAAGTGGACAGTGTAGCGCCGCGCACGGCAAAACTCGTAGATCTCGCTGATGAGCCCCCTGTACATGATAGGCTTCATCGGCTTGAACAGTTCGATCTTTCCGTCCCAGAAACCGGCCCTCACTTTAGGGTGCCACTTAGCGTTAGGGATCTCGTACTTAAACTCGTCAGCCAGCTCTTGGGCTATGGAGGGCTCAGTGACGATCTTAACGTGGACCTCGTTCACCCCGAATACGTTTACGTCGCGCAGCATCACTAACACCCTCTTACGGTGTTATTTATGCCTCGTTAAAACGGTCTATTCAGTGCAGCTTCTTGTTCTTCATCTCAGTGAGGTCGAGGGCTGCCATCTGCGCTGCCAGCATCTCACCCGACTTTATGAGAACTGACCTGAAGCCGGAGATGCTGTTCTCGTCGAAACACTTGCTGACATTCTCCACCAAGGTGTCCATAGAGTCAATGCAGGCCTGAAACTCTTTGCCGCGCGGGTCGTTCGACAAGAACTTCTTCAGGTTCTCGACCATTTCTACCTGCTCTCGAACGGCATCCTTAGCCCTGACCAGCAGCTGGGACGTGAGCGACTGGAACTGCTTCTCGTCCTCCAGCTGTATCTTTTTCAGCTCGGCCGGGAGATCGATAATGTGACTCCACCTCTCTCCTAAGCTAGCCAGGGTGTAGATGAGTAACTGCTTGATCTCTGGGTTTACTTTCATGGCACTCTCTCTAACACACTCACTGGAGGATGTCAACTGCCTGAAACTGTGCCGCCCTTGGTCGAGACGAGGGTAAAGTGCCTGAACACGAACGAGGCCGAGACGTCCATGGGAACTATCCCGCTGTTGCGGGTGGTGAACGTGAGGTCCGAGATCGAGGTTATCCACGCGTCCTGGAACGTGAACGTGATGTTGGGGTTGGAGGCTGAGTCTTCTATGATCACTGATATGTCTGAGAGGACGCCGGAGCCGGTGATTCCCTGCGCCCTCAGCGCGGCGAACTGCGAGTACGAGTTCGGGTAGGTGAGGCCCACCGCCCAGTTGTAGAGCTCCATGTAGTTCTTTAGGTCCTCGTCCACTTTGAACTGGACGTCTAGGGTTCCCCTGGTGAGGGACTCTCCCGGGAGCGGGATGTTGTCGAGCTCAGTCTGAAAGTTGGCTTGTCCGACGCGTATCGACGGGATCACGATGTCCTGAAGAAGGAACACCGTCGTCGGAGCCCTCCTCAGCACCATCCTGGCGCCGTTCTGCGGAAGCCCGTTGATGTTGAGAGGTTGGCTGGAGAGAGCCGTCATTTAGCCTCGCTCTGCGTAGGCTGCTTGACTGCTATAGTCTGAGTCGTCCAGAAGAGCGGTCCCCAGCAGTCGTGGTAGAACGTGATCATCATCGGTGAGTCCTTGAACGTCGACGGCGCAGCCATCACGACGGTGGACTCCCAGGACCCTACGGTCCTCGTGCGCTTGACTTCTTCTCCAGAGAATGGGGTGAAGACGTCGAACTGCGTCCAGTACTTCCTCGCGGTGTTGACCGACCAGACTGAGGCGACGATCTTGCAGTCTCTCACCTTGTCGTAGAGAAACGTGATCTCTACGCGATCGTCGACGGTGGCCTTCCTAGAGACGATCTCGAAGTTCTTGATCACTGGAAAGTAATCCCCTTCATAATTCCCTATGTTAGGAATCATCACGGTGAGCGCTAGAAGAATCGGGAACACCGCCCATTGGACTACGAAGTTCTTGACTGCTAGCGACACGATTGCTTTCATTCTGCTTTTTTCTCTATCCTGATCTCCGAGAAGCGTGTCCAGATGTCGTCGAAGACGCCGAGTACCGAGACGCCGAGGAACGCAAGCACCAGAGTGTTGACCCTCCACAGTGAGTCCGCCGATGCTATCTCAGCGATGCCTGGGACCTGAATGCCGTTACCGAATATAGCTACTCCCATTCCAGCCGCGACTGTGATGAGACCCTTCTTAAGAGGGTTTTGGGCGACCGACCACCTGAGCAGGCCGCCGATCAGACCGATGATCGCCGCGCCGACTGGGTCCGGCGGGAGCCACGTGATCGGCAACAGCGCTGCCGCCAGGACGATAGCGGCTTGCCAGGTGTTCTTGACTATGATAACTGAGATAGATCCGAGCAAGCTCAATTCGACTTCCCCCTAACGGTGTGTGAGCTATTTATGGATTGACAGAATCACGAGAATGATGTATTGTTTGGATCATTCTGAGGGTGAGATGAAAAAACATTTGGGACAGACGATTGAATTATTTCCACCGACACTGGCGTATCCGACCCCCAAAGGTGTAAAGGCTGGAATATATGATGACGAAGTAGTTTCTATCGTCTACTACGAAAAGCCTTATTATATCGGATGGAAGTGCACTTTGTTGAAAAATGGCAAGCTCGAACACCCAGCATACAAAAGACCGCTGAAGTCAAATGATCCGCGCCTTTTCAAACCAAAAGGTGCCAACAAACTGTCAGATCCAACAGCAATGATCAAGAAAGACTCTCATTGGAGCTTCAAGAGAGCTCCATTATGAGTAACGTGAGTCATCCTACGATCAAGAAGGAATCAAAAGAAGTCAGCGCAGCGAACTGGGAGATGTTCGACGATCTTCCTGTTGAGCTCAAACGAGTCCTGGCGTCGTCTCCGTTCAACTGGAGCGTGAGAGCTTTTCATGTTCTGTACTTTATCAACAAAATGCACGTGAACCGGATCGTGGACCTGATCATACACTTAGACGACATTGCCTCTAACGACTGGATCTGTAAGGACGACTCACCGTGCCTGCTGACCAGCGTGCCTGTATTGAGAAGTCGATACAGGACTGCTTAAACGTTCTCATTCGCTCTCTTGTTATCCCAGTACTTCTTGCGAGCTTCGGCCATCTTCTTCTTAGTTTCTTCTGAACGGGTCTTACCGACCCAGTGAGAACCGAAACCAGAAGCCACGATCTTGGCTTTGTGGGCCTCGGAGAGAGGTTTTCCAGTGAGAGCAACAGAGATCTTCTCGCCTCTGGCGGCCATAGTCTCTGGCGTCATCACGTCCGCGTGCTTCTTTCCTGTCATGCCGGTATGGCGACCCTCGGCGTGGGCCAACTTGAGGGACTCTGCTCTCTTTGCTTTAGTGGCGTCTGACGGCTTGACGCCGAGATGTGCTTGACGGAGAGCTTCCTTGTGCTCGTCGGAGAACTTGACGCCCTTCTTAGTGGCTGAGATCTTGGCGCCTCTGCTAAGATCTCCACGAACTGCTTCTGAGAGTGCTTTTCTAGCTCTCTCATATTCTAATGGTGACCAAGATCTCCTACCACCTGCAGTAGTAGCCATGTTATTAAGGGCATACAGCATCTTTTTCTGATGTTTCCCTGAGGTGAACTTAATCAGCAACCAATGACACACGAAATGTTCTTTTGCCGTAAGAAGAACAGTGTCTTGATTCGGCTCAAACAATGCCAATGGATAGATGTGATGAGACTCAAAATAGAGGTTAGAACTTTTCACCCTAGACTGAAACAACGCTTGGTGAATGATTCTAAAGTACTTTCTCATGTACTTGTTGTCGGCGAATACGTTTGCGAAATTCTCAAGTTTTTCTTTCATACATCATCCTATAAAAAAAACTCCGGGGAAGTAAACCCCGGAGCTATTTAACAGACAATTATGACTGAATTGTGTCTTTTAAAGGATGTTGTCGATCAGGATACGCCTATAATAAAGGTTGGAGTCCTTGGTGAGGGTCAGTGCCATGTTGCCGACCGCACCGTTCTGCCTGCCCAGAGAGAATGGGTTCTGAGCCATCGCATACCTTGTCTTGAAGGCGATGTTCGGCTGGTGGGTTGCAGGATCGACGACCCTTGAGAATTGCAGCGGAACGTAAGGGCAGTAGTAGATGCCGGCGTCCATCGGGCCTGTGCCCTTATAGCCGAGAGTCAGGTAGTTGCCCGTGGTGTATGGGTCGATGTAGACCCTGTAGCGCTTCATTGCGACTCCGGCGAATGTGTTGCCGGTGTCGTCGACCGCCAAGCCTTCGTTGTTGAGGGCAGGTGTGTAGTCGAGGACTCCCGCCATCTGGAGGGCGGATGCCACGTTGGACGAGCAGATGATGATGTTAGCCTTACCGCGCCTAGTGTCCTTCGCGACTTGGTTAGCTTCGAGGTCGAGGAAGAAGCAGAGGCCTTTCAGCTTTTCACCCAGCCACCTACCGTTGGAGTCGGTGTCGAGGTCGAAGCGTCCGACCGTGGTCGTGCCAGTGGTCGCACCGCGTACGGCGGTGATGTTGATCGTGCGGATGAGTTCGCGGTTGATGTCGGAGACGATCTCAGTGGAGAGGATCTCGGAGAGGAGCTTTTCAGCGTCCATACCGTGAACCTTCTGAAGGTCGTGCGCGAGTTCTACCGAGTATTGAGCCTTGAGTGCGCGGCCACCAGGAGAGACCGTCATACGGTCGATGGTGAACGACATTTCAGGGAACGCTGCGGTGTTAGAACCGAGGGACTCGAGCGATGACGTTGACATTCCAGCGCCATAGTTGTAGAGGCCAGACTGCGCGAGGTTAGAGGTGGTGGTCGAGTTACCTGGGAAGGTACCGACGTTCTTGTGACCCTGTGTGTTGGCGTTGTCCACGATGGTGGACCATGAGGTGTCCGGCTCTGCGTAGAAAGCTTCGTTACCGGAGTTGTTACCGTAGAGTGCGCGTAGGGCGAAGACCAATCCGGAAGGACCGTTCATCGGCTGAACACCTGCGATGTCGTAGGCCATGAGGTTAGGCATGGAACGACGGAGCATGGTGATCAGGATAGGATCCTGGTACTGCACCTGGCCGGAGCCGAAGTTGTTGGTCGGGGCGTCTTCGAACAGTGACATCGGAGACATACCGCGCTGAGACTTCATCTCAGAGACAGTGTTCTCGATGATCTGTGCTAGACCACCGCGAGCCCATTCGCTCTTGATGGCTGGGAGGTTAGGAGCATCGATGATGTCCTTCCACTTCTCGACGAGCGACTGGTTGATGCCATACTCGCCAGTCTTTGCAGTTGTTGCGTCCATTTTATAGTTTCTCCCTTAGGAATTTTTTTATTTCTTACTGTTATTTATTCGAAGGCAATCTTCACTGCCGTCGGGTTATTGGCGACTCTTAAAGCCCTTTAGAATGTGTGCTACCATCGGGTCACCGCTCTGAACAACCTTGGAGCCCGAAGCTCCTTCGTTGATCTCTCCGCCGTCCACTGGGTTTCTATTCTGCTCCGTGATCGGCGCCTTGAAGAGGGTCTCCTTCAGGGAGGAGAGCTTCTTCTTAAAGTCTGCGGCGTCCTTGAACCTTACGTTCTCGGCGAGCTCCTTGAGTTTAGCCGCTTGGGTGTCTGGTAGGCCGGCAGCAGCTTCTGTGACTGACTGTTCGACCTGCCTCATCTCCTCGCGCTCGGCGAGGGCGATGTTCTGGTTGATCTGCTCGTTCAGCTTAGACGTGAGTTCCTCGTTGCGATCAGCCAGGCTCTCGAGGATGCCTTCGGCCTCTTCAGGAACTTCTAGGTTGTGCTCGACGAAGAGGTTAGCCAGACCGCCCATGAGCGACTCTGCCATGTCGACCTTCATCGAGGACTCGATGGCAATCTCGTTCTCGCTGAGCCACTCTTCTGCTACGTAGGACACGTACCTGTCAAATGCGTCTTCCAGGAGGGCCGAAGCTTCTGTCAAGCGCTCTTCGACGATGTCGTCGATAGTAGAGTCGATCTCCTCGATCATCTGCTGGGCCTTGGCCTCTACGGCTGCCTCGAAGATCGTCCTAACGCTCTCCTTGGCTTCATCGGAGGTGTTCTCGTTGAAGAGCACCGAGAGGTCGGCGTTCTCCTCGATCTTCTTTTTTTCGTCAGCCATTGTAAGTATCTCCTATTGGAATCTGTTACGGGTATTTATTTGTTAGTGATTTTTAGGCTTTGAGGCGGTACTCGGCCTTGTCGATACCAAGGTTCCGCTTCTCCCACTTATCGTAGTGTTTGGTCGCGGCCTCACCGTTCTGGTTCTTTTCTCTCTGGCCCTTGGCGAAGTGGTTTTGCTGGTTCAGAGTGGCCTTCCTGACGTAGCGCTTGAGGAGCTTGTCAGATACTTCCGCCAGCTGGAAGGTCTCTTCTAGAAATTGGTGTAGCGTTTTCATTACTTGATCAGCGCCTTCATGTACTTGTTGAACGAAGAGATTGCCTGCTCCTCGAGCTCCCTCTTGGACATCTTCTTCACCGACTCGACGATCTGTTCGACCCTCTGCCAGTGACCAGACGGGTCACAGACCCAGTCAGCGTTCTCCATGATGCCGTTGACGAAGGCGTCCGGGGCGGATGGGTCAGCCACGATGTCTGCTGCGGCGGCTAGTCTGAAGTCTTTTTGGACCTCCATGATGCCGGACTTGTTAGCGACCACGTTGCCGAGACCCCTCGAGGAGACTCCCAGGCGGGCGCCGGACTCGTGGAGACCCTTGGCGATGTTGCCGTACGGGGTGTCGGCGAGTCGAGCCTTGCCCATGAAGTTGTTGCCGTCTCGCTTTAGAGACGTAGTCATGTGCGAGACGCGCTCGAGGTTGATCATAGGACCCTGCGGGTGTCCCAGCTCGCCGTAGCCCTGACCCTTGGCGATGCGCTCCTCGTTGTAACGGTTGACCTCTCCCTCGAGGACCTCGAGAGGGTACATTCGTTTGTTACGGTTCACGATGCCACCCTGAAGAAAGATACCCTCGATGTGAAGGTGCTTCTTCTGTACTCCGGCTGACCCGGCCAGCTCGACGAGCTCTTCGGTGAACTTGACTTCTTCGGTGATCTCTGAGATGAGGCGCATTATAGTTTCTTACCTAATAGACCGTGAATGATTTCTGCGTGAGCCTTGTGCGCGACGTTAGGCGTGCCATAGCTCCTGACTGAGATGATGTGCTTTCCGTCGTGATCCTTGCCACGCTGGTAGACCGAGTGGTGTGTCACTGCCCCAGTCTTATTGTTCTCGACCCTGAAGCGAACGCGAGGACCGTAGTCGTCCTCTTCGTGGTGAGGAACTTTCCAGGCTTTCATCTTGCCGCGCGTAGCATGGCCGTGAGTGATGTCTCCAGCTTCCATATCGCCCATCAGACCTCCCTTGTGAACGGATATGGCGTGATCGGCGCCGAAGTTGAAGCGCTTGAGTTCGGAACTCTTCTTGACTGCCTCGTCGATTTGCTCGGACTCTTCTAGTTCTGTGTGGTGCACCTGTACCTTGTAGCGACCCTTCTGGACCAGAACTGAGCCGTCCAATCGCTTGGCACCGACTACTCTAACGCGGTCGCCGTGCTGAACCACCCTGGAGCCGGGACCCTTGTAGGTCTTGATGCTTCCGTCACCGGGCATGTGATCGGACTTCATAGACTCATCTAGGAACTGATAGAACGTTTTCATTGACTTATAGCGTCCATTGCGTGTTGCTCCACTGACGAGACTTCTTCGACACGTTGATGAGCAGCGTGCCGGTCGAGGTCACCGTGAAGGCCAGGTTGTTGGCGCTGTTCTCCTTGAGGATCATGGCGTCCGACTGGAGGTTCCAGTTGTCGTTGCCTAATAGAGTGATGAGTGGGTTAGCACCCCTGGCTATCGCGATCGAGCCATTCGTCGACCACTTCAGCCCGATGATGCTGACGGAGTCGATGCTCTCTGATACGCCGTAGGTGGTTCCTAGAGTGTTGGCCGCGCTGAACGCGGTGGTCGTGTTCATGAAGGTGCCGTTGACCACCTGGTTGATGACCCTGGTGTCCGTCACCGTGGAGTTGGAGACCACGTAGAAGAAGTCGCCGTTGGCGAACGACGTGGCGAACGAGGTGTTCGTACCGGTGACGTTGCCTGCCGCCGTCGTGATGACCGTTCCCTGCTGGGCGCCGCCGTAGTTGACTGACAGGTCGGTGAACTCCACGTTGCTCGTGGCGCTGATCCTGATGGTGGCGTCGCCACCGAGCTTGTTGGAGTTGATGTTGATTGGCATTGTTTATCCTTACTTAGCCGGGACTTTAGCAGTGCCAGCGAGCTTATCGACAGCCTGATGGGTTCCCTTTAAGCGGTTCCATGCCTTCTTGGTGTGACGATCGATCTTCTTGCCATAGTAAGTGTTGACGTTGTCGCGCATCTTGCTCGCCGCGTCGCCGCCAGCCCAGTTGCGGTTACCGGCATCTATGTTGTCGTGTGCAGCTCTTCTTTCAGTCTCATTCTCACCCTGTCGTTGTGAGTGGCGCTGTCCGCTCTCGGCAGCGCCCCTGAGGTACCTGTGAGCGAGGTCCTTGGAGATCTCGTTGACCTCTGTCGACTCCCTCGTCAACCTACCGACTGCCTTCTTGATTCCGTCATGGCGCTTCGCCGACCTGCGAAGATGATCTTCTTCACGTTTGTGGAGCAGTTCAGCATCTGGGTCGCTTCCGAACCCTCCGGAGTGAGACGACGGAAGGGCCCTACCTTTGTTTGCGTCGTGGGAAGCGTCGTTCTTAGCGCGACTCAGATCGTCGCGCGCCTTGGCGGTGGACATCCTGCGGTGATGGGCGTAAGCCATGTCGTCACCGGCTTTTTGAATATAACTGCCGAGCGTCTTCTTGGAGAGCTCGTTGATCTCCTCGGACTCGTCTAGGAACTGGTGTAACGTTTTCATCTTCTTCTCTTCCTTGATCCTTGCGATCTGTCTGGAGACGACGCCCGCTTTTCGCTGGGCCTCGCCCTTTAGTCTCTTAATGTGTTTCCAGTCCCTCGAGGACCGAGCGCCGTCCTGTACTGCACTCTTGAGGTCGTCGACCACCCTCATTCGGGAGTCGTGCGACCTCTTGAACGCTATCAGAGCGCTCTGTCCCCTCTCAGAAGCCATGCGGGATTAGCCGCTCAGCCCTGACGGGTTCTTCATGATGCTGTCCGGGATAGCCTTGAAGTTTACGTCCATCTTCTCCTGAGGAGAAAGGTTGCGACCCTTCAGCTTCATGGCGTCGCGCATCTTCCTGATAGAAGACTTGCTCTCGGTGTCTGATGGACCCACACCAGTGTCGTTCGGGATGCTAACGCCGTCGTCGCCCTCCTCGGACGCCTCGTCTTCAGCTCCACCACCTTCGTCCTCTTCACCGAAGAGGATGGCGTCGATCTTGGCGCGGATAGCAGAGTTAAAGACCTCGGCCAGGGCGACGTGGTCGCCGGCCAAGACCGCTGAGGTCACCGACTCCAGGTAGTTAGGATCCCACTTCCCGTCGTCGGGAATGGCGTCCATCTTCGGGCGTGTGCGTCCCATCTTCTCTCCTTCAAATCCTTTTGGTTGCGCGTCGTAGCGGCCGTTGAGGTCCGCCGGGGGTTCTGAGCCCGGTACGACGCTGGTCTCGTTCGAGTAGCTGACGTCTCCTTGACCGTGCCAGTCGTTGTTCGGCAGACCGTCGAGTCTCGGCTTGTTCTTGCCGAACGTAGCGTCCGGGTCTTCCTTTACGAGCTTCTTTGTAGCCATCGCAATTCCCTTTTTTCTCTTGAGAGCCTTCTCATAGTTGTTAGTATCACCGTCTGCATGAAAGGCTCGACTTCTGTCGGATTTCACGTAACCGATCATTACGCGGTGCAACCCAGCCTTGTCGGCGTGCTGGATGGCAGTGTCTGTCGCGCGGTTAATGTAACGGCCGAGCGTCTTCTTGGACAGCTCGTTTATAGTGTTCTTCGTCATCTAGAATCCTTCGAACTATTTATAACTTGGGGCTGTTGTGGAAGGTTCGGGTCCTGGGCTGGGTTGCCCATCTGACCGTTGTCGGGCATCACTGGCGCGCCGAGCTGTGATGGGTCACCGTCCTGGAATCCCTGAGGCGGGAAGTCACCGCCTCCGCCGCCCATGTCGACTCCGTTGCCCTCGGGCTTCGGCGAGTAGCGCGGGTCCATCTTCTCGTTGGCGATGTCAGTGTCGAGCTTCTCGAGGTCGTCGTCCGTCTGGCGAAGGATCTTGCGGCGGACGTAGTCGTGCGAGAAGTAGATGCCGACGAAGTCCTGGACGTCCTTGGCCACCTCGACGCGCCTCGACAGGATCTCGTTGTCCTTGACCTCGGCGAAGTGGTTGTCGTTGGCGAACTCGAACCAGCCTCCGCGGTAGAGCTCGGAGATCTCCTGTTTGGCGATGATGTTCTTGAGTACCAACTGCTTCGAGAGGGCCTCGAACAGGAGGAGGGAGAACCTGCGGCGCAGGCGGTCTATGAAGCGGGAGAACTTGACCTCGTCGCGGGAGATCTCGGCGGCTTTCGAGAAGGTGAACCCTGACGTCTCCGGGTTCATTCTTGAGATGGGAACGTGGAGGGCCCTGTAGAGCTTCTTCTGGAAGTACTCGACGTCCGTCAACTCGCCGAGGTTCTGACCGGCAGGCAGCGTCTCGATCTGGGTTCCCTTGGAGCCTTCGCGCCTCGGCAGCCAGTAGTCCTCGAACATCGTCATGAACCTACGGTCGTCGCGGATCTGGCCGTTGGACTGGTCGTAGACGAGCTTGTTCTTGTGCTTGATCATCATGTCGTTCATGTACTGCTCTGCCTTCTGGCGGGGCAGGTTGCCGACGTCGATGTAGAAGATCCTGCGCTCTGGTGCGCGGACGAACCTGTAGATGACGAGCGAGTCCTCGAGGGACCTCAGCGCGTTCAGTACCCTGATGGCGCTGTGAAGGTAGCTCAGGATCATGTTGTTGTTGGGGTCGGTGACCCCGGAGTGCGCGTAGATGATAGAGTCGGAGGCGATCTTGAGTCCGTAGACACCGGCGTCACCGGCCTGCGAGAAGCTCTGGGAACCGGGAGGCATCTTGCCGAACCCTGCGGAGGAGTAGACGAAGTACTCTGACTTGAGTTGCGTGAGGTTCATCGCCACGCCCTGAGGGTCCCTGACCCTCTGGACCTCCTTGATCTTACGGATCTTGCGAGGGTCTATGTAGCGAAACTCCTTGATGCCCTCGTCGGGCGCCTTGTCGTCGATGATCACGTGATAGTAGAGCCTGCCGTCCACGTACCAGCGCTTGAAGATCTCGTACGCGGTGTGGTTGAAGTCGAGGAGCTCGATGACTTTCTTGAACTCTTCGTTGATCTTGTCCTGGATGGCCTTGTTGGCGAAGACCGAGGAGTCCTCGAAGGACTCCATGTTGAAGCTGACCACGTCGGAGTCGCTGTCCAGAGTGACAGCCTCGCAGACGATGTCGTCGACCGCGTACTCTACGTCAGGGTAGAGGATCATCTCCCTGTACTTGGTGATGAGCTCCGACTCTGAGGAGATGGACCCATTGAGGTCCATGTAGGTGCCGTAGAAGTTACCTTCGGCGACGACTGTTGAGCCGTCGTCGTTCGGCGGCGGGGTGAAACTGGCGCGCTTCTCCTTCTCGTCGTCCGCCTGGTTACGGCGCTGTATCTCAAACCCGAAAAGTTGCCATGCCATTATGAATTATCCTTGTTTTAGACCGTCTGCCCGTCGCTGGAGAGGATGTCGACGTCGTTCATCCAGTAGTCGAACTGCATCTGGACTTGAAACTCTGTGATCTTGTCGCGGTCGTCCCAGCTCAGGTCGATCGGGGCTACGACCGAAGGCCAGCAGCCGACGAGCTGGTAGGTCCTCAAGAGAGAACCGTCCTTGCCGTACTTGTAGACGAAACCGTCAGTCTTGTAGGTGGCAGGGTTGGACCCGAACGGTGCGGCCGTCGTGTTCAGGCGCGCAGTGTTGATGTTGTGGGACCAGCGCTCCATCACCCTGCGGACGAGGTGATCCTCGTCGTTGATGATAGTGAGGCTCCAGTCCGGGTAGGTGCGGTCTCCGGCGGTCTTGATCTCACGACCGAAGTAGCCGACCGGCGTCACGCCGAGGATCATCGGTGGGATGGACGCACCCTTGCAGGTGAACGTCAACTTTTGGTTGGCCGAGGCGTCACCGCTGGCGACTCCCGGGATAGTCATGCGAACCTCAAACTTGGAGGGGCGATCACCGCCTCCACTGAGTGCTGACTTAAATTGTTCTACGTCGAATGCGATGTCACACCTTCCCTCATCCGGCCATAAGTAGCAGGACACTTATTGTTCTTGAGATATTTATATGAACGGTTAGTACCCAATAGGATCCTTAAGAGAGCGCTGCTTGGTCATGTAGGCGCGCTTCTTAGCTCCTTTGTGTTTTGTTGCCTGGATGAGGGCCATGGCACGGCGCTTCTGGACCCTCCAGACGAAGGCGTCTTCGCTGTCTTTTCTGCCCATGGAGGATTTCTCCTCGTCCTCGTAGTGCTTCTTGATGCCAGGAAGGGAACCTTTCCCGTAGATCTCCGCGAGAAACTGGTGAAATGACTTCATTACTTGACCTTCTTGAAGAGCTTGTCGGACTTGGCCTTCTGGACCCTCAGCTGGGCGAGTGTCTTGCCAGCCTTCACCTCGTCAGCCTCGTAGTCCTGCTGGGTCTTGACCTTCTCGTTCACATCTTCTTTGAGTTTTCTAGAGGCGATGAGTTTGTTCTTCATACGATCAGTCTTTTTCCTGTTGTTGTTCCACGTGCGAATATCGCCAACTCTTTCCCAAGAAGCTCGGTGTTTACGAGCACTCTCACGATCACCTTTCTTGTCAGAATCGTTTGCAGCATCATAGTGGTGTGCTGCTATATCATCCAATTTTCCTTTGCCATAAAGCTCGTCGATCTGAGTCTCTTCAGTAGCAGCAACCTTAGCCCAGTACGGCCTCTTAGTCATCCCTTTACCCTTACCGTTGTCTAAGTGACTAAGCGGGATGCTGTGCTTGTTCGCGTCTTCAGGAGAGAGGTGACCGAAGCGACCGCGCTGGTGATCTCCAGCCAGCTTAGCAGCGGCTAGTTGGATGCCGCCGGAGCGGTTGCCGTGTTTGCGTCCCAGCGCCCTTTGACTGTCTCTACCAGCTTGCGTCTCTCGAGTCCCGTCGTGGTTCATCCTGTCGTGATCCATAGCCTTATATGATTTGTCTATAGAAGCACCCTGAATGTAACTCAATGCTGTAGCTTTCGAGATCTCGTCGAGTTGATCGTACTCCTCGTAACGGGTTTTCTTGTACAGGTCGAGGTGCGTAGAGTGATCGCGCTTGTAGTCCTGGGAGGATGACCTGTGGAGAGGTCCGCCCTGCTTGTAGAGGTGGGCGTGGGGATTGTCCTTGCCTAGGCGCCCGCGGACCCTGAGTGAACCGTGTTCCTTCTTCGCGGCGTCGATGTGTACCTGGGCGTGCTCGTCGTTCTTAACGCGCTTGATGAAGTGACTGCCACCGTGATAGCCGTCCGCCTTGCCGTGCTTGGCGAAATAGTCGTCGCGCTGGGTCTTGCGCGTTGCTTTATGAGCCATCTCTCTCGCGTGCAGCTCTGCCTCGCGCTTGACAGGAGCCTGGGTGAGCGCCTTGGCGATACCTGAAGCCCTGTTGATAGTCTTCCTGGTGTGGTTCTTGACGTCCTTGTCGAGAAAAGATCGCCTGCGATCGTCGTTGTGGTACTTGATCGAGTTGGCCGCTTGATTGGCGTAGGAGTAGAGGGTCTTTGATGATACTTCGTCGAGCTGCGTCTCCTCGGCGTAGCTGTCCTTGTACTTACCGGTGTACTTGAATGGCGGGTACTTACGACCGGCGATCTTGCCGCCGGCGTTGGCGGCCTGTTTCATGAGGTGGATCCTGCGACGGGTCTTCTCGCCGTTGCCGTGAATTTGTGTGAGCAGGCCGCGCCTGACTGGGTTCGAGTGTGTGTTCTTGTCCTTAAGGTCACTCTCTAGATCGCGAGCCTTAAAGGCGTAGTACTTGGCCTTGATGTCCGCGGTGTGCGGGGTGTTGGATTCGTTCACGTCTTCTTTAGCCAACCTTCTCACTGCTTGAGCTAATCCAGAGATGCGCTTCTCTGTCTTTTTTGCATGATGCTTAGCGGCATTCTGATACACGTCTGATTCACCGTGAGCATAAGAAGCGTATGCGTGCATGCGTGAGGACGCTTCTGCTTCTGCCCTGTTAGCGTACCTCTTGAGAGTCGCTTTAGAGAGTTCGTTGATCTCAGTTTCTTCTTTCATCTTGATCTCGTGCTTGCTCGCTATGGTCTTACCGTGAACGCCGTGCTTGCCAGTCTTGACCATGAAGGGGTGCATATCCATCTCATGGCCGTAGTTGACGGCTTGACGGTGGCTTCCCTTGACGTGCATGTGAAGGCGCTCTGAGCCGTTGTCTTGGACAACAGTGTGCCATTCGCCAGCGGCTTCGTCAAGATCTTCTTTAGTCCACTCGCCTTTCCCGTACTTCTTATCAAGAAAAGAAGATGAAACTCTTGGTCTTACTCCTGTTCGTCTAGTAGTATCTTTACCCATGTCCAATTCTCTTTGCTTCTTGACATTGACTTTGCCGTGTTTGTCCATAGCACCAAACACGCTGCCTGCCATTCTCGAAATGTCGTCAGCAAATGGATTCTTAGCTTCGTTCTTAGACTTCTCATTTTTTAGACGGTTTAATGCAGCTACAGTTAGTGTCTCACCACTCAAATCGTCTGGCTTCTTATTAGACTTTCCAATTCGTGTGTATGATGGACGAGCATGAGCTTCGACCACGCTCTCGTAACGCTGGCGGCTCTTGTTGGCCCTGATCCTGTCGAGTAGTCCTTGTGCTCTGTTCAACGCCATGTCGTGCTTTCCTGCTACTCTGTTGTGATAGTCTGACTGACGATCGTGCTCGTCCTCGGCCTTTCGATTGCCGGACTCGAGGTGCTTGATCGCGATCTTGTTGTGGGTGATGGCCTTCGACACGTGATTGACGTAGCCGTCCCTGTGACGCTCGATAGCGGTCTTCAGTTGGGCCTCGTTGTGGACCTCGGCGAGCTGGGTCTCTTCTTTAGCCATCTTGAGCCCACGGTTTCTCTTATCGATAACGTCGCTGGCGTCGTCGTACTTGTGTATGTTGTGCATATAAGCCCTAGAGCGCTTCGAGTAGGCCGCGCCTCTGGACTTCTTAGCCTTGGCGAGGTAGCGGTTCTTGAGTTCCCTAGAGATCTCGTCGAGCTGCGTCTCTTCGTCGAAGCGCACTCTCTTGTACTTCTTGGTCTGGTGATCAAAGATGTAGTGCTTATCTGTCAGTCCTGGACCACTGTGCGCCTGTGTGTACTTTTTACCGTTCTCATTGTGTTGAGTAAAGTTCACCCTAGAGTGCAGAGTTTGCATCCTGTCTATGAAACGGTCATAATTTGTATAAGGATTCTTCACTTCGTCGAGCTGCGCCTCTTCCTTATAATCCTTGGCCAAGTGGCTCGTCCAGTCTTTACCACTCTTCTGTGCGTTCATCGACTGTTCCCACGACCAGTTGGCCCCTTGTTTATCGCCACCGGCCTTCTTCTTGCCGGCGTTAGCAGCATGACTTTGAGCGTCCCTGTGCTTGTTCTTGAATGAATAGTGTGGCTTCTTAAAGTCGTCGACTGGAGCCAAACGATGCACTACGCGGTCAAGTCCCGCGTTGCGCTTAACGTGTGTCTGTGTCTTCCCAGTGTCTCTTCCTGCCTGAGCGTCACGAACGCCCTTCTTGCCGGCTTCCAAAGAAGCCTGGTCGATGGACTTATCGTAGTACGCTTTCATCTTGCCGGCTGAGATCTCGTCGAGCCGCGTCTCTTCGTTCATGTTCTTATAAGCTGCCCTGTGCTCGTCTGCCTTCTTCATGTGGGACATCGCCTTTGGGCTGCGCTTCTTTGACCAAGAATAGGTCTTGGAGTTGAAGTCCGCGACCTCTGCCTTGTGTTCGTGATGGCGCTCCATGGCACGGTGATAGCCGATCATGTAGCCGTTCTTCTTGTGTTGCCTGGCGAGGTTCAAGTATTCGTCACCTGCACTCTCGTCGAGCTGCGTCTCCTCGTGCACGCTCGGGTGAGCGTACCTGCAAGTGTGCGCGTCGGACCCGGTGTTGCCGTCGCTCTTGACGACGAGACCGGGCTTGTCGTTGTCGCGGTGCTCGTAGTAGTGCCCAGCACCGCGCCTGCCGACTAGTCTGAAGCCCTTCTGGAGCATGTGCTTGTGTGCCGAGACTTTGTCCGGAAACTTTTTCCTAACACCATCGAGCAGACCGTCTGGGTTCTCAGAGAGTTCGTTGTTCATCTTCTTCACCATTTGTCCCTGTTGTCCTTCCAAGGGAGCATCTGTAGGTTGTCCTTACCGCCGATGATCTCTGGTGAGATGTTGTCTAAGAATCCCTTCTTGACGGAGATCCTGTGGTCTAGTTGCCAACCACCATCGACACCACATCGGGTTCTTGGGTGAGCGGCTGGATTGATTTCAGTCTTATACAAATTGTAGTTTCTCTTAGTGATAGAAGCGACCTTGTTCCAATACTTCTTGAACTCAGTCTTTTTAGGATTCCAGCGAGGGTGTTTTTCGCCTTGTAAATGTGGATAAGTTCTACCTTTAGTAGCAGATCCGTAGTTGTTTCCGATCATCGTTTTTGTCTTGCGACACTTATAGCATGTATCAGTGTTCCTGGAGAAACGCTGTACATATTCGTTCTTGCACTCATCACACTTACACTTGACGTTTACGTTAGATTCTGAAAGAAGATCTTTCACGTCTACTTCTATAGTGTCAATGTTTAAGTTACGTCGATCCAAATTAGAAACAACATAACCCTTTGATTTCCAATGTGCTATATTAGAGGAGCACACTTTTATAGTTACATGCTGGCTGATGATCATACATCTATTTATACGTCATCAAGCCAGCGAGAACTATTTTAGAACTTATTCACGACTTCATCAAATTCCACACCAGTGCGTACTGCTACGAAGCGGAGCGTAATAAAATTTATTGAGCGCGCAGGTTTTATGTATATGTCTCCGACGAACTCGTTGCCGTCGATGACGTCGGGAGTGTTGTTGGTCTCGTCGCAGACGACCTTGTAGTCGTAGATGCCGCGGCGACCCTCGATGTCCCTCAGGTACGGTTCGACCATGTTGACGAAGGACGCCCTGGTGAACTCGTCGTTGAACTCGAACAGGGTGAACTTAGCGGCCGTGCTGATCGCCTTCTCTAGGACGATGAACAGTCTGCGGACGTTGATCCTGTCGAAAGCACTAGGCTTGTTGAGGAGAGTCTTGTCCCCGAAGAGGACGGTGCCCTGTCCTGGGAAGGTGACGACCGGGTTGACCCCGTTCTTGTAGAGGACGTCCCTCTGGGCTTGGTTCGGGTTGAACGCTAGGCGGATGATGTTCTTGATCTCGCCGCGGTTGAAGCCGCCTGGAGACCACCACGCGTCCCTCACTTCCTCTGTCCTGATGATCAGGCCAGCGGTGTCGCCGTTGAGCGGGACCCAGCGGAAGACGTCGTTGTACTTGTCGTACATGTACTTGTAGCCGGAGTCGAGGACGCCGTAGCTAGTAGTCCTCAGCTGGTTCCTGAACGCGACCACGTCGTCGGTGACCGAGAACGCGTTGTTCACGACGTCGTTGATGTCCGGGGAGATCAGGACGATGCAGTCCTTGCGGGTCTCGCAAATGTTGTCGATGATGTAGTTTGCCAACTGCTCGCCCGCCACTCCGCCACGGGCTTTGCCTGCGATGATCAGCGAGACGTCCACGTCCTCGGCGGACGCGAACTGGTCGTAGGCGCGGCACAGGTTCGAGACCGCGATGGCGGACTCGGTGTCCGGTTGCGTTCCGTTGACGAATGAGGCTGAGAACGGGATGGCGTTGGTCTGAGGGGACACTAGGAGAGAGTTGGCGGAGACTGCCCCGGCCCTGTCATTGGTCACCCAGACGAACTTGGAGCCGTTGTCTAGGACGTTCTTATAGTACAAGGTTCCGCCCTGGTCAGCGGTGGCGTCGGTGGCGCGGGAAAGGTTCTTCCAGACTTCGAGGATCGTGTTGACCTCTCCGGTGAACTGCCCGTCCTGATCGACGACGACCACGTGCATCTCGTCACCGGCGCTAGTGTCATTGGCCGAGCGCGCGGCGACGAAGTTGGAGGTCGTCGGTGGTCCGTCGACGGTGTCGTAGTACTCCCAGAGCCTAGTGATCGCTGAGCTCGTAGAGTTGGTGGACTGGACGGTCACGTTGTCCGAGAGGAAGTACTTGGTCGCGAACGACAGAGTAGCCGTGGCAGTCGCGTTGGCGGTCACGGACGGGGTACCAATCGAGGTGATCTTGAGGTACTGGCTCCCGACAGTAGAGTTGCCGCCGACGACGTAGTCGCCTACTGACAGTTTGCTCAGTACGAACTGTGCTGTCGAGTTGACGGAAGTGTTGGTGGCCGACCCCGAGTTGGCGGTCAGCGTGGCTGTGTTCGAGCCGACCCCGAACGCCAGAGAGACCGTGATGGTCGAGTCGTTGGAGTAGAGGTTGCTGGAGTACTGAGCGGCTGACTCGCAGGTGGAGACCTTGAGTGAGTTGCCCTTAGTACCGGGCCACTTTGCGTAGTAGTAGGAGTTCGCGTCGTAGGAACCGGCCATCGCCAAGAAGGCGGCCTCGTTCTTGATCTGGACTGCGAAACCGTTCGAGACGAAAGCGACCGCGTTGAGAGCGGTGTTGGAGGCTGCGCGGGAAACGTAGAGGCTGTCGCCATAGGCGAACACGGAGGACGCCGTGAGCCAGGTCTCCCCGTTCGAGTTCGTAGGTTGACCGTACAGGAGGACTAGTTCGTCCTCGCTGGTCACGAGCTGGCGCTCTTCTACCGGTCCCCACTCGAAGACTCCACCGATAGCGGCTTGCGTGGTTGATACTGCAGGGATCGCCGTAGTGAGGTCGATCTCCTGAATTTGAACGCCTGGCGAGACCATGAATCCCATTTAGAACACTCCCTATTTTCTTTCGGGTATTTATTAAATCAGCCACTTCACGGTCGCCGATGAGGTCAAAGAGCCAAAGTGTCCTATAGATAAAGCATGCGGCACAGCACGTCGGCCAAGTTCAAGATGAGCAGGGCAAAGAAGAAGATCTATGAGGGTGAGGGCAACCCTATGTGGGGAAAGAAGCACTCCGACGAGGCTAAGAGAGCGGTGTCAGCGTCCAGGAAGGACACCGTCTGGATAACTAACGAAGCCCGGAGTCGCCTGGTGAAGCGGTCCGAGCTAGAAGACTGGGTGATGGCTGGGTGGACTAGGGGACGAACCACCAAGAAATGATGTTGTACTTCGGGTCGTCGAGAATATCCGTGTGCACGAGTTCAAAGTTTTCATAGAAGTATACATAGGTTCCGTCGAAGCACCTCACGTAGTATACGAACCCGTTGTTCATGCTACGTACTTCACGAACCAGCGACCGGTAGTCGCGACCTTAACCTGTAACTTATGTCCGAGTTTGCACTTGACCGTATAGCCGAAGGGAGACTTGTTCGCCTTCACGAACTCGTAACCTTCAGGGACGTGCTTCTTCATGACCTCTACGTACTCGTCGAAGTCTTCGTACTCGCGCTCGTCGAGCCAGCGGCTCTGGAGAGCGAAAAGATTATCGAGAGCCTTTCCACTCTCGACCAAGCCCATGAAAGTCTTGATCTCGGCCTTGATGATTCCTACGGTTTCTGGTGTCATGCTTAATTCCTCCAATTGTGATTCTCAATCTACACCATTATGAAGAGGATGTCAACCGTCATTTTCTTGTTTACAAAGATGTTTTCCCGTGGTAGACTGGACCTATTAAACAATGGAGGACTATATGAAACCGCTTTTTCTTGATCTCGAATCTCTCTTTACTTTCACGACCGACTACGCTGACGAGGAGGGAAAGGGTTTCAAACCCTTCGTTCCTCACTTGGTCAAGAACAATGGGTTCATCCTGAACCTTCTTGAGATTGGACCAGGTGGCGGGAATCCCTGCATCACCTTCGCTTTCGTCTCCGAGAAGAGTGCCAAGACGTTCATCGACGACATCGACGAACTCATGGGGTTCTCCGCCACTGACGGGCTCAAGTTCTATAAGGATCGCATCCAGAGGGTCTCCCTCGTCTAGTTTAAGAAGAGGCCTAGGTCACCTGTTTACAAGCCTTTCGGGATAGTTTATGGAACCTCCCGAAAGGAGTACACACCGCATGTACAGTGGACCTACTAAGAAGATGCTCGAGCTGGCTGACTTTCTCGAGAAGTGCTCGCCTCCGGTCGCGATGAACGCTTTCATCACGATGAAGGAACGTTACGGTATCAATGGGAGGAATGTCATGAAGTGGTACCCTGACGAATATGTTCCCAAGCCTAAAGACCGAACTCTTATCAAGAAAGACGTCGTCGAGAACGGGAACGAGTGCGGTACGGCTTGCTGCATCGCTGGGTGGACTGCAGTTCGCTGGGGCACTGGCAAACACGCTGGTGATGACATCCATGGTTTTGCGGTGGAGAAGTTGGGTATAGACGATGAAATTGCTCACAATCTCTTCTACCCTAATGATTTCGAACATTCTAATAAGATCCATCCAACCGTCCAGCGAAAGCGGGCCATCCAAGTTCTCCGCGGCGAGATTGAGCTCAACAAGAATTGGCTTCACCGTCCAACCAAGAGGAAGTAAACATGGACACTAAGAAGATGTGCGAGCTGGCTACCTTCATCGAGGGACGTCGCGTCAGGATGATAGACTGGTTCACTGATTCATCCCCATCAATGAGTACGAGCAAACCGCGCAACAGTTCTGACAGGGAAACCTTTCTTGACAAGCAGAAGAGCGAGGAGTGTGGTACTGCGTGCTGCATCGCTGGGTGGGCCATGCTCATGAATCCTGATTTAAGCTGCAGCGATAAAGTCGCAGAACACTTGGGTCTCAATGCGGAAGAAAAAGACTTACTCTTCTTTCCTTTCGAAGGCGATCGCCCGACAGAGTTCGTAGAACCTCATGAACAGTCGAAACGCGCCGTTCAGGTTCTCAGGGGTCAGATCAAGCTTACTGATAAGTGGGTCACGGAGCCAGAAGAGACTTAGTTTTCAAAGATAGTCCAGGCACGACCGTCTTCGTCTACAGCCTCAACGTCCGGCTGTCCGTCGTTCATTCCGAACGGTACCAAGTCGTCTTCTCCCCACGCGTCCCCAGCCGTAGCCAGGTACGCGGCCCTAACGTCTGAGTTTATCGACTCCTTGAAGAACTGCTGATCTGTCATCCACGCGAAGATCACTAGGCACATTACTAGGTCGTCGTGAGACCCTTCCTCGGCCTCGAACTTTACGCCCTTCTTCGAGAACCTTGCCAGTTCCCAGAGTATGTTCTTGTCGTTGAGGACTAACTGCCCTCTCTCCACCAGCGACTTGAGCATGGTGCAGCCGATCTTTCTAGTCTGCGGGTTGGTCTTGAGACCGATCCTGGAGTTCTGTCCGAACCCTCCCCCAAGCCTAGTCCCGTGCTTTCCCTTGACCGTCGTCGAGATGACGTTGTCGTACTCGCTGACGTGCATGAGGTTGACTGACACCATGTAGCCGACGTCGTTCGACTCGATGAGGACCATGGCGCGGTTGTAGTACTTAGCTGCGTCGTGGACCACCTCGTGCAGGAACTCCGGCGGGAGCTTGTTGTCCCTGTAGCTGGCGACGACCTTGTACGGCATCGAGGTGATGTCGATGACGGTGAACGCCTGGTAGTCGAGGAGCACGCCGCGAGACACGTCGCACGTGATAACGTAGGAGTTTCCCTGAACTGGACGCTCGAACACCGTGATGTTGGTTCCGACGATCTCGATCGGAGGGACCGGTGTGAGCGTCGACAGGACTCGACCGTTGATGAGGGTTCCTGACGAACCGAGGAACTCGCACTCGTACTCTTGGGCGAAGCCTTCCTCTCCCAGCCTAGCGCGCTCTGCGTCGCCCCAAGCCTCGTCCCTTCCGGGTTTCTCGCTCCAGTGGGAGTCGATGCGGGCGAAGTTGTTCTTACCGAGCTCTGAGTCTCTCCAGATGTCGTAGAACATCTCTAGCCCGTTCGGGGTGGAGGTCATGAACAGCTTGGTCTTCTTACCAGCGGTGATGGCCGGGTACACGGAGTTGTAGAACTTGCGCTGCATGTTCGGGTGGATGTGGGCTACCTCGTCCATGTAGATGATGGCGAACGACTGACCACGAATACCTGACGAGCTCGTGGCCGCTGCAGAGAGGCTCGACTTGTTCTCGAACGAGATTCTCTGTGCTCTCCAGACCCTGATGCCCTGTTGGAGCCATACCGGGACGAACTCGATCATGGACTTGATGCGGTCGATGATCTCGACGGCTTGCATCAGCTTGTTAGCCGTGATGCCGATCTTGAAGCGCCTGTTGAACAGCGCGTTCCAGAGGAGCACTGCTGCTACGATCGTTGTTTTGCCTGCCTGACGTGCCAATTTTACAATGACGAAGCGGTTGTTGATAGAAGCGTCCACAAAGCGCTGCTGGTAGGGGTATGGGTCGAACCTGACCAGTTCGCCGTCCGGGGTCTCTACCCTGATGTACTTGTCGATGAAGTACTTGAGGCCAGTCTCCGGGTGGGCGCACCTGAGGTACTCCTCGATGTGAATCGCCTCGAAGGCGAACTCGACCCCCATCTTCCTGAGTCTCGGATTACCGTTGAACCCCATCTCTCCCGCCACGATTGCGGGCATCGGGATAAAGTCTCTGTTTACAGTTTTTTCCACTTTTTTCCGTGCTTATACTCGACGTGGTGTGCGGGCACATCGTGATGAGTTCTCACGTATCCAGCGATAGGATCGTGCATAGGTTCTTTCAAGTGCTCAACTTTCACCCGATAGACGTGACCATCTTTAGCGTACTCAGAGGCTTCTTTAGCTTTGTGGGCGAAATTGATAGGAACCTTGTACTTATTCCCGTTCTTAGCCACGCCGTGCCGCGACGTGATTCCGTTCTTCTTGATACTATCATGATTCTCGGAAGGGCTAGCGTGATAAACATACTGCTCTCCTAGAAACTCTCCGAAAGTCTTAATCAATGTCATCCTCACCGTCCTCGATGCCATGAGACTTATTGATCATCTTCAATAGGTCGTCGGTGGACCCTACCATCACCACGTTCTGGGTGTTGTTCACTACCTTGTCAGCGCCGGGTGTTCCCTTGGCGTTGACTACGTCCTGCTTCTTCTTGTTCAGGTCCACCAGCTTGTCGAGGGCGAAAGTCAGTTTGTCGATCATGGTGGCCACGACCTCGTAAGCCCTCGGAGCCTCCGACGCGTCAGCGACCTCTTGGACGGCGGCGAGGGAGTCGCGACCCTGCTCCACCATCTCACGGATGTTCCTGCGGGCGAACTCGAAGTCGTCCTCTTGTGAAGTCTGGGTGACCTGTTGGTTGCTGTGACCTCTGGACGGCGGGATCACCTCTACTGAGGGAACCGCGTGCTTGGGGCCTAGGCCTAAGTGTTCGTCGATCCTATCTGCCATGCGTGTACCCCCACTTCTTCAGCTGGGAGTGGGCCTTTTCTTTGTTCTTTTCAACGAAGTCGAACTTGTTCGTGTGCCCGTACACTGCCCCGTTGTGGAGGTGGTGCACGGTCATCTCGTGGTTGTCGTCGTCCTCGTCGTTTGTGTTCGACCAGTACTCGGTGTGCTTGATGCGCTGGAGCTTACCCTCGTGATCCCTCGCGTGGGTCTCCTCCACGTCGCCCTCTGCTAGGAAGTCGCTAAAGGTTTTCATGTGTTACTCGGCTCCGTGATCTGGATGATGTAGTCCCAGCTGTCCGTCTCCTCGATGTTCTGATACGGGACTGTGACCGAGACGTTGGACGTAGCGTTACCGTTAGCGTCCATTCCAGGCTGCGTCGTGATGACTGCAGAAGGACCGCTGTTGTTCGTGAGGGTGTCCCCGTAGATGTTGACGGTGGCGAACTTGATGACTTTCTTCGGTGACACTGGCCCGTAGAAGTAGGTCTGAACCTTGAGCGAGAGCCGCCAGATCACGGCCTGCCTCGACTGAAAGTCCGGCGACGACTGGTCTTCTGGAGTTATGTTCACGAGGTCGATGTAGACGTCAGTGGAGAGGTCCGGGAGCTCGTCGAGAAGGTGAACGGTAGCGTTCCACGACGGGGTGAAGAACGGAAGGATCTGTTCGATCAGCCTCGCGCCGTCCTCTACGCTAGCCGCGTAGAGGTTGACGTCGTAGTTGATGTTGTACGGGACTGGGACGTACACCCCGTCGTACTGACTCGTGGCCGGAGTCTTGGAGATGATCCTGCGCGTCTTCTGGAGGTGTCTGGTGGTGTCGTACTCGAGTCCAGTGATCTCAAAGCTGATCATCGGGAGGTTTATCGCGATCTTCTTAGCGTCTCCCGGCTGGACGTCGAGGCGGGCCAGGAACTTCTCGCGAGGGGCGAAGATGATGGGCACGGAGATGCGCTGCGCGACGGAGCCGTCGTCGTTGTAGTGGTAGACCCTGAGGTCGTTGAACATAGTTCCAATTAAAGCATTAGTTTTTCTTAATCCTTCATGATAAAAATCATTTCCGAACATATTTTTTCCCCTTGTGTGCGAGTGACATTTTTCTCTTAGTTTCGTCAGAAAGCTTTCGTCCTTTTTTAGCTTCAGACATCTTTTGTCTAGCTTCTAAAGATGCTACTTGACGCTTACTAGCTGCGCTAAGTTTAGCTCTAGTTTCTTCTGAAACAACTCGCCCCATCATGCTCATTGATCTTTTTAGCTTTGTTTCTTCTGATTGTTTCTGATTACGAAGAGTGTTAGCTATTTTTTCTCGATGTTCTATAGAAAGAGTTCTACCCTTCTGCGCTTCAGACATTTTCTTACATTGTTCATCTGAACGTCTTTGTCCAGTATTAGACCTTGAGATCTTTTCGGCCACGCTTAGTTTTTTCTCATCTATCTGGTACCAAAGGTTTGATCTACAATTCCTCATGTTGTAGTACTTTTTTCCTAGTTCACTTTGACCTATCATCTGCAGCCACTTAAACTCTTCGTCAAGCAGCATGTTAGATGGTATGTTTCTTTTTAAGATTCGTCGCTTAAAATCTTCAGGTCTGTGTTTATACGCCTGTTTCATCCAAGATGAAGAACAGACATAGCTATCGTTTTCTTCTCCTAGATGACTTCCGACATAATAACGATTATGTTTCTTATCTCGCCAGATGTAGATGAAACCAGTTTTCATACATCTATTTATACCTAAGAGCCGCTTAACTCCTCATCTTTCCGTTGTGGTAGACCGGGCGGTCCAGCTTAGCGACGTGGTCTTGGACTACGTCTGCCGGCTTCTTGATCTTAAAACCATTGCCATGCTGGTTAGAAAAAGTGTGGTGCATGTCGTCGTGGCCATGCCAACGCTCGGGAACGTCGTCTCTCTGGGCTGGTCCCTTCAGGTAGACGTGCATGGAGTCGTGGCCGGCGTTGATCAACGCCGCGGCCCGGTGTCGTCCCTCGTGGGTTACGACCTTGCCCTTCTCGTTCACGCCCAGGTGAGGTGCGTTGAGGCTGCTCCCCTCGGCTGAGTACTTGTTGTAGTCTCCGAGGGACCTCGCCGCCCCTTTGATCTCATCGTAGTGGCCCTCGTGAGCGGTAGTCAGCTTGAGGAAGTCCTTAGGGTGCATCCTGACGAGAGAGTGCATCTTATTGCTGACCGCGCTCTCGCGGTGTGTGTCCGTCAAGTTGAGGCCGGTCTCGACGTGCTCTAAGAACTGCTTGAAGTTCATCATTCTAGTAGTGTCCCTTCTCTGAGAACGGGTCAGCCTCTGACCAGTCGATCTCAGCGTCGGCCTCTGTCTCGAAGATCTTGGACTGGTCGAAGCTGAGTTCAGGAGTGTCGTCGAACCTCTCGATCTCGAACGGCCAGTCGGTGCGCTCGTCATGCAACTCATTACCGTCCTCGGTGAAGAGGGACGTTACTAGTTCGTCCATGGTGGCGGCCTTGTAGTAGGCGTCGATCTCCGGGACTCCGGTGTTGAACACCTCTGACTGCGCCTCGTAGAGTTCTAGCGACAGGTCGTACGCCTGCAGGTCTCCGAGCTGGTAGAAGAACGCCTTCTTGTCGACGTACTTGATAGTGAACAGGGACCCGATCATTGGGATGTACATCAGGTCGCCCTCTCGTGGACGCAGTATGTCTGGCCTGCGGTCGAGGATCTCCTCCTTGAACTCCAGCTTCGCCATAGTGACCACGAGCTCGTCGCGCAGCTCGAAGCCGAACTTCGACATGAGTGCTCCCTCACCGCCCATCTGGAGCTGCGTCTTGAAGTAGATGGCGATCAGGAAAGCGCTGTCGTACGTCGCGTACTCAGGCTCGGTGAAGACCAAGTCTCGGTTGACCACCGTCCTCGGCACGTACCAAACGTCATGCCCGAACGTAGAGATAGCCTCCTGCACCATCTCCTGCAGCTGCTGCTGTTCAGAGTCTTCGGTAAAAAAATCAAAAAACACACTCACCGGCATTAGCTTCTATCTTCCTAGGATCCTGTGAAGGAGCCCCTGCTTCTTTGGCGCTGGCGCTGAGCCCCTACGGGCCACGCTCTTAGCAAAGTCAGCTAAGGCCGTGCTCTTCTCTGGTTCAGCAGCTGGTTTAGTCGTGTTCTGGAGGTGTTCTGCTGGCTTCGGTTCCGGTCTCGGCGCCTTTCCGGCTTCCTTGACGCGACGCTTCTGGTCAGCGTCCCGGCGAGCTATCTCGACGTTGTCGTCTGGCGTCAGCTTGTGGTAGGAGATCTTACCGTCCGAATGGTGGACTAACTTCGCCCCTTCGGAGTTGGTGTCGCCCTTACCGAAGGCGTGCTTGCCGATGTACTCGGTGCTGACTTCGGTGCGCTCGGCTTCTAGTAGTTGCTTGAATGTTTTCATGAGATATTTATCCGTTCGGTTTTCTTTCTTCTGGAGAATGCGCTCATCTTGGCACGATACTCAGGATCCTGCCACATCTCGCGGAGCTTGGCAGAGACTGCTGCTTTCTGGCGCTCGGAGCTCCTACCAGTAGGAACACCAGTTCTCTTTGCGTTAGCAGCTCTCATGTTCTCGAGGTGTTTTCCCACTAGAGAAACACCTTTTTTCTCTTTACTTAGTCGAGTTCGATATTCGTCAGAATGGGTCTTACCGGTCATCCCCTTCATCCGACCTTCCTCCCAGGCCTTCTTCATTGATACGGCTCGTTTTGCTTTTGTTTCTTCTGACTGTTTCTGGCCAGTCAGCGTCTTGGAGATCTTAGCTTTTACGTCGAGATTGTTCTCGTTTATGGACCAGTTTCCAAAGCGATGATTACGTTGATTGTAATATCGCACACCTTTAAGTTCTTCAGGTTTCATCATCTGGAGCCATCGGTGTTCTATTTCGTTGATCTTAGAGCGATCTTTAAAACGCTCGATGATCCTGCGCTTGAAATCTTGAATCCGTCTTTCGTAGGCTCTCTTCATGTGTACAGAAGAACATACGTAACCATCGTCTTCTGTTCCCCAATGGGAACCAACATAGTAGCGATCGTGTTTCTTGTCGCGCCAAATGTAAATAAAGCCGTAATTTTCCATACGACTATTTATAATGTGGCCAAGCTACCCGATGAAGTCGTTTGAGATAGGTGAGAACGTGGTAATGAGCTCGTCCTCCAGCTTGGTGATCTCTTCAGTCGCCGCAGCAATCATCTGAACGCCGGTCGTGGTGATGCCTCCGGGAAGAGTGATGCCGGCGTAGGCCGAAAGGTTCTGACCCCACTGCTTGCGCACCAGCTCTGTGGTGTACTTTTGGAGCCAGATGTCGCTCCAGATGTTCGGGAAATCGTCTGGGACGATAGCTTTATAACCCTCGATGATTATGAAGCCCCCGGGGATCAAGGTCTCTGGGGCGACGTCCAAGAAGAGTTGGTTAGTCTTGTCGTTGTAACGGATCGGGAACCTACCGATCATCCACTGCTCCACCATGCACAGGTTCTGGCGCATGATGACGTAGTCGGACATGCCGCTCTGCATCATGCCGGCCCCATTGGTCCCAAAGATCTCTGAGAGCATGACCTGATATGGGACGTTGAAGAGGAGACCACCTCCGCTGAGGGACGTAGAGAACCCGATAGGCCAGACGTTGGTGACGCCGATGATCCCGGCGTCCATGGTGACCATCTTGGCCGAGCACTCGGGGACGGTGAGGACGTGGGCTAGGTAGGTCTTCTCGGACCCGTCGTAGTGCTGGAGGATGTACTTGTCCAGGGCGTCGTCCACCCTGTCGTCGAGCTGCTCGTCGGTGACCCTCACCTTGACGGTTGGGAAACCTAGGCGCCTGAGTACGTATTGTTTAAAGTCGCTGCGCGTTGCTGGGATGGCCATTTCAAGCCATATTTATGTTTAGTAACGCCCTATAGTGTGATTAAACCTATGTTCATTTTAACGGGATCTCCATGCCTAGCTGCTTTGCGAAAGTCATTAAGGCATCTAGTTTTTCGGAATCACTCAGGACGACCTTCACTGGCTCATCCATGTACCATTCGCACAAATTCCATTCACCAACCGACCCTACTCCAGTGAGACCAAGAACATGATCACCATTAGGCAGGATGATCGGGTTTGGAACGCCGCACATCTGGCCCCAAATGCCGCCCCACGATTGAACGACTTCACCGTCCTTATCGACCAATTGATACCCAACTACTTGCCTATTTGCCATGTTTTCACATTCCCAACATCGATTGACCGAAGCCGTACTGTATAACCGGCACATAGATGATAACGATAATGCCCCCAGCGCCAGCACCAGACGTGCTAGTACTGGACATACCACCGCCGCCTCCGCCATAATTGCCAGCTGAGCCGGCGGGGCTTGCAGTAGTTTGACCACCACCACCGCCGCCTGCGCCATGTGTGCCGTCCCACTCTGTACCTGCACCACCTGTTCCGCCAGAACTAGCGCCACCCGTGCCTGCACCTGTACCTCCCACGTCGGCAGCACCACCTGCCGTGCTAACTGCTGAACCGGCATCAGTCCCATTGGCACCTGCCGCTGTTGGACCGCCTGCGCCGCCGCCGCCTGACGCACTGGGGTTTCTGCCGTTGGCCAAGCCGCCTGCACCACCACCGTTATGCGTGCCTATGCCAGCACTGGCATGGCCGCCAAGACCACCGGTTGCGCTACTGCTACTGCTGCCGCCGCCCTGGCCGCCGCCACCTGCATTGCTGTCGAACGAGGTGAAGGCGCCATTATTGCCATTTATTGAACCAGAAACAGCAGTGCCACCAGCTCCCACTGAGTAGGTCGCTGAGTAGGTGCCAGGGCTGGCAAATATGTAATTGGTGAGCTTGCAATATTCACCTCCGCCACCGCCTGCGGCATGTCCAGCGGAGTGTGCACCGCCTGAACCACCGCTTCCGATTAGTTCAACACTGTTATTGCTATTGTTCCAGTCCACTGGGACGGCGTAGACCAGGGTTCCCGATGTTATAAACCTGACAGTGGCGAAGTCATAGGAGAGGCCCGTCCCAAAATCGGGGTGCCAGTTCCACACAGGCAGACGCCATAAGGCAGGTTCTTGCGATAAGGTACCCCGCACAATCGCCCAGAAGAAAGCATCGGCATCATCGCGATCGTCGAACCAACCGCACCATGCCACGTGCCCATCGGACAGTTTTCCTCTTATTCTAAAGCGGGTTTGGTTTTCATTGCCAAACTCATCCTTCGACTGCGCCGCCGATGCCGTGCGCCATTGCCACTTGGGTACCGGCATCAGCAACTTTGGGACTGTTGGGTTTAAGATGATCACTGCAGTGCCTTTACCCAATATGTCGAAACACCATTGAGCCTTACGATTTGCAACAGGAACACACTAGCGTTGGTCGTGGTGAAGGCATCGCCAATAGCAGCGCCCACGGTAAAGCCAGACATAGTGATTGCTCCTGCTGTTGCGTCATTAGTAACCATGAGTGTTACGGCACAGTCGCTGGTAGGCGCAGTGATCGTCACAGCCGCGTGATTAGTGCCATACTGGTAGTTGCCCACCGTAGGGTCGATCGTAAAGTTTGTCATGTTGCCGAGGTTGGGGGGTGTGAGGGTATAACCTTTAGCGATAGTCGACGTGGCGTTAGTTGTCAGAACAGATCCAGTCGTGCCGAAGGACACCGTCGTCGAGTTCACTGTGGCGTTGACCGTGGAGTTACCCACGAACATTATCGTAGCGTTCGTGATGAGCTGGGACGTCGCTATAGAGAAGGTCTCGGACACACCAGTCGACACCGAGTTCACGGTGGAGTTTCCAGCGGACATACCAGTCACGTTAGCGGTCATGGTCGCTATGGAGTTCTGCACGAAGAACGTGCTAGAATTCATCAGCGCGTTGACCGTGGAGTTACCCACGAACACCACTGTAGCATTAGTGATCAACTGTGACGTGGCGATCGAGAAAGTCTCAGAAGTGCTCGAAGTGACTGCGTTCACGGTCGAGTTGCCGCTCCAGAACGTGCTGGAGTTCATCAGCGAGTTGACCGTCGAGTTGCCGATGAAGAGCGTAGTAGCGTTCGTGATCAGTTGGGAAGTGGCGATCGAGAATGTCTCGGACACGCCAGTCGACACTGAGTTCACGGTCGAGTTTCCAGCGGTCATGCCAGTCACGTTCACAGTCATGGTGGCCGTAGAGTTCTGAACTAATGTCGTCGTGGAGTTCGAGATTGAGTTGACTGTGGAGTTGCCAAAGCGAAGGTCTACTGCGCCGAGTGTCGAGTTAGCGCCGACTGCGACTGTTGCTGGTCCAACTTTGATAGTGAGAGTAGAGTTAGCGATAGAGAACGAGGTAGAGTTCTGAACGGTGTTGACCGTCGAGTTACCTATGAACATCCTTGTAGCTTCTACACCGACGTTAGAACCGACGTTGATCTGTGATGGACCCATCGACACTATCAGCGTAGAGTTCTGGACCAAGGTCGTCGTGGAGTTTGAGATCGAGTTGACTGTGGAGTTGCCGAACCTAAGATCTATTGCTCCTAAGATCGAGTTGGCGCCAACTGCAACTGTGGCCGGACCGACATGAACTGCTAGCGTAGAGTTAGCGACCGTGAACGATGTTGTGTTCTGTACAGTGTTGACCGTCGAGTTGCCGACGATCATGGTATTAGACGTCGTCAGGTTGTTAGAGGTCTTGTCGAACACCAGTCCGGCTGATCCTCCCATCGCCCCCGAATCATTGAACTGCACCTGGGTGTTGGAGCCGCCAGGAGTGCTGCCACCGCCTCCGCCAGCGTTGATCTGGATGACGGTCCCGTTAGCCATCTTAGAGTAGAGCTTGCCGTCCCCCGTGTTGATCGCTAACTCGGCGATCTGGAGCGAGCCCGTCGCCGGGACGGTCCCGCCGGTCGTGTTCGATCTGAGGGTGAAGACTGTGTTCGTCATTACTTCTTCTTAGGCGCCTTGCCACTGGCTAGGATCTCTTCGTCCTTCTGACCTATGACTTGGTGAAGCGTCTCGAGCTCTCGAGCGTGATTGTCCGCAGCGTTCTTGTAAGCAACGAGCTCGTGCCCGAGCGCCAGGCAGTCGCTCTTGACTCTGGCGAGTTCTCTCTCGAGGTCTTCTATATTAGTAAATTGCTCGGCCAGTTTTGCGTTACTTTCAGCCGCTAGTTTGTTAGACGTAGAGGTGAGGACGCGCTCTAGTTCGGCTATCTTTTCTGTGGCTATCTCGAGCTGAAGCTCCTGGACCACGCTAGTCGTCCAAGCTTCGTCCAGCTTCTTCTTGATCTTGACGTGGTAGCGGTTGAAGAATTCAGTGTCTTCCATAACGATCTTTCCTGTGTTAGTCGGTTAAAATACTCCGCCGTCCAGCGTGGCGAATGCTGGAACGCCGGAGCCGTTGATCTGGAGAACCGTACCAGTTACTCCAGCTGCGGCTACTGCCAATGCAGAAGTGTTCTGTCCGTAGAGGACGCCGTTGTTGGCGAAGCCCGCGGCACCGGTTCCGCCGTCTGGGACGGTGAGCGTGGTAGTCATCGAGCCGGCAGTGATGTTGACCTTGGTCGAGTTAGCGGTGAACACCTCCGTGACGAAGTTCGCCAGCATGCTCGCCCTGGTGAACGAGGTGTTCGATGTGTCGACGGTGGTTGCTGGTTCAAGGCTGAGACCCTGGAACAGGGTGTAAATGCCGCCGTTCGAGGTGTCCCTGAAAATGCCGCTGTACGAGGTGACCGTCGAGTTGCCGTAGACACCGTAGAGACCGATGTCGATGGTGTTTGAGGTTCCATTGTTGGACGCCAGCTTGATGAGCGAGTCGGTAACAGTGACCGTGGCCACGTTGATCGTCGTAGCCGTGCCGTTGATGGTCAGGTTGCCCGCCATCGTGACGTCGGAGTTGAAGAGTACTGTGCCAGTGTAGGTGTGTGCAGTACCGGTGACGGTAACGTTGGAGGCGATGTTGGTGTTCGTCGAAGTGATCAGGACGTTAGCGCCTGAGAAGGTGGCGTTCGCCGAGGAGTTGAGAGCGGTTCCCGAGAAGGTCACCGATCCAGTGACCGCAGTGTTCGTCGAAGAGATCAGGACGTTGGCGCCGGAGAAGGTGGCGTTGGAAGACACTGCTAGCGTCGTGCCGGCTAAGTTGGTGGTCGTCGACACGACGTTGGTCACGCCAGCTCCGACGCCGACGAGGACGTAGGTAGCTGTGGTGTTGCCCGTGATCTGGAGACCCGTGACGGTCGAGTTGGCTTTATATGCCTGTGTGTTCGACGTCACCGTGAAGGTGGTGTCAGTTATCGCTACGTTGGCAGTGATGTTGTGGGTAGTACCTACGACGTTAGGAACAGAGATGGTGTTAGCCACGGTGAGGGTGTTGGACGTCTTGTCGAACACCAGTCCTGCTGTACCGCCGAACGAGCCGGAGTCGTCGAACTGGACATAAGTGTTCGCGCCAGCAGGAGTACCAGCTGCGGCTGCGACCTTGCCGTCGACGTAGGTCTTGATTCCCCAGGACGGCACAATCTCATTGTTTGAACCGGCGGCAGAAGCGCCGAGCTGCGTGGAGTTGGCCAGGTAGGATATAGAGGTGATGTTCTGGGTAGCTACGCCGTCAGTACCGATGATGAGCAGGCCGGTCTGTAAAGCGTTGACCCATGAGTTAGCGTCAGTGACGATCGACTGGTTAGCCGTGAGGACACCTGGGAAACGCGCTCCGCCGATCGCGATGACGTTGGAGGTGTTGGCCGCGTCTTGACCGATCCAGAGGATGCTGCCGTTCGTGGTGTACGCTTGCTCGCCAAAGTTGGCTGTTGGCGTCCTCGTTACGGTCGATCGCTTGATCTGAATCTGGTTTGCCATTTACTTCCCTAAAAGATTCCGCCGTCGAGGTTGAGCGTTTCTACTATGTATTTATCGGTGGCTTTGTTATAGACTGGAACGTCTCCAGTCTGCGGAGAGACCTCCACGACGTCGCTGAGGCCGTCGAAACTGCCAGCTGTGGGGACTACGATCATGTTAGTGGTGATCGCGACGTCCGACTTGTCGGACGGGGTGAACGAGCCATTGTTGTTCACGACCGTTACGGTGAGGGACTTTCTTGGAACTAGGGTGACCGACTGGTTCATGTTTACCTCGTGACCTCTGGGGTGACCCTGAGCTTTCCCTCTAGGATCCTGGAGACCGTGTTCGAGGACGTGTCAGTGAGCAGCACGTCGTACATGTAGTAGCCGGGATCGAGCATGGCCGTCTGGGAGGCCGGCATCGACAGGGTGACTGACCCGTCGCTCGCCGTCACTACTGTGAACGCGTATGACGTGTTCGAGGCCCAGTGTTTTCTCGCCTGAGCCACTCCAGTAAAGCTGTTCAGGGGCACGGGTATGCCGTTCACGTCTCTCACGATGAACGTGAAAGTGAAGTCCGTAGACTGGTCCATTAACATTGGGGCTGATGAAGACATTGTGACCTATTTAGGAACTGCGTGATCTAGCAGGACTGTAACTCTTTTGTTAAATTAGTCATGAGAGTTTCGTGATTTCAACGTGGGAATAAACTTCATTACGCCCATCGCCTATGGCTACGCCGCCCGCACCACCGTTAATAGTCATATCTAATTCAAACGTCTTGGAAGCGGCGATTGTAAAAACACCCGCGCCAGTGCATGTGAACCCAACATCGTTAGACCCAGAAACGTTGTAATAAACACCCGCACTAACTCTCGGCCCTAAAATTGGGTACGTTGTATCTGTGACATTTTTTATATACGCTCTTGCTATTGATGGCTGACTAACTCCTGAAAACGCAGTCCAGAATGAAATATAGTATGTCCCTGCTGGAAGCGTGAATTGATTAGAAGTAAGGCTTGCCAAGCTGCCGTGATTGTAAGCAAGCGTGTTCAAATTCCTTTGGACGGGTGATGTACCAAATGCGCCCGGCCCTGTCCCGCTGGCTTTTTGATCTTCAATGATGACGTGTGGACCAAGTGACGAAAGTGGCGGCACTAACCAAGTGCCGTCAGCCTTAAGAAATTTCCCAGCAGCAGCGTCTCCGGCTGCCGGTGCGGGCACTAGCCCTTTCGTGCCGCCAGAGCCCGAGTCGCCAACTACGCTGTTAACTAAGGTCGTAAGCGACGTATTAGTTAAACCATCAAACACTCCAGCGTTGTTCCACTGGACGTTAGTGTTAAACCCACCGGGTGCCACGACTGGAGGGAGTGACCACGAACCATTGGCGTTGAGGTACTTAGTGCCCAGTGCCCAGTCAGCGGCCGTTGGAATCGTGAACGTTGCGTTTGACGTTGAATTTGCTAGTTTTAAAGATGTGGAGGTTAAAATCGCGTTGACAGTCGAGTTGCCTATAGCGTAGTTCAGAGTATTCATCGTGGCGGCGACCGTGGAGTTCTGCACCAGCACGCTCGTGGGCACTACCTGAACGTTAGAGGTGCCTGAACCAACGACTGCACTGGTGGTCAATGATGCGGTGTTCGCTACTACGTTAGCGGTGACCGTAGTAGCAGACACTGTGATTGCTGCTATAGTGTTCGCTACTGTCAGTGTGTTGCTGGTCTTCGCGAACGTCAGTCCGCCTGTACCATTCAAGACGCCCCCGTCGTTGAACTGGACCTGTGTGTCCGTACCGCTGACAGGCGCGAGACCGGCCGTCCACGCGTTCTGGGACGCGATAAAAGTTAGGACCGTACCGTTGGCCGGCGTGCTCACGACGTTGGCGTCCGAGTGGTCAGCGAAGGTGATCTTGGTGGCGTAGGTGGAGAAGCCTGCAGCTGAGTTCACCGCGAGGACGCGAACAGTGCTATTGCCCGTCCTCACGATCACGTTGGCGCCATAGCCGAGGTCGACTACGGCCGCGAAGACTGCGTTAGAGGAGACTGCTAGGTTAGCCGTGGAGGTGTTGTTGCCGCCGGAGATAGTCTGGACTCTAGCAGTGTTGACCTCTATTGAACCTATGATAGAAGCGTTGCCCACCGCTGAGTTCGAGTTCACCGTCACGACCACTGTGGACATCGCTCCCGCCAGTTCGTTGGTGCGGGTGCGCCAATATTGCACAGTGTTCGTGTTGGCGGTGTTTGCTACTGCTACTGTCATCTGGGTTCCTGTGACCTATTTATGCCAGCTTCTCGAAGATCTTTTGGAGCAGCGCCTTGATCTCGGTCACTTCCTCCTTGAGCTGGTCGATCTCCCTGAACTTGGCCTTTCTCTTCTTGTACGCCGCGAGGCCGGTGCTGTCCGTGTTCAGGACAGCACCCTTGTTGTGCTTTGACCTCTTTAGCGCCGACTCCTGCACGCTACGCCTGCAAAGATATAGCTCTGACGTCATCCAAGAACGGCACGATGGCCGCGTTGGTAGAGGTCAGGACTATCTTGATCGAGAAGGTCTTGTAGGTCTGGAAGAGAGCCCCGTCGGTCCTCGTGTAAGACAAGATGCCGGTGTTGGCGTCGATGTAGGCCGCAGTCGGGTTAGTATTAGGGGCTGCTGCTGGTATACCGTAGTCGTAGTCGATGTAGTTGGCCGTGTTGGACGTGCTCGAGTAGTTGAAGCTCCCGTTCGGCGACAGTTGGGTCCAAGCTTTCAAGTCAAACGCCTCGCCGTCCTCGGAGTTGAGAACTTTTAGGTAGACCTGAACGTCGGTCCCAGATGGTCTGTAGGCCGAGACTGTGACGTGCATGTCGTCGGACTCCTGCCCGTCAGCAAGGATCACGTTCTGGCACAAGTACTTAGTGGAGGCCCCGCCGTAGCGCGAGTTGGCTTCGCCCGTAGTGTTGGCGTTGATCAGGTTCTCGATGAACAACGTCGTCTTGCGTCTCAGGTCGATGACTGGGGAGACATAAGTGTCGTTCGTGCTGAACGTCACGTAGTGGGTGGACGACTTGGCGCCCCCGAGCTGTGTGAGCTCGTTGGAGTAGCTCTTAGCGAGCCTGGTCGTGTCCCTGAACTCGTACTCAGTGTCGTTGATGGTCTGGAACGCCGCACTGTCGATGGCGTTGGCGTTGGAGGTCCCAGCGAAGGCGAACGCCAGGGTCGTCCTGATCGGTGAGATCACGGAGAACCTCGGGACGACGGCGTGGTAGTTATAGTCGTTGACGCTCGCCACGGTGGCGTTGGCCATGAGAGTGTTGGCGTTGATGAGGCTGGTGTTTCCTGCCGCAGATGGCCTGAAGAACTGGATCTGCTGGCTCGCGGCCCACCCTCCGGTAGAAGAGTCGATGGTCAGCGTTCCGGACGTCTCGTCAACATAATGGACTATGCCGTACGGTTGTGCGGTGTTAGCGCCGAAGAGGGTGTTCGTGGCGTTAGCAGTGTAGCAGAGGTCGCCCGCCTGGAGGGGTGAGCCGTTCGCTCCTCTGATCAGGCCGGAGAAGGTGAGGAACTCGTCGGTCTCGTTGACGAACACCGCTGTGGCAGAGCCTACGTTGAAGTTGGCCCTGTAGAGGTTGAACTTGATGTCCTCGGTCTGGAGCGCTGTCCACGTGTCCATGTTGGCCGAGACGAAGGCGACTCCGGCGTAGGGGTTCTGGTAGATCTGGGATCCGGAGGCCACGTCGTAGCCGCCAGTCTCTCCCAACCAGATCCTATACTCTGGGGAGTCTCCGTCTGGCTTGACCATGAAAGCGTACGTTGAAGCCGCGTTGATGAAGATCGGGTGGTTGAAAACGAAAGTAGTCGCCGCTGACGCGTCATTCGACGAGACCACGTTGGTCGCGTTCATGTAAGCCTTACCCAGGATCTTGGTCGTGTCTGGGTTACCGAGCCTCATCTCGCAGAGGATCAATGTAACGCCAAGCGTGGGGTCGGTCTGCTGGAAGAAGAGGTCGACTTTGCTGACGAACATGCCGGAAGAACCAGACGGTATGATCGAAAAGAACGACTGGGCGATAGGGTCGTTCCAACTGGGATTCATCGTCTTGCTACCGTAACTCGTTTCCTGCGGTCCATTGCCATTGGGAGTTGTCGGTGGAATCTGTGTCGTCGTGGACGCGACAGTCGTGATGGTGTTGGTCGACTGAACCACCGAGACTTCCGGTTCGATAGTGGTCAGGGTTCTTCCCTGCGTGGTGATGGCGATGTTAGACGCCGAGTAGCGCGCGTCTGCGCCGGTCACAGAGGCGTCTGCCCCAGTGACGAGGTCGGCTACGTCTGTAACCCTGAACGTCCTGTCACCCACCCTGAAGGTTGCGTCCGGGATGAGGAAGATTCCCAGGATGGTTCCAGAGGAGTCGGACGTCATCGGAGCTCCAAAGTCTCCAGTCCTGTTGAGGATCTTGTCCTCTCTTCCAGCCTCGACGTTAGTCAGGTTCGAGTAGGCGCCGGCCGCGATGTAGGCGTCGACGTTGACGTTATCAAAGAAGAAGTGCAGCGCAGTGTTAGGCTTTAGGTTGGTAGCAGTGAAAGCCACGAGCCTCGACCTCATGTAAGGCTCGATCGAGACGTCCTGTACGTACGTTCCGAGGTCGTAGGTGTTGGTCATCGTGGTGACGTTGATTTTGCTGGCCGTCTGCTGCGACGTCGTCGTGGTGGTGCTCGTTACAGCGGTTCCACCGCTGCCGCTAGGAGCAGACGTGGTGACGGTGTTAGAAGAGACGGTTCGCCAGTCGCCGTACTGGGTGCCGTATGGAGAGTTTGCGAAGTCTTCCCAGGCCGCAGTCAGGTCGATAGTGGTGTTGATGTTTGGAAGTTCGGTCTCGTCGCGATAGTCGTCGTACGATGGATAGAGGTTTAGCTTGCCAGTCCAGTTCCAGTTCGACTCGGTGCAGTTCCTGTACTTGGAGGCGTAGGGCTGGCTGATGAAGAGCTCGTGCGAGTAAGGGAGCGTGACGTAGTTGCCGGTGTTCTGGGTCGTGCTGCTGTTCGACAAGTAGACGAAGTCGGTCTGATGCCTGGCGAAGTACGGGCGAGCGATACTCTTGGCTTGGTCGATGGAGATCTTGTACTCGAAGTCAGTGACCTTGCCGAACGCGTGAGAGTTGAACGGGTCAGCGAAGATACCGTTCTTGAAGCGGTCGAGCCCATTTGAGTCTGGAACGTTGAAGTTCGCGGCAGCTTGTTCTAGAGCGTTGAGCACCGTGTAGTATTCGATCCTCGTCAGCCTTTGGTCGAGGGACCCGATGTCCTTCATGGTGTAGCGGCGGTTGGTCTTTATGTTCTGCGTGACCTTCAGGTCTGGGCGTCCGACGTCGACAGACTCGCGCTGGGTCAGTGTCGGCCACGGCGTCACGTAGGCCTCGGCGATGACCATGACGTCGTTGTCGGCCTGAGGGGTGACTGGGTTAACTGCAGGTTGGCCCTGCATCACGGCGAGATCGCCGCTCTTGTTCATGACGACCAAGTCGCGCCTCGGAAGGTAATATCTGATGTCCGTCTGGAAGTTAGTGTCTGGCGCAGGCTGGTAGCCGAGCGTCGCGGTGGAGAAGGTGTTGACTGAACCCATGGTCGGGTTGATAGTGGCGGCCGCGTCGGTCGTGGCTGCGACGGCGGTGTTGGCGACTCGCGCCCTGAAGTCGACGCAGTCTCTGAGGTCGTAGAAGGTACCGTCCTGTGAGGTGTACGATGGGATCTCAGACCACAGGATCGTGGTGTTGGAGACGGTGTTGCTGGTCGGGTAGGAGTCGACCGAGAAGAAGCCTATACCGTTAGCGGTGTTGGAACCAAAACGGTTCAGCGCGATGAGCATCTTCGTAGTGCCGCTTATCTGGGAGGCGTACTGTGGGTTGATCGACAGTGTGGAGATGTCGTAGTAGCTGTCTTTCTGGCCAGAGTTGAGGGTAAACCAACTCGAGACGTCCTGGTTAGTGTTGGAGTAGGTCGCTCCAACGTAGACGTTGGAGATCGAGTAGACGTCGATCAGACCGAGAGACCATGGTCCAGCTGACCCTGCAGCGTTGTTCGAGCAGTCGATCTTGACGTAGATGTTCTTCTGGACGTCCTTTCCAGCCGGGTTGGTGTTGTGCTTCAGCACTGGGTACGTCACGCGAACGGTGGAGGTTGCGTTGACCACGCCTCCCAGGTTCAGGAAGGTACTGATGTTCATCGTGGTGTTAGAGGTGATCACCACGTTGGCCGACGTCGAAGTTATGTCGATGTGGCTTCCCTCGAGGTACTGCCTGGCGTAGTTCGCGGACGCGTTGGTGACTGAGAACGCGCTGGTGACGTTCATGAAGGTGGTGTTGACCACCTGGTTGATCAGTCGTGAGTCGGTACCGATCCTGATATACGATCCGGTAATGAACTGGGTAGAGAACGAGGTGGACGTGCCGACGACGTTAGTGGTCGTAGTGTTGACTGACACCGTGCCTGACAAGTTGGCAGTGAAGACGTCAGTGGTCAGGACGACGTCATAGTTCTCTTTGTCTCCTATGCTCGTTATGTTGCCAGAACCGTTGATCCTTTCGGCGCCGCCTGGTCCAGCTGGGTTGATGGTGACCGAGATGAAGCCGTTGACTTGCAGGGTAGCGTTAGCCACGTCCTGGAACACGAACTGTGTCGTCGTCGCCCCGGTGTTGTCAGCCAGCGACTTCACTGCCCTGGTGCCGAGAGGGAAGATCATGGTCCTCAGTGTGGAGTCGACGAGCTGCGCCGCCTGGTAGGTGCTGTTGTTGGCGTAGAAGTTAGAGACGGTGACGACGTCGGCGCGCGCCGCGCCGTAGGTGCCAGACATGTAGATGGACTTGACGCCGGAGCCGAAGGCCTTGCCGGTGTTCATCCTGATGTTCTCGAGGTAGACGATGTACCTTCCCGTAGGTATTCCCTTGGTACCAGTCAAGTACTCGACGGCGCGAACGTTGGCGTAGCCGATGATGTTGCCGGCCCTAGCTCCAGAAGCTTTCGTACCGCTAGTGATCGTCGTCTGGGCAGTGTCGTAGAGAGTCACCTCGGCGTACGTCTTCCAGTCAAAGTGTCCCATCATCTCTGAGACCACGACGTAGTTGCCGTAGTTCGCGGTGACTATCTGTGACTGCGCAGTGGCGCTGGTGATTCCCCTCGGAGCCACGACGTTGGAGGTTCCGATCTTCTCGACCCTGTAGCCCTTGACGTACGCGATGCCGGTAGAGAGCGAGTACGCAAAGAGGTTGGCGTCCACCAGGTTGGAGTTAGCGTTGACTCCCGGGAACGTCTCGATGGAGAACGGCTTGACTACGTAGTCGCCAGCCTCCTCTGAAGTCCTCGTGGCGAACTCGTCCCCGAGCGCGTCATAGGAGGCCGTGGTGTTCTGTTCCGTAGGAGTTGAGCCGTCGAACTCTATAATGGAGAAGAAGTTAGGATTGTTGATGACGTCGGCTTTGAGCTTGACCACTAAGCTCGGCACCAGCTTAAGGCGGTGGGCACCCGGCGCTGAGAAGTTAGGATAGCCTAAGGCGTTGTCAGTCAGCGACGAGTCGACGTCCTCGGTGACGATCGACTCAGCGGTGTCGAAACCTACTCTATAACCGGTCGGGTCCGTGTCGAAGTCCTTGACGACGACTGTCTGGGACGCTACTGTCTCGAAGTAGCCCTTGTGATAGATGATGCCGTCTGATACCGTAACACCGTAAGCGTTGCCAGTAGTGGCCACGTTGTCGATGACCATGATCTTGTCGACGAAGTTACCCTCGTTGAGGACGTCGAGGGTGTTCTGGTTCGAGTTGTAGACCCGCACATACTCGCCGCGCTGGAACTCGGTGTAGACGTTGCCGCTGTAGACGTAGTTGACGTAGAACCTGTTGGAGTTCGGGAAGGTAGCTTCGAAGCCCGTCTTAGATGTCAGGACTACTGCGCGCACGCCAGAGGTGTTACCCACCAGCGTGTAGCTGTCGTCGATGCTGTTAATCTGTAGGGCGTTGTTGGCGAAGAACGAGTTGACCACTGACACGTACTTCATCGGGGTTTGATAGGTCACGTGGATCCCGTCGACGACAGAACCGTTGTCGAAGACGTGGTTCCCGAAGCGCTGGATCTGCTTCTGAATCATGGTCTGGATCTGAGTGAGCTCACGAGCCTGGACCGGGACGCGCGGCCTGAAGAGGATGCGGTAGAAGTCCTTCGACTCGTCGAAGTCGTCAAAGAATGGATTTACGTTCAGGTTTGTGCTGAGATCGCTCACGCTAGGTTCCAATTATGATCTTGATCATTTCTTTGGACACTGTCGTCCTAGTTATGACCTGAAAGTTGTTAAGGTAGAAGACGCTGCCGGTATACTTCTGCAGCTGCGGTGTATTTATTGACGATAGAACGGCTATCGTAGACGACGTGTTGGAGATGATGGCCTCTCCGGGGACGAAAGTTCCGCGCATGTCTCCCATCAGGAATGACGTAGTGTTGGCGAGTATGACGGTTGCAGTCGCTGAGGAAGACTGACCAGTAACGCGCTCTGTAGGAGTCGGTGGAGTCGGCGTGCTGATCGACAGCGTTACGTTAGCAGTGTAGTAGACGGAATAGGCGTTCGCTGTGGCTGGGGAACCGTTGGCCTGGTTTGGACTAGCTATGATCGAGGTTGTCCTGAACGAGACGTTCGCTGGGATAGAGTCAGTGTTGGAAGTCTGGACGACCACCTTGATGACGTGCGCTCCGAGTTCGTTGACAGGGTCGAACCCGTGACCTCCCGGGGGAGCAATCATGGGGGTGACGACGGCCATCGTGTTGGAAGTAAGTAGGCCCGCTGAGAATGCGGCATTAGCCCACGTGTACCCGCTGCCTGAGTTGATCACCGTGACTCCAGTGATGACGCCGAGGGTCGTGTTGACAGTGCTGTACGCTCTGGCCCCGCTACCGTCACCGACGATGGAAACGTACGGTGAGATGTAGTAGCTGGAACCGAACGAGGCGGCGTTAGAACCATCGTTGAGGACGACATAGTTCCCTTGCGTGTTCGACACGTAGGACGAGATCTGGGACAGGAAGCCGGCCCCGTTTCCGGATTGGACGTAGAACGCCGACTGGTCGTAGTAGCTGTTAGTGGACACCGCGTTGGACGAGATCTGCATCACCGTGGGTGAGACTACGCTCTGCACGACACCACTGTGGACCGCTCCCCAGTTGTTGCCGGACTGCTCTACCAGGACGATGTCGATAGTTCCAGGTTGGGCTTGACTGGTGATGGTAGAGTTAGCCACGTACGGGATGTACGTCAGGTCGCCGAATTTGTCGATGGAGGCTTGGTCCGGAGTGAACATATACTTCCAGACGTAGCCATCGGCGCTGGTGAAGGGCACGTTAGCGGTCACTGTGGGCTTGGACGTGCTCGGGACGCCGTTGGCGTTGAAGAGGCACTTGTAGACGTTGCGCTGGTCGGTGATGACGTAGTCGCCCTGCTCTGTCGTTCGATGATCGTAGGAAGTGTAAACTGTGTTCGTCGTCCAAGGGGTGTTGTCTAGCAGGATAGAGACGTCCGTGGGTTGAACCTTCTTGGCATAGATCATCTGCTCCCAGTTCTTATTGTAGGAGTCGACAGAGTCTATAGCAGTTGGAGGATTGAGTTCGTCGGGCCAACCCATGTACTGGGAATAGCACACGTAGTAACCGCCGTTCGCCGTAATGTCGCTGACCAGGTTAAGAAGAAGGGTGCTCCTGGCGTACCTAGTTAGTGTTGATGTCAAGACTGGTCAACCTCTGATAGTGTTGTGTACGCGTTGATGGATCCTCCGGAGAGGATGGCCGTACCAAACAGTTCGGCGCCGGCTGGGTGATAAACTTTCTTGAGGAAAGCTTCGTAGTCTCCCAAGGACCTAGAGGAACCTACGTCATAGGAGTAGTCTTGATAGTAGAAGCTGTCCTGAATGTATTTATCGGCGTTCAAAAACCCGTTCGTAGTGGTCCATTGACCTTGTCCTGACCCGATTGCCGAAAGGTTAACTTTACCCGTGAACGTGATGTCAACACCGCTTTCATCAGTAAACTCCAGTCCCTCGATGCCGTCTACGGTGTAGTAGAAGGTCACTGGCTCTCCGTCAGAGTAACCGAATCCTGAGTCGGAGACTACAGCTCCGTCCATGATGTTGACGCCGGCGATGACTGATGCCGTCGCTACGGCGTCGCTACCGATGTAGCCTCCCAATCCGTCATTGACAAACAACGTCGTGGAGTTCAGTTCTGTAATGATGACGTCCGCGTCAGCGATGTAGCCGGATCCGTTTCCAGCGTTGAGAATGGAGGTGATAGTTCCTCCTTGGAAAGTGTACAGTCCTTCCCAGTCAGAAATGAGGACCAAGTCGTTGATTGTGGACCCTATGCCCTCTGTCAGTAAGACGTCACCAGCCGTGGTGGTCAGCATGGTAGTGTCCTCACCCATGATCTCGAGGTTGTATAGGATAGTACTGTCGGAGAGGCTGTCACCGTCATACGGTGCTATGATTACTGTGTCGTAGACGTAGGATGCTAGGTTAGTTATTCCACTGATAGTAAAGCTTGCGCCAGTGCCGGGAAGGATGTCGAGGTACTCATTGCTCTCGTCCAAGATAAACTCGCCGGTCTCGTCCAGTAGGCCTCCAGCGACGACGTCGACTGTCGAGGTGAGCGTATAGCCGAACCCTCCGAATACTAGAGCGAAGTTTAAGTAGCCGTCTCCGGAAGTGGTGAGGTCGGACGCTCTAGTTTGAAGTCCCAGGCCTAATCCAGAGTCGTCGTAGGCGTTGTAAGGGTCACCGAGAGCCGAGTTGATAGAACCAGAAGTGACTTCGACGCTGGTCACTGATCCTAGGATGATCGGGGCAGTCCCTTTGAAACCGAAGAAGGACAACCCTTCATAGAGATCGAAGTCCCCATCGATGTTCGATAGGTATAACACGTACACTGACTTTCCGCGAACGCTCCTGACGATGTAGTCCTCGACGATCGCGGTCGCTCCCGAGCTCACGCCATAGATGTTCTGGAGGAAGAACGAGGGACTATCCGGGCTGTAAGAGATCTCCATGTATCGCGGGATCGCCCACGTGCCGTCGGAGGGAGCGAGCATGTCCCTCGACGGGATGTAGATCTCGATCTCCTCGCCGTAGAGGAACCTGAAGAGGAGCCTAAGTCCCTCGACTGAACCTTTGGACCTATAAATGTCAAGGATGTGCTTCTGTAGAAACCTCTTGTCGCCAAGGCGCTCGACTGGGATGCCGACCATGTACTTGGAGACGAAGTACTTGACTAGGTCGTCGGTCGTCTCGTCGATGTCCCTGAGCTCGAAGAGTCGACGGGCCTTGTAGTTGGGACCCTGAAGGTCCATCCAGCCGTAGAAGGACTTGACGAATTGTACGAACTGCGGTCCATCAGTGAGGTAGAGGGAGGGAAACTGTTCTGGTACGAACTGGGAAGTCTGCTTGAGGAGGTCCTTAACCATTGATGTCCTCGATGGTGGCAGCAGCGTCGGCTGCGTCCACTGTCAGGAACAGGTTGGCCTTGACAGAAACGTCAGCTTTTTCTGGCTTTCCGTAGATCTTGATGCGGGTGTCGTAGGAGTAGACGTTCGCTGAGATCGTAACGTCCCCTGTGTCGTAGTCGACGGATCCGACGTCGTTCTCGATGACAGTGGTCGTCCCGTCGTTCTTAGTGGTGTAGATGACTAGCGTCCCATCGCCGTCGTCCTTGATGATCGACTGGTAGTTCGCGCCGTTCTTCCTGTAGGTGAACGACGAGGAGTAGACGATGGCGTCGTGGTTGAGCGCGTCAGCGACCCTAGTCTCCTGCAGGAGCTGGTTGCCAAATGAGAACACTATGGACTGGGTGGACCCAGTCAGAGGGCGCCAGCGCTTGATAAGGCTGATCCTCGTGTCGTTGGAGACGATCGACGGGTCGGCGGCGTTGATAGCCTCGCTGAGGCGTGACGTGTGAAAGTTGATCCCGAAGTCGTTGAGCTGGTCGTTCGTGTAGGCCAACGCCGCCTGGAGCGCGAGGACTCGTACCTGCTCGGCCGAGCTAGAAGTGACGGCCGAGTCGAAGATGACATCGCTGTCGACTTTTACGTACATGTACTCGGCGTCGACGATGACTGGCTGCGTGACGATGTTCTTACCCGTGAGGAAGCTTATGATGTCGGACTTCACCTTGTCGCTGATGATCTCGGCGCCGTACGGTTTTACTGAGATGACGACCTTTCCGTACTGCTTGGGAACGATCTCTTCGCCCCCGTAGACGGCCACAGCTTCCAACTGTGAAAACTGTTCGCGCACCAGGTTCTCAAAGTCGGACTTGACGACGGCGCGCTCCTGCGTCGTAAAGTGGCGCGGTGCGTAGAACCTGATCGAGTCGTTAGACTCCTCCTCGGCCCCGCCGTAAGCCCTAGTGACCGTGACGATGTTGCCGACTGCGTAGCCTTCGACCTCAAGGTCTGCAGTGAACTTGAAAGCGCCGTTGGGGGCGGCGCCAGTGGAGTCGCGGTAGTCTACGCGGACCAAGTTTCCCGTAGAGACGGCTTGACCGATGACGCCGTCGCCGAACACGACCTCGTAGCGACCGTCGTAGGCTCCCTGAAGAAAGTAGACTGGGTCAGTGCCCTTGACGCCGTACAGACTGTCAGCTAAGGTGAACACGGTGTTGGTGGAGTCGTTGTTGGATGCCTGGACTATGACTTGGATGCTGGAGGTGTCGACGTTGGCCGACTGAAGGACGTACTTGGACGAGGCGTTCACGACGTAGACTTCTTTGACCTGGCGACCCTCGTAGATGGAGACGTTGGAGGCGGTGAAGTTTCCTAGGGCGTCCGGCGTGACGACGACTTCTACGTCAGTGTTGAAGCCGTACTGCACCTGGTTCCCGCTACTGTCTAGCGTGGTGGTGGTGACCTGGTAAAACTTAGGTATAGTTATCGTGGACGGGTTGAAGCTGCCGGGGTCGATACTGATGTCCACTATAGCCCTGGCCGAGGACTTGGAGCGCGGTAGGTAGTTGAGTTCCTTAGCGTGGGAGAAGAGCGAGTCTTGGAGCTGCGCCGTGTCAACCCACATCTCTGAGCCGACCATGTTCAAGTAGTGGGCGCCAAGGTGAGAGTTCCAGGCGAGCAGATCGAGGAGCACGCTGATGTTGCTTCCTGTGAAGTCGTAGTCTTTGATCACGTCCTGCTGCGACAAGAACGTAGTCATAGCTTGGCGAAGCGCTATGAAGTCCATCTCGGAGACGTTGAGGAATGTCTTGGTAGTGGCCATGTGCTAACGTATCCTGCTTATAATTTGTGTAATTTCTACTGTATCGGGAAGATTGAGAATTGCGAACTTTACTGTAGCTGAATAGGAGTTCATATCAGGATCTACCGTGACGATGACGCTGATGAGCTGAGCTCGGGGCTCGAAGTTCTGGATAGTAGTGACTATCGAGTCCTGGATGAGTTGCGCGGTGACTGGACTGACGTTCTCAAACAGGTACTTCTGGAGACCAGACCCGATGTATGGGCGGAACCTTCGCTCATACGTTCCGGTCAGCATGAGGTTCCTGATCGACCTCTTGACCGCGTCGGCGTTGGTGTCCAGCGCGACGTCGCTCGAGAGCGGGTGCTCGTCAAGGTTGGTCTTGAAGTCTGAGTAACGGGTTCTTACCTTCTGGAGCTCGCCTGCCATCGTCAAGTATTTATTGACACTAGAAAGCTTTTGTGGTAGGGTAAGAGAGTCTATCACAGGAGGATTCTATGGACAGGTTCATTTCAAAGTACGATAAGGACGCTACTTTCATGCTCGCTGCGACTCGCGACTACTTCGATCGCTTGATCGACGACATCAAGGAAGCCCGGGCTCGCAGAGGAGCCGCTCCCGAGAAGAAGGACTGACCCCAGTGAGGTACTCACTCAAGGACGCCCGGATGGGCGACGGCCGCTTCTACTGCGGGCCGACCGTGGTTGCCAGCATCACCGGGGTCCCGGTGGAGAAGGTCACTAAGTGGATGCTCAACAGGGACCGTAGAGATCACGCGCAATGGGTTAAGTCCAGGTTCGGGAGGGTCGATTCCTTTCAACGGAAGCGGATGAGACGAATGAAGATCACATCAACTACTTTCTCAACGCTGAAGGCTTCTATCCTCCACTACATGAAGTACCGCAAGGTCACTTTCGACCACTTCGACTTCTCGCTGCTCTTCAAGCAGGACAAGAAACGGTTTACTGTGGAAGACTGGTTGTCTACTCCTTCGACCATAGGAGGTCCAGTCAAGAAGAAGGTCTACATAGTCCACTGCCCGGGTCACTGGATGGTCTGTTACGATGGGATGTTGAACGACACTCACGTGAAGGGAAAGCCGGTGAAGTATCACCTTCATCCTCTCCGGAACAGAACTATCAAAGGGGCCTATGTCGTCAACATCGAGGCGAAAACATGCTCGTAGAGGTCAAGGCACCTAAAGGAACCTACTGTGGTCCTTTAGTCCTCGCTGCGATGACTGGAGAGGACATCAAGAACGTCGAGGACGAAGTGATCAAGCTTCGCTACCGTCTGTACCCTGACAACGACCGAGCAGACAAGCTGTGTCGCTCAGTGATAGCCAAAGCTGGCGTCAAGACCATGCTCTCTAGCGAGATCATCGAACTGGTCGGGATCAAGACTGGTATGAGGCGGGGTCAGTACACCGACCACGACAAGAGCGTCAGCATCGGTAGTTTCGTGAGGACCGCTCCAAAGAACACCCTCTACCTGATCAACTCAAACTCTCACTTCCTGACTGCCTTCGACGGAAAGATACTGGACACTTACTCGGACGGAAAGCTCGTCGACGCCGCGGACCACCCGTGGGCGGGCGTACCCCTCGAGTTCACGTGGAGCTTCGTTAAAAAAAACTTAGGTTGGAACGTCCCACTCGAGAGCGGTCTGGTCGCCGCGCTGTGTAGAGACCTGGGAAAGTTGCTGTGTGTCAGAAGCCTTCGCGATCTTATTTGACGTGTCGCCGGCTCCTGACTTCTGTGCGTAGGAGATAAGTCCCGCCGCTATCCAGTTCGTGCCGGAACTTCCCCACTTCGTGTTGAAGTGGTCGAAGTTCGTGATGGGGTTGAAGGTCTCGGCCGACCCTCGCTGGGCAGTGTCGGTAGTGTTCTTAGTCTCTTTGCCCTGGGAAGAAGTCCTGGACCCGGTGGCCACGCTCGGCTGCCCCTCCTGCACCGGGAGCTGCGCCCCAGTCGAGTTCCTCTGTAGGCTTTGGTTCGGCGTGTTCTTCATGATCTGGTACGCCGACGCCCACTCGTCATGGGTGAGCGGGGAGGTGGACAGCCCGGAGACGCTCGTGCTCACCGCGGCGGCATAGTTGACCGTAGACTCCATCGAGCTCGGGTTCACAGTGGCGCACTCCTGGAGCAAGCCTGACGGATCACCCACTCCGAAGATGCTCTGGCTGATGTTCTGGAAGATCTTCGCCGGCGTCATCGCCGTGATGTCGTCGCCGAACCCAGACGTCGTGCCGGCGCCGAGGATGGACTTAGTCACGCTGCCGAGAGTCGATCCGCCCATGCTCTTGAGGTAATTTAGTCCAGCGGCGGCCCCTCCTACGTGGTCCCTGTATACCGCGAAACCTTCGGCCTCGCCGAGAAAGCCGAACAGCTCCTTGAGGTCAGTGACTCCTGGGATCTTCTTAACCTTGAGAGGGTTGTTCGCCCTGATAGGAAATGGCAACTGGTCCTGCGTCGTGGTGTCATCCATCTGGGTGACATCCGATAGCGAGCGGTGCGCTGGGTGCGAGGCGGTCGGAAAGTTCCTTGGGTTTGAACTGCTGGCCGGCGGGCAGGTGAGCGCTGACTGGATAGTGCTCAGGACGCTCGGTACGACTGAACTGGCTGACCCGACGCCGGAGGATGTCACGGCCTGCGAGATTGCTGAGATGAACGGGTTTCCGCCTGCGCCGAGCTGGGTGAGGATGCTCGTCGCCATCTGGATCCCGCCGAAAAGGTTAGGGTTCTGCGTGATCATGGTGACGATGCCTGAGTAGTCGTCACCGGGGTTGTACGTGACCCCTGGGTCGAAGGCCGAGGTGTTGGCTCCGACGACGGAGACGTCGACCTCGTCCGTGTTCCTGGAAAGGTTCAAGAACTTTCCGTCAGCCACCACCACGCCGTCGTAACGGGTGGCAATCTTCTTGAGTTGGGACCCAGACTTGGAGACTACGGTGATCGTCTGCGGACTAGTAACTGAGCTGTAGTCGAGGTACATGGCGTCGAACGGGAGTTTGATAGCCATGTCGATCGCCTTCTGGTAGACTGACCCGAACGTGCCGCTTGGAAAAGAGAGCGTGACGGCCTCGCCGAGATGAGCAGTAGTGTCAACGGCGTAGTTGTCCGACTCTACGTACCCGCTCAAGACTTGAAAGCTGAGAGGCGCGTCGGTGTACGCGCTATTGGCGTCGATGAACTCGTTCGTCGAGTTGATCATGGTCAGGACGTTCGTGACGACGTACTCGAGGGCTAGCACGGCGTCCAGCGCCGTCCCGTACGTCGAGTCAGCGAGGACCTGGGGAGTGTTGTTCTGGACGAGAAGGCTCTGCAGGGTATAGCCGTACCCGAGGTCATAATGAGCTGGGTCCGAGAAGTCTCCAGAGGTGAGGGAGACCGGCGTTTCGCTCCTAAGGTCGCTCGGGACCGCCTCGAAGAATCCCGGGTCTACCTGATCGGCGAGGGTGTCCGCGATCAGGACTGGGAGGGCGTTCTCTACAGACCTGAGGAACTTCTGGGCGTCTAGCGATCTTGAGAAGTTCGAGAAGTCGTACGTCCCGGAGTAGCTCTCTCCCGGGTTGTAGTCGGTGACGGGAGCTCTCTGCGTCGTGCTGAGAGCGCCGGTGACGGCGTCGACGTAGAGCTTCTGCGCCACGTCGGTGGAGATCTTCAGGGTTCCCGGGTTCTTCACCGTGGTGATCGGTACTGCTATGAACGCCCACGTCGGGAGCTTGGTGCCGTTGCTCAGGGTGACTACGTCGACGGCAGTCTGCGTGGCTCCGGCCGGAAGAAAAAGTTTGTTAGTCATTTAGTTGCTTCCCCACTGGCGGATTTTACCGTGATTGCCTTCGATGTAGTACGATACGTGTGTGAACGTCGGGTAGCGGCCGACGCCGGCCACGAACGGCAGGTTCTGCAGGACCCAGTCGGCGACGACCCTCGGAGGTACGCCAGTAACCTTGATGTCCGTGGCGCGGCCATAAATGTGGTCTGAGTTGTAAGCGACGCCCGAGGACCTGGACCTGAGCCCATTGTTGTAGGCGAGTGAGCGGTAGCCGCACATGACGTGACAGTTGCCGAAGTGGCTCCTGAGAGCTTCGACGACGTTGACCGCGCAGCCGGAAAGGTTGGTGATCAGTTGGGTCGCCGTGATGGAGCCGTGCGGCGTCGGTTCAATGTCCCTGTCGATCTTGCAGGTAGGGGTAAGGTCGCCAAGGGTGTAGTGGTCCGACAGCTTCTGACCCAAGTCTCTCCACGAGCCGTTTCCGGTCACGAGCGGGGCCTTAGTTCCGGACGGTTTTCCCTGGTCGTTCATGCCAGTGGATACGCTGTTCGAGTCTGTACCATTGCCACCTCCCGGAGCACCGCCAGTACCGGTGCCGGCGGTACTTGTCCCGCTGGAACTAGCGCCGGTTCCGCCGCCTGGGTAGCCCGAGATGTTCGCATTCGCAGCAGACTGACCTCCCACGCTGGTGACGTTGCCGCCGAAGCAGACGTTGTAGACGCCGAGGGCGTTGGAAGCCCTGTTTCCATTGTTGTTCTCCCAAGCCTCTCCGGTGAACGGGTGCTTGTAGCCCTTGAAGACCTCAAAGTTTGCGGCAGCGATGATGGCCGACTCCATGTCGGAGGCGTTGATCATGCCGCCGCCAGAGGTCGACATGGTAGTGCGTGCTTCTTGGTCAAGGAAGCCGATTTGGGCCTCCACGGTGCTCGGGTTGAGACCGTGCGCGGCGGCGTAGTTTCGCATAGCAGTGAGTCGAGCCCCGTTCCATTGAATGAGGCCTCCGGACGAGAGGCCGTTGACGTCGACGTGGTCCGGGACGGTCGGGTTGAGCGAGGACTCGTTGATCATGTTGCCCACGATTGCTGAAGCGCCCTGCTGCGACCATCCCTTGGCGACGAGCATGCCGGCGATGCTGCAGGCGCTCTCTTTGTAGTTCTTGAGAGACGGCGCCGCGTCGACCTGACCGCTGCTCGTGGCAGGGTTGAACGTTGGGCTGGAGGAGCTAGACGCTCCAGAAGAGTTGAGACCGCCTGACGGGGTCTGCCCGCCGCCGCCAGATCCCGACGCTTCGCCTTGCGCGTCCTGCGCCGCGAGGTCGTCGATCTCTCCCATCGTCACCTGCTCGGCGTTAAGGTTGCCTCCGGAGTCTGCGTTATTCGACTCCCTGGTGACGACCTGGGCTGGTGGAGCTTCTACGTCTGACGGGGTGGTGCCGGTAGCCGCAGAAGCCCTGGAGCCTGCAGATCCACCGAGAGGAATAGTCGTGGTGGAGAAGATGCTCGATCCCGCTAGGTCCAGTTCTCCGTCGGCCGTGATCTTAGTCGATGCGCCGATGACAGTAGCTTGACCACCAGCTGACAACTTGGCTGCCCCGGACGCTACGATGTCAACCTCACCGCCGGAGGCAGTAACGTTGACGCCGCTCGCTCCGATGAGCTTCGTGCTTCCTTGAGACTGAACTAGTACGTCCCCGGCACCGACGACCGTGATCTTGCCTTTGGCCGACTGCATGATGTTGCCGCCGGAGACACTCATAGTGTCACCCTCGGCCTGCGCTATTATGTTCTGTGCGTGGGTGTGGTCTGAAGCCATGAGCAGGCTCGACCTGTTTCCCATGCCATAGAAGTAGGTCTCACCTCGGTTAGTGGTAGTAGACGTTCCCTCGGTAACGTCATGGCGGGTCGACCTGACCGCGGTGTTGAGCTTGCCGCCCACGTGCGTGGACATGTCCTTGCCGACGCGCTGGGACATGTTCTTCTTGGCCTGGATGAGGTGGCTACCCTCAGTGACTGTAGTCCTGTTTCCCCTGATCAGCTCGTGCATGTCCGAGGCACCGTTGAGCGTGATCTTACCGGTAGCGTCAACGACCCAGTCGCCCTTTACGGACATCTTCAACGAGCCTCCGACCGACATGTGTAAGTCTCCCTGGACTCCGATGAACTTGTCCCCAATGACGACCTCGTGGTTGTCCTTCTTCACGTAGAAGTGTCCGGAACCGTCGGCCCTGATCTGCAGCATCGACCCGGAGGAGTGCATGATCTCCACCTTCTCTCGCCCGCCAGTGTCGTCGAGCAGGATGTGGTGACCGCCCTCGGTAGACCTGACGACGTGCGCCTGCCCGTACTCCCCGCCGTGAGAGCTAACCGGGACGCTCCACGTGTTGGGAACTGCTCGTGCTTCGAGGGTGTCCGACATGCGGGCCTTGAAGAAGTTCCAGAGCGATGACTCTTCTATCTTGGCTAGGTACTGCTGGAGAGGACCGCCTTGCGCGGCCCCGATGGACGAGTCGCCGGAACCGGTCGTGAGGGCGTTGCCCCTGGCGAAGGCCGGGACGTCCGACTGCTGCTTGGAGGCGTATGATGGGCGAGGGTGCGACGGTCCTCCCTGGAAGCCGCGCTTGTTGCCCGTGTAGTTGGGTTGGTTCTGCGTAGCCTCGTCCGTAGACGTGGTACTAGCACCGCTTGACGTCACCTGAGTGACTGCTGACAGAAGGGCCGCGCCGACTGTGCCGGTCGCTGTGCCGGTGATCTGCTTGTCGCCGCCGGTTGTCGTGTTGACGTTGTTCGGCCAAAGCGCTTTGGCCCATTCGGAGACGTTGAAACCTGGTGATCCAGTGGCGGCGATCTCGTTAGCGCCGGAGATCACAGCTTTCGGGAACTTGCGAATGAAGGCACCGATGAGCTTGTCGAGCGTGGCCAACTGGACCGGGTAAAACTTAGACGTGAGAGTCCCGGACTCCCCGCCCTCGGAGTCTTGTCCGCCGATGAGGGTGATGCCAATGTTCTGCATCGACGTGCCGCCGACCGTAGGAGTGTTCATGCCTGCGGTGTGGTCCCCAGTAGCAGTGAGTGGCTTGATCTGGAGTATCTGCCCAGTCTGGTCGATGGCGAGGTGACCACCGGCCGGGTTCGACGTGGCACCTGGATTGCTGGCGCTGTTGAGAGCGGCTAGAGTGTAGCGGGCGGTCTTTGGTGTACCGGTCGAGTGAACGGTGATCATGCCAGTGTTGTCCGGAGCGGATCCCGCCAGTTGCTCGTAGTCGGTCTTGACGTCGACTGTGACGTTGTTGGAGTTGACCTCGCTGCCTGGTGCTGCAGTAGTACCAAACGAGGCGGACGAGAGTGGTGATCCGCCGATGCCGTCGGGTATTCCTGTGGCTCCTCCAGAAGAGAAGATGCCGAGTAGGACTTGGGGAAGCTGGAGCGCGGCGGCTCCGAGACCCGGGACCGCGGCGGCTGCAGCTACTGTAGCAGTCTTGATCGAGTCGGCGGTCGCCGCGTCGATCACGGATGACAGGGCCGGGACACTCTGGCCAGTCGGTCCCAGACCCATGACTTGCGTGAGAGTCTGTACGGCGTCGTCGTTCTTGAAAAGGTTTGCGAGGGAGAGCATGGAGCCGATAGTGGTACCGAACTTAGTAGCCTCACCCAGGCCTCCGGCAACGCTGGATTTGATGGTCTGGAAGGCCGCTGAGAGGCCTCCGGGGGCCGTGGAGGATATTCCTAGTCCCGAGTTTAGGTATTCACCCTGGAGG